GAAGTATTAATTTTTATCATTCATTTAATTATTTTGATGATGAATATTTAAAAATAGATAATAATTGGGATTTTATGATTCGCACTCACGAATATCACAGATATTTGATTATAGATAATTATGGTAATGTACGAGACTTTTATCAGCTTACTAAGAAATATAAGAAGAAATATTATCGTACGTATCATAAACATCATGGTTGGAATATTCATTGGGCTTCAACAGTGCCGGATCAGCGTAAAAGTATTACACCAGAAGAGATTGTAGAAGTAAGAAATGAATATGGTATTACTCTCAAACCTATAAAACCAAAAAGAAAAACAGATTCATGGGATCATGTGAGAGGATTAAAAGTGTCTGGTTGGAAGATGCAGAGTAAGAGAAGAAAACAATGGAAACCAATGGAGGGCATTTAAAATGATTAATAGTTTTACTGGAGATTATTACTTTTTAAGTAACTTTTATATGGCACCGGTAAGTTACAACGGATGGGACTATACAAATAATGAAGCAGCTTTTCAAGCGCAGAAAACAAAGAATCGTAGACTAAGATTCCAGTTATTTTCTAAAGCTAGCCCATCAGAGGCAAAGGCAGCAGGTAGAAAGATTGATTTGAGATCAGATTGGGAAGAAGTGAAAGATAAAGTAATGTATGAAATCGTACTGGCTAAATTCACTCAGAATCCAGATCTTAAAGAAAAGTTACTTGCCACAGGGGATGAACATTTGGAAGAAGGAAATACATGGGGAGATACAACTTGGGGAACTGTTAATGGTATTGGAGAAAACAGGCTTGGTAGAATTCTTATGAAAGTAAGAAAGGAACTGCAGGAGGAATCAAAGTGAAAAAAGCAGCTACTATATTAATTCTTCTGCTTATCAGTGTATTTATGTTGACTGGATGCGCTAAATGTATTGATAAGAAAGAAGAAAGTGTAAAAGTCAAAATTGTTAATGAATACTATAAGCCGAAAGAAACCCGTTTTACAGGCATGGTTAATCATGTTCCGCAATTTCGAACTGATTATGCCGAGTATGAAATTACGGTAGACTATAACGGAGTGGAATATTCACTTAGTGATGAAAGTACATATCGTAAATATCATGGAAGAATAGGACAAACAGTGTCTGCCGTATTGATTACAAAGACATATGATAATGGCAATGTTAAACAATATATTAATTGTTTAGGAGGATTATAAGATGAAATATTACAATGGATATTTTAAAGAACTCAAGAATGAAATTGTACAGTGGATCAGAGACTGGTTCGATCAGAATGGTCCCGGCTGCAATGCAATTGTAGGAATCTCTGGTGGAAAAGATTCTTCTGTAGTAGCAGCGCTTTGTGTAGAAGCTCTTGGAAAAGATCGTGTAATTGGTGTACTGATGCCACAGGGTCAGCAGAAAGATATTTATGCTGCGTACAAGCTTTGTGAATTTCTTGATATTAAATCATACGAAATCAATATTGGCGACACAGTTCGAAGTGTATTGTCAAGACTCGAAAACTCAGGAATCGAGATCAGCGAACAGACAAAAATAAATCTTCCAGCACGTATTAGAATGTCTACATTATATGCTGTCTCTCAGTCTTGTAATGGAAGAGTAGCAAATACATGTAATCTTTCAGAATCATATGTCGGTTATGAAACCAGGTATGGTGATTCGGCAGGTGATTTTAGTCCGTTAGGAAAATTAACTGTATATGAAGTTAAAAAACTTGGATATGAATTATGGCTTCCTACAGAACTTATTGAAAAGATTCCGATTGATGGATTATGTGGAAATACAGATGAGGACAATTTAGGATTTCCATATACAGTTCTGGACAGATATCTTCGTACAGGAGAGATTGACGATCTGAATGTAAAAGCTAAGATTGATTTAATGCATAAACGATGTCTCTTCAAATCAGAGAAGATTCCGGTATTTAATCCTGAATTAAAAGTGGAGGCAGCATAATGGAGAACATATTTATATCATTCTTGTTAATCGAAATTCTTTTCACAACAATTTTAATAATTAATTGTGCAATGGATGAATTATTACCAATAGGAGAATATAAAACGTGGCTCCAAAATAGAAACTGGTTCGGTAAGATATATATATTTATTACAATTATATTTACTATTCCTGCAGCAATTATTGTATATATCGCTTTTTTCATTGTGTTCTTAGTAACATTTATTTATACACTTGGAATTAAAGAGGAGAAGAAATAACATGAAGCCATATGATGTTGGGCTTGTTTGTGGGCGTTTTCAAACGTTCCACAAAGGCCATGAAAAACTTATTGATACAGGTTTATTGCTTTGTGACCGGATGCTTATTCTCGTCGGTAGCGCTCAAGAATGCGGGACAGAACGCAATCCTTTGAATGTCAATACTAGAATCAAGATGATACGTGAAGTATATGGTGATAATCCAAACATTATGATTTATGCATTATCAGACCTTACTGATGAAAATGATATTACTCCAGATTGGGGTAGATATCTTCTTCAAAATGCAGATCGGTATATTTATAAAAATCCAGATGTAATGATTTATGGTAATGATGATAGCCGGAGTGGATGGTTCGACAAGAAAGATTTAAAGAATACAACCGAATTAATCATTAATCGTGAAGAATTACCCATCTCTGGAACCATGTTGAGAGCACTTATGATACAGGATAAACGGCGAGAATGGATGACTTTTGTTAATCCTAAACTACATAAAATGTATGATGAAATTCGTAGTGAACTTATAGAAAGCATAAAGGAGGATTAATATATGGAATTTGCAAAAGCAGCAGCATGGATTTCAACTGCATTAGCAGTAATAATAGGCATGAAAATTACAGAATCGCCATGGTGCCTATGGGCGTTTTTGTTACCTTTATTAATGAGTTAAGATAATATGAGGAATAAGGTTAAATGGCAAAATATCTAATGAAATATAAAGGTACTTACAGACTAAAAGCTGCAATAGATCAAAGTACCAATGATTATCCCAGAGATGATTCTGGAGGAATAGATTCAAGCTTTGATGATATTTATATTAAGTGTTATGGTGGTGCTCAAATATATCATTATGGGTTTTCTACTCTTGTAGCTTACATTCCATCTATAGGCAGAGGGCATAATATTTTAAAAGCTATAGCTAATGATATTGGATTACCGGAATATGAAACTTATGAAGAATTATATAAGGCACTTGAAGATGAAGGAACTGTACGAAGTATCATGGAAAACGACAAAGAAATAGAGTTTAAGTTCCATGCTCGCAAGTTAGAATACATAGCACTTTTTCTTAAACCTGCGATTGCAGGAGCTGATATTAGTCCTTTCTCGACTAAGAACTTACCCAAGTGTAATTACCCTATTCCTGATGAAGATTTGGCAGAATACAACGCTATTTTGGATTCTATGGACAGTAAGGATTACTTGTTAGTCTCTAGGGTAACCGATGCTTTTTTGACCAATAAACTTCAAAAAAGTAAGCAGTATAGGACAATTGATTTGAAAAAAGATATGAAGAAAAAATGTTTAAAAACTAAAGAATATATCCATTCATTAGGCGAATGGAATGAATATATTGAATATTTAAAAAAGGAGATTTGTAAATGCGGATCGAAAGATTAACTTACGTTACTGAAAATGGAGATATTTTGTTTCATCCAGACGGTTATCCATCTGATAAAGGACTTACAATTAAGCAACTTGCAAAAAACAAAAGATGGAAAATTCTTAATAAAATTGCTCATCAGTTAGTAAATTATGAACAATCTGACCATACTAAACAATCAATAAAATTAAGTAACGATATAATACTTTATTATATTGATTTTAGATGGTCAAAATGTCATAAAGGGATAGAACACGATGGATATAGTGATGAATGTAACCATTGTAACGACTATGGATGTAGTAGTAAGAAAGAATACTATATAGACACAATTAACCTTATTAGTCACTTGGATTATATTTCTAAAAAGGATATTGGTAAAAAATACTTTTTTACGTATGAAGAAGCACAAGCTAAACTAAAAGAATTGCAAAATGCCCATTTAATATAAAGTTATACTCAGATAATATATGTATTAAATTACATACACAAAGGAGATTAATAATATGGCAAAAAGAATATCAAGATTTGAGAAAGTTACATACAGACAGTTTGAAAAAGATTGGATTGATGCATTTAATGTTTCTGAATTAAATATGTCAACCAGACGAAATATTAAGGATATTTATGATGCAATTACGTTACCTAAAAGAGCAACAAAAGGCAGCGCAGGATACGACTTTGTAAGTCCGTTAACATTTATATTAGATCCTGGTAAAACTATTAAAATTCCTACAGGGATCAGATGTGAAATGAACATAGATTGGGTCCTAATGTTATATCCTAGAAGTGGATTAGGATTCAAATATGGGTTAAATCTTATGAATCAAACAGGTATTGTGGATTCAGATTTTTATTACAGTGATAACGAAGGACATATCTTTGTTAAATTGAAAAATAATGGCGATAAAGAATGTACAATTAGAGGAGGTGACAATGTTGTACAGGGAGTATTTTTAGAATATGGTATTACTATTGATGATGAAGCAACAGGCATAAGAAATGGTGGATTTGGAAGTACAACAGAGAATAAGTAGGAGGGTTTTATGTGGATCAGAAGTCAAAATCAAGAAGATTATTTAGATGCATCTGGAAAGACATTTTCTATATATAATGGAAATCAGATTCGTATGAAATATGCAAATAGTTCTGTATTGCTTGGAGAATATTCTTCTTCTAAAAAAGCACATAATGTATTGAATAAACTAAGAAAACAAAATGATAAATGGCATTCTATGAATGTATTTTATTCAGGCAATAATACGGTTTTATCTATTTCATCTACGAATAATGTACTTGCTACACTAGAAGAAACCAATACATTTGAAATGCCACAAGATGAGGACGAATAACATATGCTTACAACAGACAGAGAAAAAGCTATATGCGAAAAATATAGCGCATATGATAAAAATAATCGTGTCCATTGTGATGAGTGTTCACTTATTAAAGGAGATCCTACTCAACATGACTTCCGGTGCAAAGCGAATAGTCATTATAATAGACACACTCGTGAATGGGAATATGATGATTAAAAGTAAAAAAAAGAGGTACTCCGTATATGGTTAGTGCCTCTTTAAAGAAAAATGTGTATGGTTATATGTATGAATGCTATACATCAAATACAACCATGTATAGTATATCATTTTATTTGATAAAAAGAAAGGATAACTATGAAAATTCGACTAAATAATTCAGCAGATGCTACGGCTGTTGTATCTATTGCAAATAAGTTTAAAGATTGCGATATTGATGGAAAATTTGGAAGATATATTATAGATCTTAAATCTATTTTAGGAGTGTTATCATTTGAACTTCCAAAAACAATTGAAGTAGTAATTCAGAGTGACAATACTAAATTAATAGAAGATCTGGAGCATCAACTTGGATTTTGGAAAGTAGAAGATGATGATCGCATTATCTGAGAAGTATGCTCTAACTATAGATGAGGCTGCTCAATACTTTAATATAGGAAAGAATAAGCTACGTGAGCTTGTTAAAGAACCGGGATGTACTTTTGTCATGTACTCCGGTAACAGGTGTCTGATAAAAAGACAGAAGTTTGAAAAATATTTAGATAGCATTGTCTATTTATAATTGAAAGAAGTCCGTATGTATGATATGATTAATGTAGAAAATTGCCTCATTGTACATACGGACTTTTTGAAAGGATGATGTATAATGGGAAAAGATTTAAAAGGTAAAGAACTCGGAAAGGGCATTTCACAGAGAAAGGACGGTAGATATCAAGCCCGATTTACAGATAGGTTCGGGAAACGCAGATGTGTGTACGGCATAACTCTAAAAGAAGTTAAAAATGCATTAATGAGTGAAGTTGTAGATGATTACAGCAAAAATAATGTAGTAGATCCCAATATGACTCTGAATCAATGGTATGAAAAATGGATGAGGGTGTATAAAGAACCTGTTTTGAAACCGACAACTCTACGCCACTATAAACAAACATACGAAAGCATTATAAAGCCTGTTTTAGGAAACATGCCAATTAATTCAATAACTAAATTAGTAGCAGTTGATTTTTTTAATGATTTGATGCAAAAGCATACGACCTATACAATTAATAACTATAGAAGTATGCTGCATGATATATTCGAATGCGCTATTGAAAATAACATGTGTCAAAAAAATCCTATACATAATATAAAAATCAATGGTATAGAGTCAAAAAAAATTGTTACATTATCAATTGCTGATCAACGTGATTTTTTTAAAGCTGCTCAAAAAAGTTTTCATTATAATGCATATGTAGTGGCTATAAATACAGGTCTTCGATCTGGAGAATTAAGAGCACTCAATATAGATGATATTGACTTAGAGAATAATATTATATACGTCCATAAAACATTAAATTATTATAACAAAGATGGAACACGTATATTTACTTTGAGCACACCTAAAACTAAGTCAAGCATTAGAAAAGTGCCGATAAATTCAATTTGTAAAGCAGCTTTAAAAAATCAAATAGAAATGTTGAATACCTTACCACGACCTAATTATGATACAGATGTATTTGGAACATTGATATTTGTAACTAGAACTAACACTCCTATGAGTAACGAGATATGGCGCAGAAGCATGAGAACTGTAGTTAATCGAGTTAATAAAACAAGATTAAAAAACGAACAAGAATTAATACCATTTTTCAGTTCACATACTTTCAGACACACATTTGCCACACGTTGCTTTGAGGCCGGTATTCCGACCAAAACAGTTCAGACATATCTTGGACATTCTTGTTTGCAAACAACAATGGATACATATATAGCCGTATTAGAAGATCAGAAATTTAGAGATATGGAACTACTAGAAGAAGTAATGGAAAAAATAGGTTGAGACTTAAATGGTGTAAAAATGGTGTAATTTTAAAATTTAAAATGAAATTACATGTAAATATAAGGATATACACGAATTGTATTGACATTTTTGTGAAATAACAATACGACCATAAAGATGTAATGATAGAGCCATTTTTCAACACTATTTCGCAGATTTAAAGGATTAACATTCACGTATCATGTTATATCTTCACGTAACTTAACACAAAAATGGTGTACAAATGGTGTCAAAACTGAACAGTACAATGAGACAATTTTCCTAAAATAACTACCAGAGAAGGTAGATGAAACAATGTTAACGCTCCGGTAATATCTTGTACCTTTTATAATTTTATGATATGATTATTTATAATTATGTCAGGAGGTACTTTAAATGAGAGGTAAAAGACGAGTAGTAGAATTGACAACTGAAGAAGTTAAAGCGCAGATTGCATCAACAGAAGAACAAATTACTAAGCTTACTGACGAACTTAAGACTCTTAGATTGCAGAAGAAAAATCTTATGAAAGACTTAGCAGTAGCAGAGAAGAAAGAAGCAGCCGCAAAAGAAGAACAATCTATGAAAAATCTTGCCAAATTACTTCGAGAAAAAGGACTTTCTGTAGAAGACGTTCGGAATATGCTTGATAAAGAATCAAAGTAAAAAAATGGGTAGCCAAGCATAATGCCTGACTACCCATAAATTATAGTACACTGTCTTTTGTATATCTGACTTCCAGAGATTCAATATCCGGAAGTAATTTCTCATGATAAATATCATTTCCACCGGCCTTTTCATAAAGCTTTCCCATCTCTAGGAATGTCTTTAATCCATCCGGTGTGATGTATCCTTGTGCCATAAAGTCTCTATGCATTCTCCAGAGAGAACTTCTAAATGATGCTACAGTACACTCATCTTGATTAGTTATAAAATTCTGCATCAAAGTCGTAAGATCAGTAAGCTGTGTGCTTAGAGTATTTTGATTTGTTCTCAGATCATCTCTGATATTAATGGACTGATCATGATAATTATGCTGAGACTGCTCAAAATCAGCAATTTTCTGTTCCATATCAGCTAACTTCTGCTCTAAAGCTTTCTTCTGTAGAGATGCTTTTGTTTCAAGTCCGAGCACATCAAGAAGTTTATCCCATCCAGCTCTTAGAGCTATGACGAGTGCGGCACAAAGAAGTATAGATATAATTACATTTACTTCACCAAATTCATGGATTTTCTGTATCTGTTCAATACCCATGATGTACCTCCTTATGCCTTAACAATATACTTGGCTGATACATAACCAATATATTCCTTTTTAGTGATTGATACTTTGTACCATCTGTCACCTTTAGTATCTTTTGTAACTCCAAGGACATTAACAAGATTGTCTTTATTTAACTGCGGATACTCTGGAAGTAATGGATGCTCAGTACCAGCTTTCTTACGAACATTCAATTTATTTGCTGTTACTTTTCCTACAAATGGATATTTCTTTGTAGTTGTTGCAGCAGGAGTATTAGGATTTTTAATGTTAGATTTCTCTACATAACCAACATATTTTGCAGCAATACGTACCTGATATCTTGTGCCAGATTCACCGATAATGTCTACAAGATTGCCTGCATTAAGTTTAGGATATGTACTTAGCTTAGATGCTCCTGTAGCGCCTGAAAACACATCTGTGTCATCAGTTGTACAAGAACCCACCCATGATGTATAGGATGGTTGTACGGGCGCAGGAGATGGCGTAGAAGAGGCATTAGATGTCAGGATAGATTTGACAATAGAATAATCTGGACGACAAAATTTAGTGCCTGGAAGATTAGAATTGTAATAAGATTTAGCAAAGACTCCACCGCCATTTGGAACAACAGTAGAACCGGCAGAAGTGTTACCTTCAATAGTATAGAATTTATCACCTTCAACTTTTGTGACAATTCCTGTATGTGCAAAAGTACCGTTACGATAGAAGATTACAATGTCTCCTCGCTGTGGATTTGCATACTTTGTGAAGAGATTTCCAAGAGTAGGACAGTATACATAAGGCCAATGTTTAAGGAGTTTTTTAGCTACATCAAGACCGAATGTTTCCATCATACACCAGCTCACAAATGCAGCGCACCAAGCCTGTGCCTGATACTGAGGATATACGTCTCTCCAGTATTTAGTGTAGTTATTGTAACCTGCATTTGCAGTTTTATTATCAAGTTGAGAATTAGATTTTTTCTCAAGATAACCAACCTCTGCCTCAGCAGTAGCAATAAGAGCATCAATTGCTTTTTCTTTGTTCATAGTATCACTTCCTTGTGTAGTTGTTGGTTTGTGAGAGTCTGTAGAAATAGTAGAAGATTTAGAATAGTCTTTATAGAATACACTTCGATCGGTTTTTGTTGGAATACCAGGAATGGTCGCCTTACTAGAGTATTGCCATCCAATAACACCAGTAGAAGCAGGAACTCTTAATCTTTCCTGTAATTCACCGGTATCATTATTAGGATATCGGGCAACCCAGCAATCGTACTTTTTCGCACCCTCTGGTAACTGGTTCTGATACCAAGAATAACCACAGTAAATACCAAATTTATATCCAGCTTTGACAATAATAGCTCTAAATGCTTCAATCATTTTCATCATTAAACTGTTAGATAAATTCTCCTGACATTTATCTTCTATATCAAGAAATACTGGATAATCCAGTTTCCTTTTATTCATTGTTTTAATAACTACATTTGCTTCATCTTTAATCTGAGCAATAGTAGTAGCATAGCTGTACTTATAAACTCCAACAGGAATTTGATTCTCAATACAGCCTTTATAATTAGGCTCAAATGTGCTATCAACAATATTTCCTTGTTCTGTGATTCGTAGGATAGCAAAGCCCATGCCATAATTAGCAACAGTTTTCCAGTCGATGTTTCCATTCCATCTGGAAACATCAATTCCTTTAATTTCTGCCATAATATCAAGCCTCCTTTTAGTCAATAAAAAAAGAGAGGCTTTTAATCCTCTCTTTCAAGTTCTTTCAACATATTAAGTTCTGATTCAGAAATAATCTCAAGTGCCCATTCATCTGGCACATAGTTTTTCATTCGTTTATTCATATTATTTTTTCTATAATACTTATTCCAGAAATACAGGTTCCCAAGAGCACGAGCTTTATGCATAACACATATATAAGTAGCTTTTGAGTCAGGAGTACCATTCACTTGATAATCATAACCAGAACAATTAGAACATCCTGCAGCTATAGGACAATAGAAACATTCATCTGTACTCTGTGTCCTTCTATCTATTTTTGCCATACAATTAATTCTGCATTTATAACATTCTGTGCATCCTATACCATTATCTACATCACCAATAGAGTACGGTTCTTGCTCTCCATTAAGAGAAGATTCCATGTATCTGATACATGGAAATATGCGACCTTGAGGATCGCAAGCAATCATTGAATTACCAACGCCTCCACACCAACTTTGTAAATCATCAGGATCTTTAGGCTGAAAGAAGTCTTCATTATAAAGGGAACAGAAGAAATCACGTTCAAAATCAAAATTCTGTTCCAAGAAATAATCAGATATACGTTTCATTTGATCATAAAGAACAGTTGCATGTACAGGTGTCCAACCCTTTTCATATACACAGTTAGCATTAATTTCATCATATCCAAGATCGACCATATGCTTAATAGCATCGTATAGAAAGCTGATATTACCTGGAGCAATTGTGATCTTGCTTCCCATATGATTTCCACGTTTCATCCAATCAGACGCAGCATCGACAGCTATGTCATAACTTGGACTGCCATCTGGGAATACTCGACAGGAATCATGTAATTCTTTATTCCCATCAATAGTAACTGAGAAAGATAATCTATTGGCCCATTTACGAAGAAATGCTTGTACTTTTTCGTCCCTGTATAAAACACCATTTGAACAAATAGAGAACATAGTTTTCATGGCCCAAGGATGATCCAACTCTATGAGTTTATCCATAATATAAGTACAGATTTGATCTATAAGCTCTATCTCAAGAAAAGGTTCTCCTCCAATGAAATCTACAACCAATCCAGGAGATTTCTCTGGATTGATATAAGATTTAAAACCTTTTTCACCTGATACAACTAAATCAAAGAATTTCTTAGCTGTTTCAAACGACATTCGATTTTTTCCTTTGTGTCCTTGGTAACAATATAGACATGCAAGGTTGCAATCATCAGTTACTTGAAAAGTGATACTCTGTGTTAATATTCTTTGTCCGTCATCGGTTTTTACTTTCTTAGATGGATAAAGTCTAGCTATCTGGTCCGAATATTGTTCTGTCCTTTTCATGCTATTCCCTCTAATTCTGGAATCTCACAATTACATTTAATAGTAATAGTCATTTCATCAGAATTATTTGGAATAATCCAACTATACTGATGACCTTCGAGGTATTCTGGGATGTATTCCTTTTCCATCTCATTTGCAAGAGCAGCATACTTTCTCTGTAATTCTGCACCACGTTTATTGTAAGACATAAGAGTATCTCCATTGATGAGTTCTAAATCGCTTGGATGTGATTCAATAACTCTCTGTACAATGTCTTTTATGAAGTTTAATTCAAAATTAACTCTTTCAAGTTCTGTAGCTTTCTCTTTATCAATTCTTACGATTATTTTTCTCATATCCTTATATTCCTTTCATTCTTAATTATTTATCAGAAGCTGTTTCCGTTTTTTCTTTAGTTTCTTCTTTAGTTTTTTCTGTTGTTGTTCCGGTGGTCTCAGTAGGAGCTATGGTTTTATCTGTAGCTAATGAGATATTAATAACACTTCTTTCATTGGAGATTTCTTCTGAAATACTTTCAATTTTCATTCCAGTATAATCTTTTTGGGTATTCCCATAAATAATTTTAAAACCTGTTCTATTTTCATCAGTAATCATATCCTTAATAGTGTTTAAAGATTTATCAGAATTGAAGATAGAAATAGTAGCTACAATATTTTTGTTCATATCATTTCCCAACCCATCTTTATATCCTTCATATGAATATGTATCGTTAGCACGAGTAATAACTAATTCTTGTCCGTCTTTAAAAATAAGTTTCATAACAATTCCTCCTCGTAATTTAAATATGGACCAAAGTGTTATACTTTGATCCATGAACCGTTTTGTTTTACAAATATTTTTCCTGATTTACGGGTGATTCGACAGAAACCATTTCCGGTATGGCCTGTTTCATTTGTTCCATTAGGTGATTTAAATGATTGATTTCCTGCTATAGTTTGCGCATCGGTAAGGTAGTAAGAAGAATTTACATAATTACCACTTGGATAATTAGCAGCAGTAGCTGAAGTGTAAACATATCCTGAACCTCCGCCATTATAGCCTTGGTAGTTAGTGCTGTCACTATAATTAGAACATGCACCACCGCCATACCATCCACCTCCACCACCACCGGAACCATAATTATAATTAGTTCCAGAAGTTGTTGCAGAACCACCTTGACCAAATGAACCATTTGTACCTGCAGCAGTTTGTGTAGCTCCATATCCAGAAGCAGAAGAACCACCAGTAGTTCCACCGCCATATTTTGTTGTAAGCGAATTTTCTGATGATGAACCTCCACCGCCACCAGCGACAATAACTCTAGCATAAAGATCATTTTTTCCTATACGAACATCGGTTGCACCGCCGCCACCTTGTCCATAACTACTATAATTATAAGTTCTTGAACAACCTTTTCCTCCTCCGTTAAATCCACCAGGTGTTTCACCTGTTGAAGTTGTAGCTTCTGGTTGTCCACCAACATAAATATATAAATCCGTAGAATTTTTAGTTAGAGTTATGGTTCCGACAGAATACCCTCCAGCGCCACCATAATAACTACTATATGAACCGCCTTGAGCACCCCAACACTCTATAATATATTGTCCTCTTGGAAGTGATATAGCTTGAGCTGTTCCTGTATAAGCAAAATCCATTACAGCATTAGCGCCAGCATCATAAATTTTATTGTTCATCCTTACAAATACTGGAGCTGCTTTTTTTATTTCATTGTTCATTTTACAATGTAGAGTTTTCTTTTTAACATAACAGGTGATCCTACAATAGCCATTATCAGAATGACCTGTTTCTGTAGAGCCAGAAGGAGATTTAAAAGATTCATTGCCAGATAAATTAGAAGCATCAGAAAGATAGTAAGATGAATTTAGAAGACAGCCTTGAGGATAGTTAGAAGCAGAAGAGGAAGTATAAACGTAACCTGAACCACCTCCGCCACCGCCATCATCATCTCCAGAACCATCAGGATAAGTACCTTGTCCACCGTACCATCCTCCGCCACCGGCTCCACCGTAACCTGAAGCGTAATAACATCCAAAACCACCGAAACCAAAACCAGCAGCACAATTAGAAGAAGAGTTTGTGGTGCCTTGTGAATTAATAGCACTTAAAGATGAATATGAAGCAGTTTGAGATCCACCATATCCATATGAACCACATCCAAAATTTCCCCTAGTACCAGATACACCACCTGCATACCCACCACTATAACTAGGACTACCATCAGAACCACCGCCACCTGCAACGATAACACGGGCGTATAAAGAAGCACTTCCAATACGAATATCAGTAGCGCCACCACCACCTTTATAATTGTATCTATATCCACCACCATTGAAACCTCCGGGATAGATTGAATTTGATGCTGATGTAACAGAATTTCCAGATCCACCGACATATATGTATATAGTAGTTTTTTGAGTCAATGTTAAAGTTCCTGTAGAATAGCCACCTTTTCCACCATAACTAGAATTAGAACGATAACCTCCCTGTGCTCCCCAACATTCAAGAACATATTTTCCAGGCTCAAGGGTTACAGATTGAGCTTTACCTGTATAAGCAAAATTCAATACACTCTTTTCTGAGTTTCCACCGTACACAGAAGATACAGAACAAACAGCAGTACAATTATTATCACATGAAGCTTCACAAGAAAAGCCGCATGAATTATCACAAGAACCACCACATCCACCTGTACAGGTTCCTTTACATCCGCCAGTGCAGTCATTGGCGCAAGTGGTGGTGCAAGTAGTATTACAAGTACCAGTGCAGGATCCAGAACAGGTAGAATCACAACCGGAACAGCCAGTATAACAGCCTGAATTGCAGTCACCAGAACAACTGCCCGAACAAGTTCCGGAACATCCAGAACAACTACCAGTACAACCGGAACAATCATTAGCACAAGCGGCAGTACAATTTCCGGTACATGTGTTATCACAGTTCCAGTCACAACTACTAGAACATCCGTCATTACAGCCATTGGCACAAATAGCATCACAAGTGCCTGAGCAGGTTCCACTACAGTTATTCCCACAGCCAGTGCATCCGGTTACACAAGCATTTGTACAAGCTCCAGTACAGTCATTAGCACATTTAGCAGTACAATCAGAACAAGAACTTCCTGAACCTCCCTTACAAGTTCCATCACAATATCCAGAACATCCACCAGTACAGTTAGTAGAGCAAGAACCACCACAAGAACCACCACATCCACCAGATGATGAATGAGTGCAGTTGGTAGCACAAGAAGTTCCACATCCATTACTACAAGCCATAAGCCTCACCTTCCTTTCAGTCTTTTATTCATAAGTAATCCAAATATCTCCATTCTTTCCGTCACTAGCTGCAGGTTCCGTTGTTGAAAGATGAATACCTATTTCAGCTAACGACCAGCTTACGTTCCCAGATCCATTTACAGATTTACTTGTATTTCCTACTGTAACCGTTCTTGACGTTCCCCAACTAGCAGTAGTAATATTTTCTGTACCATCAAAATTTGTACCATTGATAGTTCTTGCGGTTTTTAATTTTTTAGCAGAGCCGCCACTGCCAGTCCCATGAAATATAATTGGCATTTTAAGCCCTCCTTTATAAATTTATGTAATTCCAACCAGAGTCCGTTTTTATGTATAATCCATATTGTATTGGAGTTAAATTTGTGATTCGACAAAAGCCATTACCTGTGTGTCCAGTTTCATTTTTTCCTGTTGGTGATTTAAATGATTTATTTCCTGCGATAGTTTTAGCATTTGTGAGATAATGAGTAGAATTTAGTAGACATCCGTTAGGGTAATTTTTAGCTGTAGAAGAGGTATATACATATCCTGAGCCACCTCCACCCCAACGTCCATCAGAATCAGAATCATTATCGTAGGCTCCGCCGCCACCGTACCAGCCGCCACCACCACCACCACAAGAGTAGCCTGAAGCATTTCCGCCTTGACCAAAAGTAGCCTGAGTGTTCGTGCTCCATGTTTTGCCACCTGCAGTTTGAGAGGCACTACCACCGCATCTGTTTGTTCCAGTAGTATAGGAACCAGTAGTATCATTGTAATATCCATCTCCACCATATTCTCCACCGCCACAACCACAAGGATTAGCATTGGCACTTGTTACACCAGCGCCTCCACCTCCTCCAGCCACAATAACTCTTGAATATAGAGAATTTTGACCTATACGAACATCTGTAGCTCCTCCACCACCTCTACCAGAAGAAATACCAGTTCCTCCACCATTGAATCCTGCAGTAGTAGAAGAGGAAGATCCAGCTCCACCAACAGATATATAAACAGTAGTTGCTTCAGTAAGAGTAATAGTACCCTTGGAATAACCACCGTATCCGCCTATGTAACTACTGTAAGTTCCTCCTTGGCCACCCCAGCATTCTATTGTATACGTACCTGGTTTTAGAGTTTTAGATTGTACTGAACCTGTATAATTAAAATTCATAATATTACTATTTTGAGAATTAGGACTAGCAGAACCAACACCGTACATTTTGTTGTTATTTAATTTGAAATAAAATGCAGTAGCCTTTTTCATTGAATTGTTTATTCTGGTATATAGTGCCGTATTCTTGCATTCAATAACAGTAATTCGACAATACCCGTTACCAGAGTGTCCAGTTTCAGATGAACCTGTGGGAGATGTAAAAGAAGTGTTACCTGCTATGGTTTTAGCAGCAGATAAGTAATAAGAAGAGTTTAATAAACAACCTGATGGATAGTTTTTAGCTGTGGATGATGTGTAAACATAGCCTGAACCACCTCCGCCACCTTCAGAATCAGATCCAGTAGAGTATGATGAAACGGAGTATCTACTCGCTCCACCGTACCATCCTCCACCGCCTGCTCCGCCATTATAGGTATTGCCACCAAGTCCAAAGCCAAATGAATTAGTTCCACCAGAAGTTTGAGAAGCTTGTGTTAATGAAGTGTTCCCAGATCCTGCGCCACCGGTTTCACCACCACCATATCCGCCAGTTTCGTTATCTTCACCTGAACCACCTCCACCGCCTGCAACAATTACTCTTGCATATAATGAGTCTTGAGCAATTCTTACATCAGTAGCTCCGCCACCACCATTTCCAGGTTCACCTGTACTCTCGTGAGAAGCAAAACCACCGCCATTGAAACCTCCTTCAACTTTCACATTACCTGTAGAACTAGACATTCCACCTTGCCCACCGACATAAATATAACAAGTAGTTAATTGTGTTAAAGTTAGTGTTCCAATAGAATAACCACCAAGTCCAGAACCTGTAACTGTAGCAGAAGCACTATCTTGGCTCCGATTTCCACCTTGAGCACCCCAGCACTCTAAAGTATAAGTTCCTTTAGGTAATGTGATGCTCTGAACGGCACCAGTATAATTAAAATTTAAAATATCACCAGTTTTAATATTATTAGAATCAAACCCCTTAAGTTCTTCAGGCGCTCCGCTATAATACAATTTATTATTTACTAAGTCCTTAAAACAATATTTTTTATTATTATCTTTATATGGAATAAGGTTTAATATTAAATTTGAACCATCATAGAATTTAAAAGAGTATATATTTACATTGCTAAATTTACTTATTGTGCCATTCGTACACACTGCACCAATATGAAGTTTATTCGGAGCGGAATTTGATGAAACTGCATGTGTATATATTTTTGTTCCGTCGCAATATACAGTATCTGGAGTGATTTTATAAGTATGTTTCCCATTTGGATTATATTTATTTTTATCTAATATTTTGCTTGTTCCAAAATGATCTATTCTTATAGCACCATTAGCTACAAACATAGTAAAACTTGTAGAATCAGTTCCAGATTCTGTAGTTCTTGAACCAAAAATTGCACCAGTATTAGTACCGGTATATGCGCATGTAATTTCTATAGTACTATTACCATTAACTGTGACTTCAGAAAAAACATACTGTTGTCCGGTAAAACTTATATAATCTATTTCTTTACTCATCGTCATACACCACCCACATATCACCAGGCTTACCATCAGTTGTCTTAGGTTCTTCAGTAGAGAATGTCACATTCCTTAACTGAGATTTCATAATATCTGACTGATAAGCAGTCACAGCCCCATTAACAATGGGTTTGTTCTGTAATCCATTATAATCAGTTGTACCCGGATCACCTTTGTCACCGTAGACACCTATAACTGTTGGAGTAGTGTACAAATGATTATTGTTTGTCAAAACAAATTCATGATAACACCACAAATATTTATTTGTAGATGTCATAACTTGAGCGGAAGTCGCCCATCCAGTAGTTGATCTGGTCACTCCCTGCGATTTAGGACTTGCAAGATAATGAGGGATAACACTTGAAATTCCAACTCCCTGATCACCTTTGGGCAGTGTAAAATTTAATATTGCATCTGTATCTGTACCAGAATTGTTTACTGCAGCTGAAGTACCTGTTTTAGCAGTACCAATTTTAATAGTTGCATTCTTACCAACTCCAGCAAGACATTGTCCACCTTTATAAATTGCCATGTTATCGCCTCCTTTTATAAATCATTTCTTATAACAATAGTAATGGGAATATCTACAGTTGGTTTCTCGGTTGCTTTTATAGTAATTTGATTTGTAGTCTGTCCTCCGTCAGCTAACATAGCGTTCTGATATGCCTCTATTGCTTGAGATGATGCGTTAGAAGCATAATTAATTTCTACTATATTTGAAGTAGTCGCACCAGATACAGGTAATACATATGTATACGGAGCAGAGGAACCAGTCCATTTACTAGCTGTGAGAGTAGTAGTAACAAGTGTACTTTTCTTTGCATATGTTTTTTCTGATTTAGTACTTGAAAATGCACTGTTGGTTGTTATAGATGAGTCGTTAATAACATTTACAGAATCATATTCATCAATAACATTGTAATAGGTATTTGCGTTTAAAGTTCCGGCTTTCTTTTTTGCAAGATAATCAGCTTTTGTAATTTCAACAGGAACATTAAGTCCCATCTGAGATAAAGTAATATCAGCAGTACCATCAAAAGATGCGTTACCAATTTTTCTAGGTGTGGATAATTTAATTGCTGATGTGGCAGCACCGCCAGCAGAACTTGAACCAGCATAATTATGTGTGTGTCCAGTAGCAGATTTTCCATTTAGAGCAGTTGTAATAGCATTTTGAGTCATGGTACCATCTGTAGCCGACCCAGTTTCAGTATAAAGCTTAGTTATTCCTAAGTAACTTGATGTACCTACAGAATATGTCGTATTTGTAGGGATTACCCATGCACCATCTGCACGAAGAAACTTTAATTGTTCTCCTATATTAGGTGCAGGAACAAGACCGGCACTTCCGGCAGAAGAAGAAGTAGCACCCTTCATGTTTCCATAAGTATGATCGGTAAATAATGCATCAGCTGGGACAGACTTAGCAAGTGTATATGTACATGCAACTGGTTTTCCACCAGAGAAGTATACTGGTTGAGTTGCTGATCCAGCAGAAGTAGTAAGAGCTGTCGCTGAAGATGCGTTACCTGAGAGAGAACCGATAAAACCTGATACTGCAGTAATAGTACCATCAATCGTCATATTAGCAGTTGTAACATTATTACTAACTTTTTTTATCCAAATAGTCAAGTCAGCAGTATCACCTGACATACTTCTATCTATCCAACTTTGTCCCCAAACAACCTTACCTTCAGTAACACCATTTCTCCATGTTGAACTTGCAGTTGAAAATGTGTCGGCAGTATAAGCAGGAGCTAAAAGAGTTGCTCTGCTTGCTGTACCACTCAAATTACCAGAAAATGTACCAGACAAAGTTCCAGAAATAGTAGAAGCATTAGCTCCGATACAAGTCCATGTGACTCCAGGAGCAGCTGATCCAGATGTTGTAGACGCACCATATTGAACTAACTTAATAGCTGTATTACCATTCTTACCCATAACACCTAACGTACCACCAATATTCATATCTCCGATATATACGTCATCTCCGACAATATTCCATGTAGCATTTGCAAAATTAAGAGCACCTGTCATGGTTCCGCCTGCAAGTGGCAGATAACTATGTGTATGTGCCGGTAAATCAGCTGCAACCAATGCTCTAAAAGTAGCTTTTCCATCTGAACCATTCGGAGCTGCAAGAACAGTATTTTTAGTTCTTGAGGCATTAGCATCATAAACACGAGAACTAAAATTAGTAAGAGATTCTATATTATGATTATGACTGCTTGGAGGATAAGTTGTAGGTTTACCAGTGATTCCGCTCCAAGGTGCTGCATTAGCAGCAGCAGCGGTACCAGAATACAATCCATTATTATCAATTGTTACGTGCGTAGCTTTATCTATACCATTTTGAAGATTAGTATAAAAATCAATACTTCCATCATTTGCAAGAATTAACTGTTCATCGCCACCGGTAGTATGTGTTGATTTTATTGTATCAGCAGATTCACCGCCTCCAATAATAGTAAGACCACCGCCGCCAATAGCAATACCATTACCATATGTATCACTTGAATTATCTATGAATTTAATCATTTCATAAGTAGCTTTAGAACCTTTATATGAGATGTTTCCAGTCATAGTTCCACCACTCAATGACAGTTTTTCATCAACTAATCCTTTCAAAATCTTACCTTGAGCGGCACTCAAAGAATCAGTTGTGCTTGTACTTGTTAAATTATTCTGAATACCTCTCCATGTATCTTGCGTAGTAATAGTCCCAGTAGTTCCATCACCTTTTGTATAAGTAATAGTTTTTCCAGAAACACTCAAAGCACTAAGATATGGATGAGTATGAGAACTTGGTGTGAATGTTGTAGGTTTTCCTGTTACACCTGACCAAGGTACAGAAGTAGCAGATCCTGCAGTATAAACTGTATAACCAGCCTCAGAATTCAATTTACTATCATCAATAACAAAATACATTTTCTGAGTCTTATTTACTTTGACTGTATCACCAAGTTGAATTTTAGCAGTAGTAAGAGCAAATCTCGCAGTATCATCTGCAACAATTACACATCTTTCTAATGCTCCATGTGGAAGTCTTGCTATGTCAATTGTTCCAAAGAGTTTACTTGCGTTGAGAGAAGTAATAGTTGAATCATTATGATTATGCGCAGAAGGAGCATAAGTAGAAGGTTTCCCTGTAACATTCCCCCAAGCGACACTACTTGCAGTTGCAGCATTTCCTGTAACATTTACAGTCAGATTATTAGTGACAGGATTATATTTAAACTTATCGCTGTATGCTCGCTTTGTCTCTGTAGCAGAGTCAGAAAACCAAACATGTCTAGCTGCATCAGCAGTACCTTCTCCAGCGGATACATTTGTAGCTGTTCCTGCAGTAGTTGCACTATCAGCAGTAATTGCATGTTTTACACTTTTATTAGCATCAGCAGTATTATCAACATTACCAAGCCCCACCTGAGCTTTTGTATGAGTATGCCCGGCAGGAGAGTAAGCACTTGAATTTGTATATGCAGCAGATCCCAATCCATGAATAGGAACAGTAGTTTTATTACCATCTACAGTGAGTGTGATTTTTCCGTTTTCAGTACTTTCTGAAATAGATACTGATTTCACTGCTTTAGCCAATATTTCATATTTCTTGTTCGATGAGTCCCAACGATAAATGCTATTTGTTGCTGTATCTATGTAAATTGTATTTACATTACCTGTAGAAGGAAACAGCTTATTGGAAGCATATGGGAGTATTTCTTTTTGTTCTGTTATACTCTTTTTTAAATATGTAACTAATTCTGTTAATCCATTAAGATCAAGAAATTGTTGCTTCATTTTTTATTCACATCCTTCCTATTTCCATAATTTACCTGCAGAAATTTCGATAATATTAATATATAATGTTATTGGAAAGGAGGTGAATTATGGCTAACTTTGAAATAAAAAGCTATATTAAATTATTATGTATTCGTCTGGATCACTTTGAAAGTTATGTAGTAGATGAAGTTAATACTACAGACGAAGAAACGATTAAAAAATTCATTGATACACATAAAAATAGAAAAGGAACAAAAATATTGCTTTTCGAAATGAACACAATGGATATGATAACTTTCGATGAAATTCAGAATATTATACATAATGCTCATGTATTTGATTACATGAGACAACTCATATCAGATGGACATAAGTTATTATCCATTGAAGATATGAAGAATGCTTCTATAGGTTCATTTATTAAATATATGTTAGAAGCAAAATAAAGTAATATTTTAGAGGGCAGAAATGCCCTCTTTTTCTTTTACGCAGTAAATAAACCTTTGATAGACGCACTTGGAATTGCTTCATATCCATCTCCAACAAGCCCCTTAAGAGCAGTGATGTCAGATGTGTTCTTAGCAATCTTCGGTTTTTCAGCAGCAAGGTCTTTTTCAAGAGCAGTAATCTTACCTTCGGCAGTAGTTACTCTTGTTGTTATAGCTGTGATATTATCGGCGTTTGTTTTATCAGCAGCTTCTAATGTAGGAATCTTTTTCTCAAGAACATCAATTCTTCCTACAGCAGCTTTAAGATCAGCAGCTTTTGCATACTGAGAAAGATCAGAATCAGCAAGAGCTTTAGATACGTATTCTGCAATATAACCTACGATATCTTTAGATGTAGCAGATTCTGGAAGAGTACCGATAAGAGTTTTCAGCTTTGTGATATCCTCTTTATTTGTTTTGATCTGAGAATTCATTGTAGCAGCATCAGATGCATGTGTAGAAATCCAATCAGAAATCTCTTTCAGTGTATCATATGCTTCTGGAGCATCAGCAACAATCTTTGCGACTGCATCAGAAACAGCTTTCTTTACAGAGCCATCGCCTGTACCATTCAGAGTGCTGATAGCTTCTGTATTAGCTGCTACGCTTGCTTTTAATGTAGAGTCATCATACTGACCAGCAGTAACAGCTTCTTTGATATAAGCAACTACATTTTTAGCTTTTGCATCAGCAGGAATAGTACCAACATATCCCATTACCTCAGCTTTAGCAGAATCAGCAGCACCAGCAACATCGAAGTCTGCAGCAGTCTTTCCAGAATCTACCAGATTACCATTTTCGTCTAATCCTGCAAGATGACCTTTTACTGCGCCTTTTACTTTGTCAGCTTTTCCTGTCGGCTGAGGAATAGTAATAGTAAATGCTGCTTCATCAATAGTTACTGGAGCAGTTTTTGTGTAGAAATAAAGTGTGTATCCGTCTTCTGACTGAGATACTGTTTTAATTGAGCTTTTAACAGCTTCACTGATTTTAGAGTCAATCTGTACATTATGCAGATTTAAGAACTCCTGAAGATTAGAAAGTGTAGCGAACTGTAATTTTGCCATAATTAGTTTCCTCCTTGAAATATATTTGTTAAATCTTCGGAATCAATACCTCCAAGTTTTCGATCTAAAGCAGCATCAATATGATCATCTAAAACATTTAAAACGGTTTCCTCAATGATATTTGAAACGTATTCTTTTACAGAATCAGCACTTGCAAAATTCTGTTCATTAATCCAGCTTTCAGTGACATAACGATCAGTCGTATATTCACCATCTTGCTGAATGAAATACAATGTAATTGATTTTCCTTGCATTTTTGTGATTGTTGTGCTGGAAGTATCAGCATCATGAGATACAAGATACAGAACATCGTCTGCAGAAGATTGAACAGTAGTATTGTTTCCACCAATGATACATTGGCCTTTTACTTTATAAATACCATCATCGAGTGATGATATCTTCACAGGAACAGTAAGCGTACCTATAAGATTTACAATAGGTACATCAGATAATTTGTTATAAGATAAGCTGTTGATATAGTCTACAACAGTGGACTTATCTTCAAGATTACCGATTATATTATCTAAAAGAGTAGAAAGTTCAGAAGACTTGACATAATTATCCAATCCGATTGTTTTCTTGACCTCTTCAATAATATGACCTTTATCTTCATCAGTCATAGATATGTCATAAGAGAAAAGCAGTTTATCTCCAGAGAAAAACATAAGATTTGATCCGATGCATTTTACATCTGTAATCTGTTTATCACCTTTGACATATTCTAATGTGTTGTCGATGGTCACCCACGCTATACTCTTACTGTCTTGGATGTAACAAAGTCCTGGGTATTTTAGCACCCCTCTTTGTAAAGCCTTTTCTGCAATTTGCTTAGTTGATGCAGAATACCAGGTTGGAATTAACGCCATGCTGTGATCACCTCTTCAATTTGTCATATTCATATTTTGAAATTTCTTTTATTACATAGATGTCATTATCAAGAGGAAAATTATAGAGACCTTCAATGTGCCATCCATATTTTCCGTCTGAACTTAAAATAGCCTGTGCTTCTGTAATATCACATAGAAGCAACAGACTATGTTTTTCCTGATATTTGATATACAGGATATGATTAAGGACATCTACGACTTCATCATTTTTGATTACTTTATAATACATGTGATATCCTCCTTATAAGAGGGGAATGGTTACCCCTCGCATGAAATTGAGAACATAAGTAAAATTCCAGAATTCTGTCCTGGATAAGAGAATCCATATGTTGCACCAGATTCATTAACCGTATACAGCCAGTTTGTAACTGTAGCATTTGGAGATCTGGTCCAATAAGATTCATACTCTGCAGGAGTAGAAGGTTTTGCTTTCTTTCTGGTATCATCATCTGTGAAATAAGCAATAGGAGCATTTGTTTCAGAAATATATGGTTCAGAAGTAGCAGTAGGATCAACTTCGTACAGAGATGGAACATAGAATCTGCAATTAGATACGGATGTATCATTTGATTTATTACCAATAGAAGAGTATACTTTTACAGGTTTGATCAGGGCTTTCCATAAAGGAGAAATAGCTTTAAGCAGACGTGTATTCAGCCATGTGTTCAGAGAAGATTCAGCCCATCCACCTGCATTTGTGCTCTTATTATTATAAGGCTTTTCAGTACCTAACAGGTTTGAAGCAACAAATGTAATGTTAGCTCTCTTTGAAGCAACGTCAGACAGATAATATCCTTTAAACTTAGCCACTTCCATAGGGATTATTTCGTGGATCCATGCAGCAATATCCATACATTGTTCTTCACCAAGATCTGCGTACCATACTTTAGCCCAATGTATAGTGCCTTTTGCAAAGTTTTCATATGCTCCGTCGTCAGCTTTAGAACATCCAAATACGAGAGTGGAACTATGCTCTGGAATCCTGATCGCATTCAGAGTAGTAGAAGATACTTCTTTCCCAGTCATGTTTGAATTGTACACATAAAGCTTCTGACTTCCAGCTTCATGACGGAACACAATAATCTCTCGGTTTGTTCCAGCAGATGGAGTTATACTATCAGTATTCCATGAGAAACGAGGTTCCTGAGAATACCAAAGTCTGAATCCATTTGAACCATCACCTTGAAAACACTGAGCAAGAGTGGAGTTTACACTATTTCCTGAATCAAATTCAAAGTCAATAGCAATTGTAAAGTCTCTGTCTTTTTCCATGATCTTTAATCCGGTGTCAATATAGTTTGTTCCATCAAATTTAGTCGCAGCTGAAATAACTTCATGCTCTTCAATGTCGCCATAGCTATAATCAACACCAAGTTTGAAATCTAATGTATCTTTTAATGATAATGATTTTGCTTCAAGTCCCATTTTCATAAGAGTATAAAGTTCAACCTGTGTCATATTGGCCAGATCCTTACCATCAAAGTATCCATCTACATATTCGCAGGTTTCATATACTGCATTGATCGTTTTATTTCCATCGACAAATCCTGACTTATCCCATCCTTTAAACAGATTGTACTTATAAGCAGATTCCTCAGCAGTATATACAGGAGTGTCACCTGTATATTTTACATAAGAACCATACTGGGCAGTAGATTCTTGAAGAGATAATCCTTTAGAAACATATTTTACAATATATTCACGGATTTTACTGTCATATACAGCAGTAATAGTTCTGTCAGCAAAGATTCCTGTCATTGAATCTTTCCATCCTTTGAAGGTATAATCAAGCTTAATTGTGCTTTTCTTTGTAGGAACAGGAATCGGATTAACTTCTCTTGTAGTAGGATCAACAGCGTTTCCACCTTTATCTACGTACTGGATATCAAGGATAGTATTACTTTCATCATCATTTATAAATGTAACTTTGAACTGAGTAATGATTGAATCGTAAGTAAGAACAAGGTCTGTCCAGATTCCAGGTTCGTCTTCAGAACCAACAAATTCTTTATATTCCTGCTGTCTAACTACAGGAATATGAACAGATCCAGTAAGAATTGACTGCTCAGTAGTAGCGCCATTATCATCAATACCGGCAAGTTTTGATAATTTCAGAAGAAGCGTAGTATCATCAAGATTCCATGAGATACCAGTAATTGTTACGGTACGAAGAGTATTAATAGCAGCATTTAAGATAGCAAGAGCATCTACGATAGAGTTCTGACACACAAATGTCTGTAAATTATCGTATCCTGCAACTTTAAGATCAGTTAAGTCTTTAAGGTTCTTGAGTGTAAGAGTGTTGATAGAAGATGGGAGAGAAGCATGAGCAATCTTACCATGATTAGCAAATAATACAGATGTTACAATTGTTCCATCAGCATAAAGATTAATAAGATTTTCACATGCAGACAGGTTAACAGATCCTGTAAGATTTGGACAATTACGAATATCCAAAGTCTCAAGAAGAGTATTATTACCCATATTAAGAGATGTCATAAAAGTATTCTGATATCCAGCTGTATTATTACCAATGATAAGAGTTTTCAGCTTAGAAGCCTTTGAGAAATCATTATCATGAATATAACAAGCAGAGAGGTCATTTAGTGCCTCAATTCTTGATGCAGCATAGATAAGAATAGCTGTATCATCCATATTTGTTAAGTCCGTAGTAATCTTATATTCTTGTCCGGCTTTTGCACGTACCTGAGTAGTTTCTGGTGAATTACCATAAAGTACAGAAATATACATATCAGAATAAGGAATGATCTTCAGAGTATAATCTGGTTTAACTACAACCTTCTTAGGAGTATTACATCTGAACATAATCTGATCAGACTTTACATCTGTATGTAAGAATTTCGTTCCCATATAAATATGCTGGTCACGTTCCCATTGTCTGAGATGATATTTTCCACGTCCATTCATCATCTCATTAAGGAATCTTACTGTTCCAGCACGATATGTTCTCAGATATAATCTTTCATAGTGGATTCTCCAAAGTTCTTCTGGGAACTGGTTCTGCCAAGCCTCATACTCATTAATTAAATGAGAATCAGACCAACAGTTAGAATCTACAGACTGATACATGTTTCTTAATTCTTGTGTAAATACATCACGTATTCTGCACCACAATACAGATTCAGCAGCATTGAAAACATAACCAGATGAAGGATTTCCTTCTTCTTTATAGTCAGTATCTTCCTTACCATATGGGAATGACAGCTCACCTGAATTATTAATACCAAGCTGAGTGTCCATATCATATGCCCATAGATCAAATCTATAACCATTATGCAGAGCAGCCGCATCATCATCTATAGTATAATATTTAGCTTTATCACCCATAGTTGTAGCTTCTTCCTGAGTGATATAATGTTTTGCCCAATGTGGGAAAACATTCTTGGCTCTATTGTCAATCATACTATATCTGAGTGTAACTAAATAGAAATAGAGCATTGCATCCTGAATACACCAATCTTTCAAGCCATCTTTAAATTCTTTATCACTAGACGTAATTACAAACTCATAGAAGTCTCTCCAAATCTGTTTGTTATCTGTACGTATTTTCTTTTTTGCTTCATCAGAAGTAAGAGCAGAACCATCCTTAGAATCGCCGCAACAATCATATCTGAATTCAAATGATCCATCCCAGTTATTATACAGAGCATCATATGCTGTATTACCAGTTTTCCATTCAGCTTTACTGATAGGATATTTCATAGTTCCATCTTGGTTTGTTATACCGGTCTGGAATGCAGAGTTTGGAAGAGTATTGTCACTGATTTCAATACAGAATTCTTTCATATCCTCTGGATCATAAGCTCTTGTAATATCAGTCTTCTTTGAATCTCCCATATTACCGAGAGAGTAGAAGTGCCAGTCTGTATCCTGAAATTCTCTATGAGTAGTAATATCAGGATCAGATTCTTTAATAAAGATTACACAGTTGACAAATTCCATAGAGTTTTTAATTTTAGGATCTCTACGTACCGCAGGACTTTCATATGGTAAAAAGTCGTTGAATCTCTTCTGTCCTAATGCATTAGTTGACATGTTGGAAGATGCTACATTTACTTTAAAGTTCCACCAATTGTTTGGAATAGAGTTTCTTGTAAGACTAATTTTACCTGTACCGTCATCATATCTTGTACCATCGCCAAGAACCAACTCTGTCTTATAGTTAGGATCAAGAGGAATCTTACTATTGATCTGATGTACACCATCCGCACAACAAATAACATCAATATTTCTGGCAGCAAAACCATATTCATTACTTGTAGTTCCCTGTCCAGCATGATAACAATTTGAGAATTTCCAGTTGTCTAATTTCTGATCACCATTTTTATAAATACATTCCATAGAAGTATTCTTTACGAAATCCTTCTTGTCATTTGTGAAATGTGGCGCTTCAATTTTGATTACTCTTAGATTCGGGCAAGCATTAGCTACAGAATCTGGAGTAAGAGCATTATTGTCATTGTAGATCTGGTTTCTATTATATCTTGCAATCATTTCATCTGAATCTCTGGCATCTGCAATAAAGTTAGCAAGGATATCTGAATCAGTCAGAGAAGCAGAATAAGCTTTTATCCTATAGATTAAAACATCACAATCCGGAGAACCAATAGAAATTGGGGTAGGAGAATACTGGTGCAGTCTATGAGAATTATCATAAATAAGAGGTCTTCCTCCAACTCCGTCTTCATAAGTCATAATGATAGAAGTTGCAGATGTGTCTTTTGTATCAATTGTATTGATATTATATTCAAATTCAATAATATCCTCTTCGCTATATGGAAAATATAAGCTGTCAGTAGAAGTGTTCACGTATGCTTCGTGAACATCCATTTTAATACCTACGTCAGAGCCTTCAGTACCATCAATACATGATAAGAAAGTAGCAGAAGCATTACGAACATTCTGAGTCTTAAATACAAATTTGAATTCAGAACCAGTTTGTTTCGGGTCTTTTCCGAAGAGATTATAATTAATCTGAGCAGTTGTTCCAGCTTTTACACAGAAATACTGGTTTCCAGAAGCATCAATCTGGTATCCACCATTATCCCAGTCAAAGTTATCTGATACTGAAAGAGTAATAGCAGAGTTATTTTTATCGGTCCAGAGTCTGTCGGTATCTCCATTGGATTTTCCAACAGGGTTAAAATCAAATGCTAAGTTGGCTGTGATTGGTTCAACATCTATATCAAGTTTAGTGATATTAACTGATAAAATCTTAGTCACTTTACGACATGAGACGGTCAGGTTATGTTTTCCTTCAGTGGATGACTTATAACTCCAGATTTGAGTAGAACGATTTACAGAAAGAGTGCTCTGTACTTTACCATCAATTGATAGTTTTACAGAGGCTGGATTGTGATCAGGATCATATACAACATATTTAATACTTGTTGCCTGATACTGTTGTGCTGTAAATTCCTGTTGAGCACATCCAATAATAGGAGTTCTATTTGTAGGATCAACACAAATAATATCCTTACAAATAGTATTTGAGGTTATTTCTTTATTGTTAATTGTCGCAGTCATATATACTTTGAGTAAATGGCTGCCATGTTCCTGTTTAGGAATATTATAAGACATAATTCTGCCGGAGGACTGAGTTTCAACAGTGCCTAAGTCTTCACCATCAAGAATAAAATGAAGAGTCTTATTAACGTTTCCATAAGGTGTATATCTAAATACTACATCTGTATTTGTATATAACAAAGTATCATCAAATGTGCTTTCAAGTTTGAATTCTACAATAGTAACAGTCCATGTCTTAGTGGCAAGTGTCCCAAAACTGTCGGTAATAGTTAATCTAATAGTATTTGCACCGACATTAAGATATTCAGTGATATCAAAACTATTGTTTCCTTGCGCAGCCGTATTCGTAGCTACAATAGTATTACCAACTTTCCACACAGCAGTACCGGCTCCAGTTGTATCACCAGTATTATCTACAGATGAAAAACTATATTCAATAATTGCTTTTGAACCAAGTAAGAAAATAGCATCTGCATTTGTGATTCTTTCAATAGTAATAGTAGTAGTATCTGAGGAAGATCCTCCACCACCTTCAATTTTAAAGCTTTTCTGGATTTCTCCATCCTTTAAAAATGTAAAAATACTATTTTCGTATGTAACATCGTACTCTGCAGCCGCAGGATTTTTTTTGATTTCTTCAATGGCGGCTTTAACATCTGTAATATCTGTATTAATTCCTTCAAACTGAGTATCATAAGAAGTCATATTTTGTTTCAAGATATCTACAGCATTTTTGGCCTCATCAGATTTTGTAGTAGCACTTTCTACTTTCTTCTCAATGTTTGAAATAGTAGTTTTTATCTCTGAGACAGCAGTAGTATTGGCATTTACATTCTTTTCGATTTCAGTTTTAGCTGATTCGAGTGGAGCAATTCGATTGGAGATTGCCGTGTCTTTTTCATCCATTTCCGTTTCTAGTTCTTGTTTTAATGCAGCTCTCCATTCAGCAGATGGTTCAATAGAACTAAGTTCTACAGTTTGGATAACAGTCTCTCCATTTTTAAATACGAGAGAACCTTTACCACTTATGACAGAATACTCAACAACAAGATTTGAAAGACTGTTAATAGTGATTTCACTAATCTGTTCTTCTTTATCTTTAAATACAAGATGTCCAGAAGTATTATCATATTCAATTTTCAGATTTTTCAGACTATCAATACCTGAGATGGCAGTGTTCAGTTCCTCAACAGTCTGGTCAATCTCTGTTTTTGTATAGTAATCTTTTAGAGAAGCAGCTACAGTCTGATTTAAATTTACTGTTACAGAAGCGGTTACATCTGCTTTGATATCATCTACATTGATAGAAGCAGCGGAAGCTTTTGCTTCATCTGCGTATTGTTTTGCTTCGGCTACATGACCAAGAATCATATTTACAAAACTTGTATACCAATCTTCAGAAGGTTCAATGATTCCGTCATAATTTAATCCTTCCAGAACAGTAAACTTACCATTCGGTCTGGTTCTCCAAATATAATTGTTTCCTTTTTCATTTACGCCAGTAGCCATAATTTCAAAAATTATATCTCCGGCATTTGCTGTAACAGCAGCATCAATCAGCCAACCAAATCGAATATAAGTATTGTTGGAAGCTACATTGATAACTGTTGCTACTTTACCTTTTTTCTCAGCTACAGATTCATATCTTATCTGGATGAGCATATCCATAAGATCCATACCATCCCAATATCTTGGAATCCTAAATGGCATATACTGGCTGTTTTCTTCCTGCATAATATTAATCTGTGTAACATCAACGGCAATATTTTTTAAGTTGTCCACTGTTGAATATGCATTGTCTTGATATTTGGTATATACTTCATAACGACCATCAGTACATAATGTATATTCCTCAGTGTCTACGGCTAACTCAGCACTCAAAGTCATTGCCGAATTAGCCGCAGCAGCAATTTTAGAATCTTTAAATGACATATCATGACTCCTTTACTTTAATAATTTATCCAGATCAATAACCTGATCAAGATGAACAACTCCATCCTGTGTGCCATCAGGATCTTTACCTGTCATATCTTCGGCTACCATAGCAGAAAGATCTTTTACAACGATCCCATTTCCAGTATCTTCACCATTTCTGTCTGTTAAAGTGATTTTTCTGTCTTCTGTATTAAGACGAATATCTTTCACCATACCTTCATAAGTTGCTTTATTCTGAGCATTGAGATCTTTAATCATTCCTTCCATAGCAAGGAGTCTCTGATCAATTTCAGTAAACAATTCAGAAGGTTCATATTTATCAAATTGTACAAGTGGAGTAATATGAATAACACCTGATGTGGTTTTTCTAATATAAGAAGTGTACGTTCCGTCTTCATTAGCAACAAGTTTTAAGAACGTGAAAGATACTTCAATATCCCCGGCTTCAGCAGTAAGTGCTGCATCGACAGGGATTAAATACTGGATATAATTCTGTTCATATTCAAGATTATTTATAATAAGTTGTGTCATTTTAATTTTGTCTGACACTGGGAGCTTATACTTCATATAAACAGTTGTATCTGACATATCAATCTGTTCCCGGTACATTTTACTTGTTACAATCTGAATCTTATCTACATAATTGCTTCTTTCCACAATTGATTCTTTGACTGTTGTTACAACAGTATTTTCATCTGTAATTTTTAGTGTATACATAACTGCCTCCTTCCTTACTTAGTCTGAGTTTTTTCTAAAGCTTCAATTCTAGTCTGTAGTGACTTAATAGTTTCCTGCAGTGTTGTGACTGATGAATTCGCATTATCAGCACTTTTTTTGATCTCAGCAGTATTCTGAGTTAAAGTAGTAATACTGTTTTGTATTGTTTCAATATTATTGGTCATGTTAAGTAATGATGTATTAATCTGTTCAATTGAAGTGTTAGAAGAAGAATCTGCAGACTGCAGATCAGAGATGGACTTCTGTGCAGCAGTCATAGATTCTTTCAATTTATCCACATCAGCTCCCAACTGAGTAAGTTTTCTTCCAACAACAAGGGCATCAGCAAATGCACCCTGTTTAGATAATGTCATATCTGATTCAGGGAGATTAGCCAGATAATTGTAATCATACTTAACAACACCAACAGAGGTTTCAATTCCCTGAACATATGTTGCCATTATTACTCACCTTTTTCTACAAATTCATATAGTACTGTCATATCAAGCATAGACAGTTTGTCTTCATTAGATTTAAGCATTTTCTTGAGAGATTCCTCTGGGATCATCTCAACATCAAGCTCACATGTCTTATCATAAATTTTCTGCAGACCTTCCTGAATTTCAGGGATGATTTTATCTTTTATGTCATCATTAAGCGCACGATTTCCTGTTTCGTTACCGTTTTCGTCAATAATAGGATATGAGTTTTCTTCTGTAAAATAAGAATCAACTAACTCCTGCTCAACCTCTGAGATTTTATCAACCTGTGCCTTAAGAGTCTTAAGGTTCATTGTATTTGCCCAGAATACATCGACATCTCCTGCGATTAAATCTGCACGACTCTTCATAGAATTTAATGTTTTATACATTGCCATAATGTCTGCATTTACAATAACTTTTTTCATAATCCTTGTACTCCTTTTATATTAATATGTAACTTTATTTTCTCTGACAAGTTCTTCAATAGCATCATTTAGATATGCTTCAAAGTCAGAATATAATGTTTCGATTGCTGTTTTAGAATCTTCTGTAATAAGTGCTTTAGCTTTATCAATCGCCATCTGTTTAGCTGTTTTAGCAGCTTCCGCATCAAACTTACCCTGTTTCTTTAATGAATCAACATAAGTCTGATTAACTGTGAGCACTGCTTTACTGATAGCATCAGTAGCAGCATCTATATATTTTACGAGCTGATCATTCTCCAGGTTCTTTTCCTGTTCTTTAATCTTTACTTTTAGGAAGAGAATCCCATAAGTAATAAGAAGTGGAACGATGCCTGTAATAATCAGATATAATACGTCCTGAATACCCTGTTTAATATCCATAGTTATACCTCCTCCATTCATCCTACAGCCTCATCTTCAGATGCATGATCGAAGACTGGTCTTTCTTGTATTTCTAAATTACTCATTGCAGTATCATAGGTAATGCCTCCGACCTGGTTTTCTTTACTAGCTTTGGCATAGTATCCTAAAATTGTGGGAATAAGCGCTGCCGGAATACCTATGAGCGCATACATATAACTCGTATCTCCGGTGAGACTTATCATATGTTCGCTAAACCAAAGAATCTGTAAGCAGATAGCAAAGACTACAAACACAATAAGCTTACTTGTATTTGGCTTTTTTAAATTGAATCTTTTAATTTTTGCTGCTTTCAGATTTCGTTTCATTTCAATCTGCCGATTTTTGGCTTTAATTTTCTTTAATTCAAGTTCATATTCTCGACTGGTCAAATATTTCACCTTCTTTGCATAATAAAAGACCACGATTGCTCATGGCCTCTTATTTATTCAGGAATAATTCCATATACGTATGTTTCAAACTCTGTAAAATCTTTCAGTACAGCTTCTTTATTTGCTTTAAATGCTTCGCTATCTTGAATGGCTTTATTGATATTTACATTGCCATCTTTGCTTACAGATGCATTAAGATAAGCAACCTGTTTTGAGTTTTCACCTTCACCGATCATAACCTGACCGGATACATTTCTTGTTTCACTAATTTTTAACATAACTTTTCCTCCATTTTTTGTAGTCGTTGAGTAATGAGAGAGAGCTGTCCCTGGAGCATAAGAATTTCATTCTTAAGGGACTGATTTTCAGATTCGAGAGAGTCAATACGATGGTGGGCTTTCTGTGTCATGTGAGTATTGAGAGCAATAAATTCGCCATATCTTAATGCGTATTCAACAATATTACCTGCTTTATTTGGTTTGAGTAAAATGTCTTTACAAATCAATCCATAATCACTTGTATCTAAATTATTATCATTGAATATTTTTTCAGTTTCTCTTGCTCCAAATCCAAAATGAAATCTATCATGATCTTCTTCTGAATCAAAATTTTTATATTTATATTTTATTGGATTTAATTTCATATAAATAGATTCTATATTTGGAATATCGTTAATTTTTGACATTTGTGTTTTTAACTCTTCATCAGAGCCTGTTATATTTCCATTTTTCCCCCAAATATTTTTCCATTTACAATTTGCGTCTCCTAAATTCAAACTTTGATCATAATTACAACCAAAATATCTTGCTGCGCTACTTGTAACTTCTGCATAATATGAAGTATCCGAACTATGATATATTTTTTTTACATATAAATCATTATAATCAACAGAAATAGTATCTCCAGAAATATAAATACCTGAGCCAGCAGAATAAGTTGTTCCTCCACCAGAACTTGTTGGTAATTGTACGAAGCTTAATTGAGAACCATTATTGTTATATAAGTATAAATATCCATTAGAAACATCTATTTTACTTCCAAATTCCCTTTCAACCCAACTTGTAGTAGCAGCTCCTATACTACTTGCCGTTATGTTCACAGAGACATCTGATGCACCTTTCCACGAACTAATTTTCGATGTTCCATTTAGTTTAATAGTCAATCCACCAGTGATAGACGAACCTCCACCAGATGGAGTAATATAATTATCAATATTACTTGTATCTCCACTACCTTTGTAAACTTTAATATTTTTAAAATATCCGCATTCAAAAGGATATGCAGTTAATTTGTTAGAATAATAAGCTGCACCAAGGTACATAGTGCCACCACGAGTAAAGGAAATATTATTCACATTGCCATATGTTACATTATATGGAATTAATCCCATATTTGAACCAGAGCCTGCAATAGCAATTGCTTTTTTACCATCTCCATCATAAATCATAGTATGATTGTGACCGAATCCTTGCCATCCTAATGTAGTACTCCAATTAATATCGTCACTTGAATGGGAATGAGATTTTTGTGCATAATTAGAATCATGATTGTGATCTGATGCAGCCGCACCAATTGTAGAACATGTAATAGGAAGATAACTTAAAGAATTTCCAGAACTTGATTTAACATTCCACTTAGAAGGACTATATACAATATAATCTGTCCCGCCACCAGGTGGCTTATCACCATGTCCATTAGATCCAATACGGATAGTGTTTTGAATTAATTTGCCCCCATCACTTGTTGAAGTTTCAGGCCATGATGTACGAGGAACGCCGTTTAAAATAATTTTACTTACATACAACTCAGTATATGGTATAACAGAGCTGCCTAAGCTTGTTCTACTTTCGCTACCATTTGGACATATTTCATATCCTTTTGAATCGGAACCAGCTATACACATAGGAGAATAATCACTATTCCCAATGTGAAAATCCATTTGATAATCCCCAAATGATATATAGCATGCTTTATTAGTATAGAAACCAGATGCATTTTCATATAAATATCCTAGATCAATGCTATCAGTACTTCCTTTTAAGACTTTATAATGAACAGTTGAGTTAGAAGAAGATTTTTTACCTGTAACATATAAATCCGTAGCTACAGTTAAATTTTCGCAATACACCTTTCCGCTTTTCTTAACAACAAATGGAGTCTCTGCTTCAGCCCATTTAGACATAGTACTTGTTTTCTTTCTTACATAAAAAGCAGCATTTGATGGATCATTAGTAGCAGATGTGCCACGAATACCTGCTTGGTATGTATTCCCACTACTGTCAGTAACCTGAGTATATAAGGTATCAGAATATGCATGATCATCTTCATTCAATAAAGTAGTAAAAGTAAATCCAGCAATTTTTCCTTTTTCACTGTCAATAACAAAATTATTTCCGTATTTGAGTTCTTCTGGACTAATTGAAATATTATTTCCATTAAAAGTGCTGTATAACCTATTTGTTCCGATAGTGAAACCACCAATTGTACCGCTTGTGGCTGTGATTTCTCCAGTAAAATTACCAGTAGCAGCATTAAGACTTCCACTGAAGGTACCAGTAGCACCTTCAAGAGTACCTCCGAATACAATATTGCTTCCAAATTTGCCAGAGCCTGCATACAAATTACCATTTGAATCTACAGTAAATGTACCTTTACCGAAATTGATTCCATCAGGGCTGATAGACATCCATCCATCACGAGCAGACAAAGAATTTGCATATATGCTCCATCCGCCAATAGTTCCACCATCAGCATAAATAGTTCCTGAAAATGTACCAGAGTTAGCATAAAGCTTACCATTTGGATCAACTCTGAAATTCCCACCACCAAGAGCAATTCCGTCTGTACCAATATACACATTTTTATCTTTTGATATTGATGTTGGTTGTTCAGGAAAGGTATCCATACCAGAATATAGTTTTCCCGCTTCAATAGTAAAACCACCAATACCACCAATATAACCTTTATTAGCGGTGATACTACCTTCAAATTCACCATTGCCTTTAAAATAAGCATTTCCTTTATCATCAATAGCAAAGTTCTTTGCTGTCATAGCACCAGTTTCCATATTAATCTGGAGTCCAGTTTGTGCATAAATTCCGTCAACCGCAGAGGGTCCCTGATAATTCTTAGATTGCAACAACTGAGCAGCAATTAACATAGCATTTACTGTGTTAGTTTCAATAATACCACCGTCGATTTTAGTTTTACCTGGTCCAGTGTGTGTATTCATTGCAGTGATAATACCATTAATGTCAATGGTGCTGGCATCAATGCTAATATGGTCAGAGATCATCTGAATAAATTTATCAGTAACTGTGAACTCAGACTCTTTGTCACCAGTTACCATAAAACTGATTTTATCTGCATTCTGAGTAATAGAAGAAGTGTTTGCTTTAATTTTTTCTTGAGCTTCAGAAAGATCTGTTTGCATACTGCTTACAGTAGATGTAATCCCAGAAACATTTTGTTTGATATCAGAAAAATCTGTTCGGATAGATTCCTGGTCTTTAAGATATTGAGTATTACTAACCTTAGTTTCGATTTGTCCGGTCAGAGTATCTGTAACATTCTTAATCTGCTTTGTGTAGTCATCTGTAATAGTCGTCTTTTCTATTCCCCACCATTGATTTCCTTTACCATCATAAATATTAGTGATGTCAATACCACCTTGTTCATTTGGTTCTATGATTTGGAATCCAAGTTTGTCTTTGGTAATGGTGGCGTTATTAATCATGTCCCCAAGAATTGTATTATCTGGAATACCTGTCTGGGTAATACCATTTTCATCAAATAAAGCGGCTCTGTTTCCATTTTTAACAATAAAGTTGAAATCCCCTTTACCGTCCATACCAATCTGCACACGAACATTTCCTTTGGAATCATAAAACTGTTGGGTACTTTCTTGAAATGCAATAGTAGGTTTATTGTCTTTAGAGATAAGTACAATTTGATTTGCAAGAGCATTTTGAGCCATTAAATCTCCAACTGCAATTTTCTTTGCGATGAGATTAGTAATAACAGCCTGATCAATTTCTGCATTTTCTACAGTAAGATGAATTGTATGTAATTCTCCAACTCCTGCATGACCTGCAAGAAGATTTTTTACATTAATCATATCAGCATTAATCTGATTAGATTCTATAATCTTAGCTGACAGCTTTTCAATATTTGCCTGTTCCGCTTCGAGAATACGAGTTGTGATCTTATCTGCGGAAACAAGTTTTACATCGAGATATTTCATGAAAGCAGTATCAACAGTAAGCTTATCAAATATACCTTCTTTTGCTTTCACGAGTTCTGCAACGATCATGCCGGCAGTAATAGTACCACCGGATCCAGTTCCACCAGTAGTTGTTCCACCTAACATTGAATTGAATAGAGGATTTGAAAAGATTTGTTTAATAGCTTCTGATGTGATGACATAATCAGAAGTAGAAGATTTGTTGACTGAATTAACACGACCACCGGTTCTGTCAGAGGTCTGATTTAATGCGTTTGTTAAAAATTCGTTATCATTTGTTAATTTTGATTTATATTGGACCATGTTGGAAAAAGTAACTTCCATCGTTTCATCCATATCACAAGGATTATATCTGATTTCTACAACACGAAGTTTTACATATCGTGTATCAGATAGTCCTAATCGAACAAAATCATTTACTGCAAGCTGATCATGATATTCTCTGAATTCTGGAAGAGCATAAATATTTCCAATTTCATCTGTATAAGTATATTGCGGATGAGATTCTACATACAATTCTTCTACAGCATCTTTATATAACGTAATCGCTTTATCGACTGCATCAACTGTGCTATCAAGAGTCGTAATAATAATATTTTCATTTGAATAAGTTGCTTGATTATATAGGCTCTTAATAATATACGTTTCCTTATCTGTAAACGCTGGATATTTTTCCTGTACCTTACCAAAATTTTCCATTAAAACATCTTTGGCAATCTGGTTTCGTTTTTCTTGAATTTCAGGTTTCTTAGCCGCATCATATTCAGCTTGACGTTCCTTTAATGCAGTTTCAGCCTGATCTTTTAAATTCAAATAATCCAGATATTTCTGATGCATTTGAGTGAAATATGCCTCTTCGTATCCAGAAAGAGGATTATATCCATCTGCATACCCATTCTTTTTTAGTTCTTTGATACATGAATCATATGTGGCAATTTTAGTTTTTAATTCTGCAATGCCGTATAATTTCCAATCTGTTTCATACGCTTTCATGATTGCTTCAGACTGAGTAAAGTATCCAAATTGAGATGGGGCATCTCCCATTTCAAGCTGCATACCACAGACAGTAAAGTCAGAACTTCCTGTAAATGCCACATCAATAAGATGTGATGTTAGATTGAAAGAAGTATAAACTCTGGTCCAAGAAGATGTGATGTTATAAGAAATATTCTTTCTGTCCTCTCCGGTGTTATTATAACCAAGATAAAATGTACCGGATCCTTTTACAAAACAACTAAGAGTATATCTCTGAGATGGTTCGATACTAATATTGTGTTGATAGATACCACCATCTGTACCGGTTACTTTAACTCCACGAGTAATTCCGTATGCAGGTGCGTCATTAATTTGTACTGTTTGGAACGAAGAAGTTCCGGAACCTACCATATACCAATCTTGACCTAATACAACTGGATTTACACATGAGATGATGTTTCCCTTACCGAAACCCTCTATAGTTTCATCTTGAGCTTGTAACGCAGCCACAATGGATGGAAGAGTATAGTTCATGATTGATTCGTACATAGGCCAATCGGATGAATTTTTCAAATCTTCAAGATCAAAATTTCCTTCTTCATCAACATGAATAGACTCAAAACCTTTGATTATAGCCATGTTTGAATCATATGCATCTTTTAGATCTTCAACTTTTTGTCCGAACCAATTTGTCTGAGCAGTATCAATAGGGACTCTATTCATCAATTCAGCAAGGATGTCAAGATTTTTATTATACTCCCTAGATAGATTACAGTATTCATCTCTTCTTGATTCTATGTATTTTTGCCAAGCTGTATATTTTTCTTGTAGGACGATGTTCATATATGGTTCACGACAAAAATGAGAACAATCTGTAATGACAGAGTTTCCAAAATTTGCGAGATCGATATTGTAATCGTCAAGTCCATCAACATAAAATTGTGTTACCAAACTGTCGTCTCTTGATATTGTTACGCTATCTTGAATATTACGAAAACCAAGTACTACATTTGTATCTTTACCTAAACTATCCGGCTTATATACATTAATTAATAAATTTTCGGTATCAAATTCAAAAACACATTTATATGCAGGAGCAGCAGTTTGAGTGAAAAATGCATATACATTTTGATCGTCCACATCGAAATTACAAATTTCATTCGGAAGTAATACCTTATCATCATCCAGAGTGATATTATCTACATATCCAATCTTCCATCCAGGTACATCTGCATGCTTCAGCACAATATGTAGAAAACTTAGATCTTCATTCTCTGGATTATGAAATTTAATTTGATAAAACTTATTAATATCATGATTTTTTTGGTACATCATTTCATAAGAATCTTCTTCGCCCATGTTGATTTTAAAATTTTTTAGTTTATATTGAGTAAGAGAGATTTCATATGATTCGGCGGTAATATCCTTTGTACATTGTGTTCCGTCATTTGTTTCTGTTGGAGGATCCATAATTTTATACCAGATTCCGTCACAATACAATTCCATCATTTCATCAAGTTCTTCATATCCCTGAGATTCTACGCCATCTACATATTTATCAACTGTGAAAGTTAATTCTGCAGTATTATTAGTTCTTAGCGTAACAGAAACAGTAGAAGTATCAATTCCGCCTAATGCACAAAAGAATCGTTTCCCAGGTTTAGCCAAATAAATGATTGCAGATTCTGTATTTCCATAAATATCATAATTATGAATCATTTTCATGCAAAGGCACCAACCTTTCGTGGTTCTCTATATGAGATTTCAAATGTCGCGTCGCCTGTAAATTCAAATATATTTTCTCCGTAAGCAAGACGAGGCCAATAAATGTTATCTATATCCTCAATCCCTAAATCTTCAAATGAAACAATTGATTTTGTGATGTCATAGATTTTTAAATTTCTACAATCTATATAGAAATCATCACTTTTTAATGCATTAATTTTCATTGTTCTATCATTATCGGTTTTATTCTTTATAGTAATTATCCCATGAGATTTTGGAGAAACTTTAATTGTGGGGTATACATAATCTTCCCAACAATCAGAATTGTTCTGAATAGAATATTCTCTAGTAAGAGTAGAAGAGGAAGTTATTTTACATAAAATAAGAGGAGTATATCCCCATTGACTATCACAAGTTACTGTGTATGTTAGTTCATATGGAAGAGATGCATGTTCTGTAGATACCTCTGTAATTGTAGCAAAAAATTCGATTTCTTCTGAAAAATAATCGTCTCCAATAAATTTAAGAAGCTTTGGATATTGAGGGGATGTTAACCATGCATTAATGATTCTAATATTATTTGAAGTTAAATAATCAGAATCATTTGGAATAATAATGCCATTTTTTATGTCTGCAGTATAATTCATAGGAAATTTTATAATTCCGTTATCCAAATATGGAGTATATGTCGGATCATATTTTAAAATTCCATTTTTTAATTCCGGGACAACATTTTTATTTCTACATGGATTTCTCATTACGCCCATTTTGAATGAATAATTATCACTATATAATGTTCCGAACTGATTTTCTTTTGGTCGATATTTGTTCTTTTCTCCTAATTGCAAAGAACGATTTACAAGAGTATCATTTTCTTCTATTCTAGTCACAATCAATCCATATTCATCAGAAGTATGACCATTAAATTCAAATTGTAGCATTTTTTCACCTCTTTCATATATTTTAATATTAAAAGAGCTGTCTTAAAGACAGCCCTTTTAAATTAGCGAACTTTTTTCCAGTCACGTTTATTACGTTCAGTAATAATATCACCAATTTGATAAGCAAGTTTCTTAATATCTTGCTCATTATTGATTTTATCAACATTGATTGTAATATTACACTCACTATTCACACTTGTATCATTTGAAGACGATGGTAGAATAGTGGTAATTGGTTTCGCCATTCTAGCATTAAATTCATTCAGAGTAGCAACTGTAGGTTTCAGTTGATCTGTGAATTCTTTTGTCAGAACAGTTTCACCCGGATTTGCACCGATCAGCATAGAATCTCCACGCGGTATTAAAGCTTCTCCGCCGATCATATCAAGTATGCTGGCAGGAATACCTTTCCGTACAACACCACCTTTAGAGAATCCGTAGGATTTATATGCCTTCAGGATTTTATTTTTCAGAGTAGATCCCCAAGAATCATATTTCTTAACACCCGGAGTATTGATCTGAAGAATATCTGCAAGCTGTTGCATTTCTTTTGGTCCGACTTTCTTACCTTTAGCATTAAAATATCCTATCAAAGGACTCACTCCGGCAGGAACGTCTGTTGCACCATCTGGACGATCACTCAGAGAATTTGTCCAGTCCTTCAGATATGCTTTCTTAAATCCCTCAACTGCGGTATATGATTGATCGCTATGGTTTGCGCCGTTTTTATAAGCATATTCCATAGCATCTCTCAGATTATTGCCTGAAGTATCTTTAATGCCAGCTTTATCTGCGTAATCCTTGATCTTCTCATAATGAGAATCCGGCATTACATGAACGGTACAAGTAGCTTTAGCAAGACCACCACCGCCAATAGCAGTAATGATACATTTTCTTGTTTTAGACTCATCACGCGCCATTAAACCGTTCTTATCAAGACCTGAAGACACACCACGAACTGTACCATCAGAAGAAACTTTCGCAATAGATTCATCAGAACTTTTCCACTCAATATCAGAGTGTTCCGGTTTCTTTGGTGACCATGTTGCTTTAAGCTGTTTCTTGATATGACTGTATGTCAGATAAATATCTGTATCACTCAGCTTCAGAGTGTAATCAGTATTAGGTTTAATATTTGTACTTCCAGCAGTCTGAGAAGATCCTGCATTATTCATTGCATTATTAAAGGCATTGTTACCGGCAACTGAACCGCCATAAGGCTTACTGGTGTCAATTTTTGTAACGCCTTCCCATGCTTTTGTTGCATTTACAGCAGCAGTATTAAAGTCAGCTGCCTTTGTGATCATTTGACTATAAGTTTGAGAAACTTTCATGCCATACTGATCCATTACGTCGCCCAGATGTTTATAGGTGCTGTCGTAATTTGCTTTTACATTAGAAAGCATGCTGCCAATAATAGCTTCTTGGAAAGCTGCATTTTTCTTAACAGCATCAAGAGTATTGTCTAATGCCTTATTTGCCTCATCTGAAAAATTCTCATAGCCGGTATTTTTCATATCGACTTCATGCTGATGCATTGTATCGGCCATATCGTCTTCTGCATCTGCAAGTTCCGCACGTAATTTCTCAAGACGAGCTTTTGAGGCTGCATTTGATGTTCCTTCAAGTGCAGCAATCTGTGCTTTTAATGCATTGATATCTTTAGTTTTCTTCTTTAGAGTTTTGTCATAATCGTAATATTTCTCTTTAGCAGAAAGAGCATCTTTACGTTTTTCAATATTCTCCTGTAACAGATCGTTCTCTTTAGTAACTTGAGTAGTATACATATCAAGAAGATTCTGTTTAAGATCAGCAAGAGTAGCAGACTCTTGTTGCAAACTTTTAAGCATTTCATCGGTTTTAGTCTTATAATATTCTGGACCAATTGCACCATTTTTATACATTTCATCCAGTTTATTTAATCCCTCACGATAATTTGCTATTTTATCTTTGGTAGCATCAATTTGCTCTTGTACAAGTAAAATATTTGTTAACCCGTTTGTAGTGAATGCACCGTCGTCATTATAGAAACTTTCAGTATCACCAAGTAGTTTTTGTGCTGTTTGAAGTTCAGACACAAGAGTACTAAGTTTTTCTTGAGCTTCTGTAAGAGGTTTGAATCGAAAATCAATTTCTTCCTGAGCTAATTGTTGCATCGCCTCTTTGGATTTAATAATAGAAGCAGTGAGGTTATCATATTCCTCAATTTTCTTCTGCATCTCTTCATTACTCCAAGTTTTTGTTGCAATTTCCTCTGCAAGAAGCTGACGTTTTTCTTCATCAGCGCGAATAATTTTATCATAAGTTTTCAAACGTTCTTCATAATCATTGGCTGAAAGCTGATAATTAATATCATCAGCATTCTTTTTATAACTAAGAGAAGCGTCCTGCTTGTCACCAGCTCTTTCCCAACGATCAATTTGCCATTGCTTTAAGTTCTCTCTGGTTTCTTCAAGAGCAGCTTTAGCTTCTTGAATGTGTGTATCAGCCTCAACAATAGACGTGTTCAAATCAGTTAGATTTTTCTTCATTTCCTGATAAGCTTTATCTTTTTTGTTATGACCATTCACATTAAGATAATCTGTCATGCTTTGCTGAACTTTATCTCTTTCTTTTAACATCCAGTCTTTCTGATATTGAGCATAACTTACTTGTTTTTTAAGATCTTTCCAATATACCGAACCGACTTTTTGAGATTTTCCGCTCTTTATACGATTTTCAGCTTTAGCTGCATAATATTCCTCTTTAGCTTTACGCTTACTGATGATCAAATCATAGGAATCGTAAACATTATCAACTTTAGATTTAGCTAAATCAAGTTCCTGAGTTTTCTTATCTCTATATTTTTGAACGGCGTCAAGATACTTGTCGTACCACTGTTTATATGCTTCTACGGCAGCTTTCTGATTTGCATCCAATGTTTCTATATTAATAGTGCCATCTTGAACTTTTTTCTTCAGAGCAGGAGTAAGATATTTGCTTACTTCGCCATTGTTTGCAACTTCTTCTGACTTCCTTTTATAAACAGAGATGCTTTCTTTAGCAGCCTTGATTTCTTTATCTGTATTTTCAAGAGCTTTATTATAATACTTTTGAGCTTTTGTATAATGACTATAATCACTTTCGGCAAGATCTGTGTACCTAGAAGTTATACGATCAAGACGATCCATAGCAACTTCAACCCAATCCATAGCATTATCATTCAGCTTCTTGATTACATTTTGAAGAGCTTCGCTTACTTCATCAGCCGCGTCACTTGTATCATCACTATTGTTTGATACCGCATCTGTATTATCTTCGATTGCATGTTGAAGACCAGAATTACCGGAGTTACCAGAATTTCCAGATCCGGCAGATTTAACAGTTGCAGCTCCGCCTTGGAAGTGGAATCCCGGAGTATTACCAGCAGCAGCATAGGCTTTCATAACGCCTGGAGAAGTAACAGTACCACTTGCATAAGCTCTGGCATGTCCTTGAATAGCTCCGTGTTTAAGAAGAGCATCAGTTTGAGTAGCAGAGAATATAATGTCGCCCTTTTTCAGGTTCTCTATATGAGCACCGCCAGGAATTAAACTCCAAACACCATCACGAACAATTGATTCAGCGTGACCGTTGATATCCACTTCATTTACAAGAGCTTGCTGATCTTGTTTAATAGCAACATTCGTACCACTTGCATGAGCCGGTGTAATATTTAAAACATTGTAAGCACTTCCAGTAGATTCAGCTTTGAACGTACCAGTTGAACATGCAACTGTTTTACTCAAACCACCACTTGGTCCACCTGAATTTATCCAATTAACAGTTCCGGTAGCAGTGAATGAAGTTTGAACGGCAGAAATATCATTTCCCCAATGAACAGTACCATGAGAATAATGTTCGGTAGCAGCATAAACATCTACTAAACCTGTCTCATTAGACCATTTTACTTTTCCTTCGCTTTTTTTCTCTTCAGCAAGGTAGGCATCTACTTCGCTATGTTCTGGTTTGAAAGTTACAGTTCCTTGGCCTTGTTGTTCTTTTGTTAATGCTTGGAATTGAGTTTCGTCAATTTTAACCGATACAGCAGGTGTATCACCTGATAAAGATTCCAGACTTGAACGTAGTTCATCGATTTTAGCTTTACCATCTTCGGTATTGACATCTACGTCCAATTCAGCTTTTTTAGCCAACTCTTCGTCATTAAGAGATAATAACTTATCAACATCACCGGTTTTATCTACTGCAATCTGAACATGCATTTGCATTTCACGTTGATCAATCATAGATTGAATTGCTTTATATTCAGATGAATCTACGTCAAAATTTACTTTAATATGCTCTAATTCACCAATTTGTGATTGTAGTTCATCTACAGATAATCCTTCCGTACTACTATCCACATCAAATGAGAGTTTAATATTCCCATCTGCTTGCATCTGACGCAATGAAGCCATTCCATCCTGAGTGGCTTGATCCAATTCGTCAAGCCCGGTCATATCAACATTAGGATCAATATTAACAACACCTAAAGCTTCAAGAGCCGGTAGAAGAGCAGTCGCCTGTTCTTTTGTTAGCCCAAATTGATCTGAAAGTCCCTGAAGAGCATCTTCAACATTACGAATACCCTGATCTTCAGATTCATAAGCTCCATTGCCTAATTCAATCTGGTTTGCTTCATTCCATTGATCTTTATCCAATGAATTAACAGCATCAATAACGTTCTGTAATGCTTCACTTTTCTGTTCCTGAGCATCTTTAATCTTATTAACCAATTCAACATCAGAATCTGTATAATTTCCAGTGTTACCACTTTCAATTCCTTCATTGACATCCTGGAAGTGTTTGATTTGTGATCCTTTAGCTTTCGCTTCATAGCCCGCAATCAACTGATTGTATGCATCTTCGTCGACTTCGAAATTAGTTAATTTCAAACCAACTTTATCGGCCTGCTCCTGAATGGCCTCTATATATTTCTTACCTGCATCAGAATCCGGATTAATGTCCTGATCCTTCATTGCCTGATTCAGCTCATCAATGGCGCCTTTGGCATCCTTGATATCCTGAATCTTACGATCAACAGTACCATCTTTGAAGTCAGATATAGCCTGAGTAATACCAGTTTTTTGTGCAATTAAATTGTCAATAACTGCTTGTTGATCGTCCAGAGCAGACTGATCTGCACCATTGGCTTTCAGTTTTCCCATTTTAATCTGAGCATCAATGAGTTTATCGTCAATCTCTTCAGATTTCAGGGCACCTTCTTCAAGAGAAGATACAAAATTATTTGTATCGCCGTAATCTTTCAATCTACCAAACATAGATTCGAATGATTCAAGACTCATACCCATCGCATCTGCAGCTTCTTGAGTATCAGTGAAAGAGTACATCCATTGCTGATTTCCATCCTCAAGAGTTTTGTAAGTAGCTAATCCCTTAGCCTCAAGATCGCTTAAAAATCTCTTTGGACCGGAAGCATCATCAGTGTAATAATTCTTAAGTTTGTTGTAGTTCTCAATGAAATTATCAGCATCTTCAAAACCATTCTGAGAGAAATATTTTGCAGCTGCTTTAAACTGAGGAGTACCAACTAAGCCTTTATCATACAGATCTTTTGCATTATCCAGATAACTCTTAGCTGTAGTATATTCATTGCCTTCAGTAGAAAGATTGTCAGCATTAACCATAGCTTGGAAATCAGAGAACTGTTTTGCCGCCTCCTGATACTGAGCAAAATACTGTGCCTGCAGATTTTTAAGATTTTCTAATCCTTGCTGAGTATAATCTTTGTTACCTGCTGATAATTGATCCTGATAATCCTGAATCCGTTGTGCAAAATCAGAATTCATGAATTCATTCTGCTGTTCCAGATAATCCTTCATTCTTTCTGTATTGATTTTCAAACCTTTTGCAGTGCGATCGAATACATTATCAACATGAGCATCTTTTAGATCACTGAATTGTGTTCTAAGACTATCCATAGTATCAGATGTAAGACCTGTTTCTGTCTGCATTTCGCTAATAGCTGATGTAAGAGCGGTAACAGTGTTCTGCATATCAGTTACTGGAAGATTAAATGCTGTTTTTTCCCAATCGGCCTGAGAAGCCTTCATGTTCTCAATAGACATGTTAGCTGCCTGAATTTGATCCTGATACTGCTTGATCTGTTCGTTATCTTCATCAGAAAGAGGAGATAGACCTTTGCTATTTTTCAAAGCATCGATACTATTCTGATATTCCTGAATCTGATTATTCAAATTCTCAATCTGCTTGTCCCCATTTTCGATTAGATTGGTGTAATCTGAAGCAGTAGCTTTCATATTATAAGCAGATTTATTATTCAGTCTTGTCTGCTGATCGGAAGCATCAGTCTGAAGACGAGTTAGTTCTTTTGAGAGATTATCCAGATTTTTAGCTGAAGTATCCAACTGAATCTGTACTTTAGTATCTTCAATTTTGGATTTCCAAGTTTCCCAATCTGCATTCGCCATTGATGGATCAAGTGACAATTTCATAATTGCTTGCATTGCCACTTTGTCGTCTCCATATTCTGAAAATAATTGGTTTATTAATGAAGCTGATTTAATAGGGCCAATAGAGTCCCCCTTTAAATTACTGATAATAGTGTCTTTTGTATGTTTACTATTACTAACATCGAAATTGCTCAGATCCATAGTATCCATAATACTCTGGATATATTTATTTGCGGCAGCAAGTTCTTTCGGATCAGTTACATCTTTTACAGAATCTCTGATTTTACCAATAGCGGTACTTGCTTTATCAAATGTCAGTTTCTGTAATCCCTGTTGCAGGTTATCAGTTTCTGTTGCAAGTTCCGGGAATTGTTGAATAAGATCGGTGATATCAGAATTCTGGAATGTACCAGATTTGATTGAATCCATTGCAGATTTAATATTTGACATATCTGTCTGGAAATTGTCAGTTATTGTGTCGAGATCAGTCGCTGTATCTTCAGCGGAGTTTTTGAAGAGAGAGGAGAATGGCGTGGATATTGGATTAGTCTTTTCTGCGGCTACCTGTGCTTGATCAAAATTTGATTTAACAGTTTCTAAATTCCAATCGTATTTTTTGGCATTAAGATTCTGAGATGTATAATAATCCCAAAAATTTTCAAGCTCTTTATCTGATTTATCTTTAAAGAAATTATATAAACCATCTTTATATGAAAATTCATCTTTAAGGTTTTCTTTGATACCATTAATATTTTTTTTATCAGGATTAGCTACAGACATAATGTTGTCAGCTAATGTTTCCGCACTAATTCCAGCTTTATCAAGTGCTTCTTGTAAACCATCTATTTCGGATATTTTATTTAAAATATCCTCTTTTTTCCCAGAAGCTCCTATAGAAGTAAGCCGATTTTCCACATCTTTAAATTTATCTAATGCAAAAATATTATTAAGTTTATCAGTTGTGGTATCTGAAGCTCCTGTAACTTTATTATAATAATCAATTATAGAAGCTACTCTGTCTGCAGTTTTTTTTGTTGTTGTGTCTACAAGATTTCCTTGATCATCCCAAAAACTCTCGGAATTTTTTGAAATATCTGACATGTTATCGGATAAATCGCTTTCTAATTGAGAAATATCTTCATTAAGCCATTTTAACTTACGTTCTTCCTTTTGATATGCCGAAAAATAAGAATCACTTTGTTTGGAACGATTATTTATAATTTCATCACGTTGTGATTTAAGTGAATCTAATTGTTTAATCATATCAGATGCCTGGTCTAGGTCATCTTGATAAATCAATTTTTGTGAGTCAGTAACTTTATTCTTTTGTTTTCCGGCATAATTTTTGTGATAACTACTTTTATCTAATGTTTTTTGTGCATCTAAAGCTTTTTGTTTTTGAGACGCGCTAACAACATTTTTTCCAGTAGACACCTGGCTATCTAATAGTTGATTTTCTCTTTCTAATTTATTTTTTTCGGCTCTTTCTTCAGAAGAGAGATATTGTTTTGCATTAAGTTCCTGGATACGTTCTTTGTTTGTATCATATTGAGTTTGCAAAGAAGTGAGTTCTGATTTTGCATTATCATACTTATCAGAAGAGTTTTTATAATTTTTATCAACAGTATTATTTGTTAGAATATTATCCCATGCTAACTTCCCGGCAACAAATGCTCCTCCAATAATTGCTGCAATAGGTAATATAGATTTCATTACAGAAAGAAAGCCTACAGCAGCTGCCTTAGTTGTAGCGAATGCTCCGGATATTCCAGATACAGCAGCGGAAGCTTCTGGTGCAGCAACTTCTACAGATGATAAAGCATTTGACATTGCTAACCCTGCGGCGTTTGCGGCAGATTCAGTTCCTCCATATGCAGATTGTAACATAGCTGTTAAATTAGCATCGCTTAGTCCTGTTCCAACACTGGCCTTAGCTAAAGCTGCAGCAGCTATATCTATATTTCCAAAAGATAATAAAGAATCATTTACATTTTTTAATGTTCCCTTATTATTTAATAAATCACTTAATGCACCAGTTAAAGCAGAAGTTTTTCCGATTTTACTTAATGACATGACTTATTTATTATGATACAATAAGATAAAATATTAAATAAAGGAGTAACAACATTTATGGCTCTTATTCATTGTCCGGAATGTAATAAGGAAGTATCAGATAAAGCTGAGATATGCGTACATTGTGGTTATCCAATTTCAAAGTGGATAAAAGAAGAAAATTCAGGTTCGTCACAATCTAACGAAGATATTAAAGATGATAACCCAAATAATATTTACTTATATAGAGAAAAAGAATATAACCTTACTGAACTGGTCGATTATATAAAAGAAAACACATATCCAGATGTGGAAATAAATTCTCAGACTTGGGTAGAAGCTAGACATATTCTTAGGACATACATATCTATTGGAAAAGAAGAAGATCTTTTAATAAGCTACATACATAAATATAGAATGTTAGGAACAACAAAAGATAGAAAGAAATACTATGAACATAAAAAGGCTCATGTATCTCATACTCAATTTAATTATGTTTCGGCGTATTCCAATAAAAATAATATATATAACCCTTCCCAAAACGTCGTTCGTTGTCCTCGTTGCGGTTCCACATCAGTCACTACAGAAGAACAAGGTTACGGACTTTTCGGATGGATTGGTGCATCTCAAAAGAAGAATCTCTGCCAGAAGTGCGGTCACAAATGGTGGCCAGGAAGGTGAGGTGATAGTGTGGGGAACCATATATGGGGTAACATATATTTATATTGTTGGGAAAATAAAATTGATTTCCGTAAAGTATTTGACAAACTTCGCGATACGGAATTAGAAGCATATAAAGAGGGATGCAATCAATTTATGATCCCCTTTAAGACTACAAAATATGAATCGCTTAATAGAAGAAAATTGGTTGGGTCTACATTAGAAATTGATGTAGATATATTAACATCTTGTTTTCATATTCCTCTTGAAGAAATTTTTAAGCCTCAGAATTATCAAAAAAGACTTATTGAATTAATGAAATCAGTGGAACGTGCTTGCAACTATTATGCAGAACATGAATTCATTCATCGCGATGGAGAATTAAAATTTCATATTACATACGATACTGTTTTTGATGAAAATTATGAATCGTTGGATAATATTTCTATAGAATATTATTTCACAAAATATTACAATGAAGACACTCGTTCTTTTTATTATAGTATATCTGTAGATCTTATAAATGCTAAATGGGCAGCTGCTTATACTGATATTAGCATGGCATATTATAATCTTAACGATCCTATTTATTTTAGAGGAATTTGTCTATACAATGGAGATTCGCCTATTATTGCAGAGTATTTTCATAAAATTGCTAAATATGATACTTTTACAGAATATAAGTATGAAGAATTTCCTGGTAAAAATAATATTACCTGGATCTCCCGTACTGATGAAATTCTTTCAGAAGTATATAGTGATGACTATCAAATTATTGATTACAAAAGTATTGTTGTAAAATCCGCAATACGCAAATGTGATAATGAAGAACATCATACGAAAATTGTAAATGGTATTTTCTTTACAATATCATGTAAGACTGGAGAAATAAAAACTAAAATAATTCCTCTAGTGTATTGTCAAGAATGTAATGCATATTTTATGTATGATTATGAATATGATGCTTTGCGCATAGAAGGAAGACCTCTTTGCAAAATCTACAATCACTTACACCAAGTTGGTTCAGCAGATATATTCTCACAGTTAAGTACAGAATCCATTTTTAAAGTATGTGGTTATACAGTTGATGCAAATGAAGGGTTATCAGATGCAGCCAGACACAACCTTTTAGATTTCCTTATTAATAGGAAAATTGTAACGGTTTTACAAACATTAAATTTTCTGCAATGGCTTATCAACAGTAGAAAAAATAATCAAAATATGTATAATGCTGTACAAAAATGGGAGAGTGATTTTTCTTATATAAACGAAAGGCGCAACTCTTCACAAAATGTTATAGTTGTGTAGTGGTGGCCAGGAAGGTGATTAGCAATATCCATCTACATGATTTAATGCAGCAATAACTTGATTATTTGCATTATGGGTTTTATTATTAGATAAATAATCATCTACTGTAGGATATTCTATATTTTCCTGCTGTTGTTTTAACTCATTTGTAACCATTTGTAATATTTTATATGATTCATTATATGTACAATTGCTTTCATGAAGCAATTGCGTAATATCTACAACAGTTGATAAAATTTTATAATTTGTATTCATTTTTAATCCTTTCTTATGGAGGTAATAAGTATGACGTTAAATGAAGAATGTGTAAGAGATGTTTTGATTTACTGCAAAAACAATATTGATTATCGAGAATTGCAAGATGGTTCATTTTCTCTTATACCTGTAACTTTTAAACAATTATTAGCATCGCCATTAAATCAGACATATGACGGCAAAGATATTATGTACACCGTCATGAAACTTGAAGAAATTGGATTTATTAAAATTTCTAATAGAAATCCTAAGGCTTCTCCATATATTAATGAGTGTTTAATAAATGAAATTACATATGTAGGACATAAATTCATTGATGCTACTGAACCAGAACCTGTTTGGGATAAAACTAAAAATATTGTTGGTAAAGTAGGGAATCATACTCTTGAATTTGTTGAGGGTGTAGCGCATGATGTAGCTGTAGAATTTGCCAAAGTTGTAGCATTTAAACAAGGATAATTGTCAACAAAGTCGGCTACATTGGGTACAACCTAATCGTGTTTTACGGAGAGGACAGTTACGGCAAACCGCAGAAACTGATACAACATATAAATCAGTTGGATTTTCTCTTAAGCGCGCAGCCAAAGGAGATTCCAGAAGCCCCAAGACGGCAAATTGGTTTTCAAACTGAATCTGAGACGGAATAATAATGTTATTATTTTTTGTTAAGCTAATCATATAAACACCTACTTTCAGAATGGAGTACATATGTATACTGGAAATTATAGCCCAGAAGAAATCAATAGAATAAAAAAGATTATAGAAATCGGTGAATCTCAAAAACAAATTAAGCAATCATTTTGGGATGAAATTAATACTCCAGATGTTCTAAAATTAAAAGAAGAATCAAATACTCTCTGGGAAGATTATCGAATTGTCGATAAAAAACTTCTAAGGAAAATTCTGGTACATAATAATGGTTTATCAATATCTGATCCTGATTATATAAGCCTTAGTATAAGAATGATTGGACACATAAATTCAAATCTTCCAGACGATTTTCAAGAATTAATTTCTGTCTCACAAAGCAAATATGCAAAGTATAAACCGGTCAAAGATATTTACACGAAAGCATTACATAAAAATATTGCAAATTTATCATTAACAGTTACTCCTGAAAATAGTATATCAATGAACTCGTATGGAAGTACACGATGGGTATTCACAGAATTTTATTGTTCCTGTAAACCATTTTTAATTCTTGACATATGTGGATGTGAAGTTATTGTCATCCAAGATATTTTTCCTGGTAAATATTGCCAAACAGAATATTCTATTACAATGTCAGATTTGAAGAATAGGTCAGATTATGAAATAGAAAATAAAAAACAGAATTTTCTTGACAATTTTAGGAAAGAATTTGATCCATATAGAAAAAATTTATATTCATCTCCGTTTTATAAAAAACCTGTGCCACAACCTTTTGAAAATCTCTATACACTTTATGCACAAACTGATTCAGAAGAATACGGTAGAACAAGGCGATATTTAATCATCGGATGTATGACATATGAAAAAGAATGAACTTACGTTCTGACTTTACAACAATAAAGTCTAGTGATATATTTACTAATTGTAGGATAGCCGAGAGTGTGCCTCGGCTTTGCACACACCTACAATCATAAATATCAAAATCGGATGTTCTGTCCGAAATCAAAATCCACTTATATTTACTTTAGCCATATGGCAGAAGGGAGGTGGAACATGAAGAAAGAAGAACATCAATTTAAGCTTGCAAAGATAGCAATTAAAAGATTCTTTACGGTTTTAGTATTACTTGCAGCTTTATGGATGGTGTTCCAGCACAATCCAACAAAACTCGTGACATCAATAAACCTGAAAGAACAGAGCATTGATATTAATTGCGAGTTTGCAAGCGAGACACCGGAGAAGTAGAAATACAACTCTGGTAGTGTGGGGTGAAACCCACACAATTAAAGTTTTAAAGGTTAAATTTCAATAATTTAAAATTCAAAGCTTATCTTACAGACACTGCGCTTGATCACCGCGGTGTCTTTCTTTTATCAAATATAATTTCTCTCTTTCGCATAAAGCGATTCGGCAGAAGAGAAGTGCCGCTCATGGAACATTCATTAAAAGTATATATAATATACTCCGAGGAAGGGTGCTCTCTCTACTCCTCCTGATTATTAATATGTTTCCCTCGTCATTACTTGCGTAATTGTTACTAACGTTTCACATATGACTAAATCGTAAATCAGGTTGGTACGTGCGTTGTCACGAGCTTTCGCCCACTTCACTATGCGATCAGCATAGAATAGTGAATTCGACGTATTAATCCTCTATTTATTTTAAGTCGCTATTCTCCACACATTGATATGAATCTCTATGTAGATAGGCTCATTGTTAAAAATCGGAAAATAACGTGTAACCCTTAGATTTTTGGGTCAACCTACGACTGTTGCAAGACCTCCACCATTCAGGAATTTTAATCCTGCCATTGTTGCATTTTTTACTGTCATTGCTGCAAATACAGCAGTAAGTAATGCCGGTATTGGTCCAAGTGTTTTTTCAAGTGACGTAAATCCTTCTGTTAAACTATGTACAAATTCAAGAACACCATTTACAGTACCTGAATTATAGAAATTAACCCAGAAATCCTGCATCTGTGTTTTAATTGCTTGTAGTTTACCAGCGGTTGATTCCATGTATTTTTCCTGGTTAGCTTCAGCATTACCATTTGCGGTTGTTGCTTCCTCTGCCAGTGACATGGAGTCTGTGAATGCATCAAGCATACTTTTAAACTTGCTGGTCTGACGTGTCGTCATATTGATGTAGTTCGCAACACTACATGATATTGTTAAAAATTTTCTCCTTTTATTCTTCTATTAGTGCTCCGTATTCAACCAATTTATCAAATAAAATATCTTCCATATAAATTTGATCCCAAAATGGAATACGGATTAAATTAATCTTATGATCTTGGCAATATGTGTCTTTGATATTATCTCTTTTTTGAGTATTTATCATATTTTCATATGCAGTCTCATATGTCAAAGTTTTGCCTAACATAACTGGTTTGTAATGAAATTCCCCATCATATTCAATTGCGATATTAAAATCTTCAATATAATAATCAAATGGTAGAGGGTTTTTATCTCGACAATCTGAAAATCTCTTTTGTGTGTCATAATTAATATGCCATTTATCTAATATGTCACCAATCGCACTTTCAAAAAATGTCTTTTTGCAATACGGACAACCAAGACATTTAGACAAAGTATATCCTTCTTTTACTTGAACCCCTTTGTCTTTATGTACATTGCAAATGTAATTTACATAAGTATAACCATTTTCGTGATAATGTGACACGTATGTAAAATTATGTCTCTCACATTCATTTTTCCAATGTTCCGAATTAAATACTTTATTTTTCAAAGTGCGTTCTCTGCCACAATAATAGCATCCTCTACCACGCAATAAATCACAGAGTTTAATTTCTTGAACACCTTTATCCGAATGTTTTTTACAAATATACTTCATTTTTGTTGTATAATTTTTATATGTCTGATCAATAAGAGTATATCCTTTTTTATCGAATATCTCTTTTACTTCGGAATAAGAATATTCCTTAGTATTACGCATGATTTTTTCTTTTCGTATTAAATTTAAACGTCTTCTTTTAGTTATAATTGCACCTTTGGTGGTGCCAATATTAACAGCTAATTCTTCATCAGATTGATTTTCCCAATTATTTTTTAAGTATTCTTCTTTTTCAGAAGTCCATTTCATATATTATCACTCCATTTATTATCAATTTTTTGCATAAAAAATCGCCAGTGCTTTAAACAGCATTGACGTTTTTTCATATTTATATGTAGTCACTTCATTTATTGTTTTTACAAATGAAGGCTTTATACCAATACTCCATAAATACTCCTTTTCAGGTGTATATTGAGTAGAATATTCTTTATCAAATTTTTTCATATTTTTAATCATTTAACAATATCCTTATACTTTCGTATAAGACCAGACTATTTCTTCATCTACCGACCTTTACGGTTTAGAGTGTCCTTTTCGATTTAAGGGATTTTCACCCACGCCATTTGCGATTGCGCCCTACGATTGTTGCTATAGATATTCAGGATTTCCACCTTTATTCTCTTGTCTATAGCTCGACGAGAATCTAGTCGTTGAACGTTCACCCTCGACTCAAGTACCGTATGATCTACGGGATACGTTAGGGTGCTTCGCTGCATGAACAACCAATCCTTGCGTTTTCAAACCTTCATAATCTAGTTTCCTGATTATTGTGGTGCAAGGCTCTAAGGTATTACCTGCAATTAAAATCATTCCAGTATGAATTTCTTCATACACAGTCCACATTTAGGCTGCTACATCGAATGCGATCTTGGCTTGCTGTGCATCAGTTAAATCGTCCCACTTATCTTTAAGCTCAGACATAACAGTAATGATACCACGATCAGATCCATCCGGATTATAAACATCTACACCTATAGCATGCAAAGATGCAGAAGCATTAGATAAAGTTGCATTGTCAACTTCGTCGGCATATTGTGGCATTTTACCGACTTTTGTAGTTCTTGTGATAATTGTCTTCAAAGCATTACCAATTGAAGATCCATCTTCACGAGTTCTTTCTGATACTTTAGCAGTAATAGCTGCAAGCTGTTCATATGACATACCTGCATCATAAGCAACCTGACCGGAAGCCTGTACAGCATCAGAAATAATTTTGATACCTTTAGCGTAATCAATTCCCACACTTCCGGAAACTTTATCCAGAACATCGACAATATGCATAGAGGCATCAGCAGCAGTAGTAGATCCATCTTCTAACATATGGAACTGCTGTAAAATACCCTGTACCTGATCGGCAGCAGTAGAGGCATCAACGCCACTTAAGTTACTTAAGATAGCAGTTGGCCTTGCTGTTTGCTGAATTTCAGAAGCAGTAGTATTCATGTTTGCATAGATTTTATAAATGTCCATAGTATTATCCAAGGACATCGATAAATCTTTTGCCATATCAATTGCAGAAGTACCAAGATTCTGTAATTGATCCGGCGATAAATTCATTGTGTAACTAATATTTGTTAAGTCTTTTTGGAAATTTAAGAAATCATTGAAGCCTTGTTTGGCCTGCTGAATTGCTTTCATGGTTACCTGGAAATAAGAAACATAACTTGCAATATCTGCAATAGCACCTTTAAAGTTTCCTGATACCATTCCTTTAATAGAAGTTCCGAATGAAGACATCCCGGTTGATGCTTTGGAGGCAGTACTAGATATAATGCGCATTGCATTTCCTGCTTTTTCAAGATTACCAGTTAAAGTAACAACATTACCAGATATATCAGCAAATTGCATCTTTACTTGTCCGGTAGTTTCATTGATAGATGAAGAAATCTTAGATGTTAATCCGATAGAATTAGCGTACTCTGTAAGCATTGTTTCAACATCTTTTGTATCTTGTACCAGTCCTTTTGTTCCTTCTAAATAAGTTCCTTTGCTATTTGTTTTATCGTAATTTTTAGCAACTTTTTGAAAATCTTGCATTTTAGATGCTAATTCAGAAATTTCATCTTGAGCTTGGCTAGTATCAATTTCTTTATTATGGAACTTGGTTACAATATCATTATATGATTCAACAAAACCATTTAATTTATCCGTATATGCCGAAACCTTACCAGAAGAATTTTCTGCCTTAGTTAAACTATCAAAAGCTGTTCCAAATTCATTTGCAAATTGAATAAATGAACTTCCTTTAAGAGAATCAAAAGTTTGATAAAAATCTTGCATTCTATTTTTGAAATTGCCAAGATTATCGGCTCCATTCTCAAATGTAAATGCGCTTTCTAATTTCTCTTTTAATGAAGCAATACCATCCGGAAGATTCATAGTATTCTGCATATGCTTGAGAGAATTTTCAAAATCATTTATTTGGCTAGATAATGACTCTTTTAAATTTCCTAGAATATTATTTCTGTCAAGATCGGAGGCATTTTTTATATCTGAAATTAAACTATCTGAATCAATATTTTTACCAGAATTTTTGATCTGTGCTTTTAATGCTTCATATGTAGCCTGAACACCATTACGCTGATTCATTTTTTCAGTATATTCTTGTTCAGAATAATTTTTATTGCCAGCCATTTTATATAAATCATTGCTAAGTTTTCTCTGACGAGAATATGCCTGAGTCATTAAAGTAGTGATTTTATTTTCATAATCTGACATACTCTGCTCAGAATCGGTAAATGCTTTCTCATAATTACCAAAAAGCAACTGATTCAGTACACTATCAGCATCATCCTTATTATTCTGGTATGTATTTTTCTTGAATTCGTCAACATTTTCTTTGAGCTTTTTTATATTTTTAAATCTATCAGTAAATCCAGAAATAAAATCATCACTTGAAATTTGACCTTTTGCACCTTTTGCTTCAAAGCTATACAAATCCTGCATAGCAGATTTTAGTTCTTTTACTTTTTCAATAGCTTTGGTATACTGTTCTGTAAATGCTTCTTTATTATTAGCTTGGATAGTCTTTTCATCAAATCCAGATACGTCTGCCTGAGCTTGTTTCATCTCACGAACAACTTTGTCATAATCTTCAACATTTTTTCCAGCATTTTTTAATGCCTCAGAATTCTTTGACACAAAGTCATTTTGAGTTAACTTCTCAAATGCATCATTTGCTTTTTTGGCTGCCTCAGCTGTTTCAGTAATTCGATTTCCAATTTCTGTGTATGTATCGCTACCTTTAGAATATTGACTTTGTTTTTTTTTATATCCAAGCAATTCTGCATTAAGGGATTTTACTTCTTTTGCCTTATCAATAGCATTGTCATATTGTTTTGCGATATCAGAATTTTTGATGGCATCAGCCTGCTTTTTAGATGCAGTAAGTTGAGCCTGAGTTACTTTCATATCGCCTTGGATTTGCTTCAATCCAGATTCTGTATAACAAGTCTTAAGATGTTCTTTTAAAGTAGAAAATGAGTCAGCGGCTTTTTCACCAACGTCTCCAAGTTTTTCTGCATCAGCAATATATCCATCCAGTTTAGCAGAAGTAGATTCAAAATCTCTATTTAAACCAGCTAATGGACCAATCCATTTACCGTTTTCGATACTTCCGGTAAAATTATCAGAAGCATTTTTAGTACCAATAACAACATTTTGCTTCCCGGTCAATCCCTGTTCCAGATTATGTACATAATTCAAAGCAGATTCACGAGCCTTATTTGAATCAAACTGCTCGTTAATATCTGTGATTTGCTTCTGAACATTCTCTAACCCAGCAGGAGTAGTAATAGTAGATAAACTTTTTTGTATACCCTGAAGTTTTCCAGCAGCAATAGTACCAGCCTGTCCAAGAGATTCTATATCTGAAATCTGTTTAGAAATATCCGTATTTAGTGTATCTTTTTTTACATTGAAATTATCACGATTTGTTTTACGAGTTGCAGATAGTGATCTGGCAGATTCAGCAGATCCTTTTCGAAGTGCTTGAGTAAAGTTCTGATACATATAATTGTTATCAGGAAGAGATGCATTTAATCTTGCAATTCTATGTAATTCAGATAAGTCTTGTTGATCAGATTTGATATCATCTTGCAACTTCTTAAGAAGATTAGGATTCTGTTTATCAGTGGATTTATATTTCTCCGTATCAAGCTTCGCATAATTAGAGTTAATCTTTTTACTTAATTTAACAGCTTCTCCCTCAAGTTTCTCATAACTATCATAATATGCAATAGCATTTTCATATCCCTCAGCTAAGAGATTACCATTAGCATCGAACTGTTTTTTATATGTCTGAGTAAGTGTGTATATAGTTCTGTTGGTATCTTCATACACTTTAATATATTTCTGAGCATCACCAAATTCTTTCTGAGAAAGCTGTTTTAAACCATCTAATTCTGGAGGAGTAACAGGGGTTTTTGTTAAATTAGAATTACTATTCTTTAATTTAGGAGCAGAAACAACTTTATATTTAGGAGAAGTAGGAGTTTCTGGAATTTTCGGTTTACTAACTTCTTCTGATGATTGTCCCTTTCGATCCACTTCAAGAGCTGGTTGGGATTTTGCTTTAGATTTTTTTTTCTCAGAAGGTTCCTGAATGGACGGAATTCCTTTTAAAGTAAACCCTGAATGTCCATCTGTGCGAACCATATCTTCAAGTTGAGTTGCTTGATTTTCAACATCTTTGATGATTTGTACAATTTCATCAGTATCTCCATTTGATTTGTTACGATTATTATACCGCATATCATTTACAGCAATAATTTTTCGAGCCATTCCATCGAGTGAATCAAACATCTTAGGATACGCATCTCTTGTATAACCTAAATCATGCAAAGAATCCTTAATTCCGAAAATTTGTCTACTTGTATTATATGCATGATCATATAGTGATTTAGCTTTTAATATACTGAAAGGATCTTTACCAGTGATATTTTTAAAACTTGACGCAGGAAGTTGTGCTGCCAGCATCTTTATATAAGTCGTTCTGTAATTTTTACGAGCATTAGCATATTGAAAAGGAGATTTTCCATTTTTATATGCTTCTTTTTTATCAATATATTCATCATATGCCCGCATTAATTCGCCTTCAAGAGACCCTAATTGATCAAGTAATTCTTGATCTTCTTTTTCTTTTGATTTTGCAGGTTTAGATGTTGTTGTCTTTGAAACTTTTTTTGCTTTCGGCTTTGTAGGTTGAGACTTAGATTCATTAGCGGGAGCAGTAGCAGGAGTAGATGTAGAAGCATCTTTCTCTTCAACATCTGTCTGAGCAGGAATAGACTCTTTCTTTTTAACAGTTCTTTTTCTTGTTGTCTTCTTAGGAACTGATTTTTCTTCTTTGTTTTCTGCAGCTTTCTGTTCTGTTAATTGTTTCTGAACAGCCTGCTCAATTGCTTTTTGTTTTCCCCCTGCATCAATATCTTTATCATATTCTGATATATCAGATAGAAGAGCTTTATAAAATTCCTCATTGTTTATACCAGATCCGCCTTTAGCAAGATATGTTGACATAAGACCAATGAATTTATTTTTTCTTCGTGTCTTTAATGAATCGTTAAGAGTTTCTGCTCTTTTCTTAATATCAGATATACTTCCTAATGCAATCTCACCAAATTGATCATCTGATAAAATATCTTTTTCAAGTTCTGTAAGACTCTTATTTATATACCTATTTACTAATTCAGAATAATCTTTTTTAGAAAGCCCTTCATTTTGTGATTTTTTAAATATGGCATCAAGATGGTTACTTGTAACACCAAGTTCTATCTTATGTGTTTGATTTGCAACGATTTTATCAATATTATCAGAAAATCCTGCTTTATTTAATGATTGATTTAACAGATATTGAGCATAGTTATTTGGATCATAATCTGGATCATTTTTTTTGATACCCATTCCTAATAATCTACGCATTGTTTTAGAAGAGACATTCTGTTCAACAGGAATATTCCTTCCGTTTGTCTCTAATTGTTTATTTAACTGTCCAAATAAATCTGAGGCAATAATAATATTCTTACTTGTTTTTATTAATCCATTAAGTGCTTTATTATAATCTTCTAAAGATAATGAAGCATCAGGAGCAACAAGATTCCCAGATGGAGTAATAAATTTTCCACTTTTAGACATTTCTTTTTTACTGTCTAATAAATAACTACGAAGTCTATATGCACTTTCAATTTGAGCACGTTCATTTTGAGCTATATCGGATAATCCTTTTTTTTTAAGCTCGGTCATCATTGCACTATGTTTACTAGAAGATAACTCAGGGATATTTGGTAAGAATTTATCCAAACTTGCAAGCGATGCCATGGATTTAGCAGTAATTCCCTGAAGCTTGCTATTCATTTTTGTAGCTGCTTTATTAATAACATTATTTAAATCTTTCGCTACAATATCATTAATAGCTTTTTTATTTATTAAGAACTCCACTTTTGCTTTTGCTGTCGGAAGGTTCTGAAGTGCTTTTATTTCAGAGGCATCAAGTTTTAATTTAACTGGGGTCTCGATTGGTTTTGCCGCTTCCTTTTTTGCCGCTTCAACTTCTGACATATCGACTTCACCTTTAACTGTCAGTGTAACTTCCTTTCCGTTAAGTTTATCAAGTCCTTTTTTTAAATCCGCAACATCTTTTATTAAATCTTTTGTGCCTTTCTGTATTCCGTTAGCCATAAGTGTTACATCGGTATCTGTTTTTAATATAATATGATCGCCCATTAATTATCACCTCGTCCCATAAAGCAATCTAAAAAGTTCGTATTTACTTAAATATTTCTTAACAATTTGCACAACATGTTTTTCTTTTTCGTGAGGACTACTATAAGATTTTGCCCAATTTTGCATTGCACGTACTGGAGAGAAAGTTTTTACAGCAGGTCTAGTTTCGTGACTCCATTTATTAAGTGGACCGCGATATTTTGAACCGCCATGATATCCTTGTCTCATTGTTAAATTATATAATCCTGCATTATTTAAATGATGACCTCCTAAATGATCCTCGTTTAAATATATATCTATAGTATGTTCATCTAACATAGTAATATCGGCAGCTGATTTTAAACTATATAATCTATTATAATATAATGGTGAATATGAATTATACCAATTATTAATAATTTGACTATATGCACGTTTAGCGTCTTCGTATATTTTTTTTGTTTTTAAAGCAGAAAGCTCTTTTGCAATTTCTTTTTCTGAAGATTTTAAGCCATTTAAAAGTTCGTCTACAATAGCATTATAATGTTCTAATGTCATAGTAATTGTGGCCATACACATTCACCCCTATATAATTTAATTTATTTTAAGTCAAGTTTAATTCCATTTTCAGTTATATATTTCATTAATTCAGAAATACCTTCATTGGCAAATACACCAACAGTGGTAGCAAATGCTTCTGTATATTTTGCAATATATGCATCAATAGTTTTATTTTCATCATGAAAATTATCCATAAGTAAACCGTTAATAGTCATAAGTTCATTTAATTCATGCTCACCAACAATGGCACAAATTTGATCTAATAAACCATTTTCAAATAATAAATCATAATCTTGAAATGCATTTGTAGTACTATCATCAGTTTTTACTATATTCAATTTTGTATATAAAATAAGGATAGTAGTAGTCATATTGATTTTAGATAAAAACATATCAATATACTGAACCCCGTTTTTTCCAGTGATAATAGATTTATCAAGTATTGTCTGAAGAACAAGTTTCTTTTCTAAAACAGGGCAATATGTTCTCCAAATAATATTTCTAACAAATTCATCTCGCTGTTCATCTGTTTTCAAGAGATTATATCGTCTGATAAACTCTGGAACATCAATTTTTCTTTCAATTGTATCTGAATTAACTTTATTTATTTCGCTCATAATGAATCTCCTTTTATTCCTTATTTTCTGTATGTTCATGTATGATAAATTCAAATTCTGTTCTTGGATTTTCCTTATCGTATCCGGTTTTTAAAGTGAGAGAGTGCAGATGCTTTTCATCATCATCTACAATGGCCCCAGCCTCAGTCAACCCATCTAAAATAAACTTAGGGATTTGATTATCTACGTCATGTCGTCTTTTTGTATTAAAAAAGACAGTTACAATGAGATCAAAATCATCTAACTGCCTATTATCCATTTTATTTATTTTTACCCAGAATTTTACGAATTCCTTCCACTTTTGTTTTAACGCATTCATCTGTATACGTGGTAAGATCATCCAAGTATTAATCGAAGGATGCCAAGGTTTTTCAATAGGAATTTTCTTGGCTCTTGGATGTTCTAAAAAATAATACTTTGTATACAAATCTAATGTCTTTTGATCAATTGTCAATATAATTGATTTATCCATATATTTAAACCTCTTTTACTAATTCATAACTGATAACAACCGGAATAATAATCAATCCTGCATTAGTATCATGAGTGTCATGTTCGTAGTATTTTATTACAGTCTCTGCAATAGCATAAGATGAGCATTTAGTAGCGTTGTCAATATCTGTTACAAAACTGTATTCAATTTTTTGCAATTTCTTTTTGAGATATGTTGGTTTGCCAGAAACAGTAGTAGCAATAACATATCTTAGAACTTGTTTATCTAAAATTTTTTCTTTCATGTAGAGTTCTCCTTTACTCAAGTGTTCTGTTCAGCCATTGCTGATATAAGTCTTTAGTTTCTTCGATAAGAAAGATATAGACAATGATGTCTTTTCCGTCGTCTGTTACACTTGGATACATATCAATAGGAAATACTCTATGTTTTATATATAAATCCCTCTGTTTGGGGTTTACAATTCTACAGACTTCTTTTTCTGTATAGTCTCGTGGTTTTAAATTTGATTGTATTCTCATAATCCTTTTACTCCTTAAAAGTGAAAAAAGGGGTAGTCTCGAATAGTGAGACATACCCCTAAAAAAATCACTATTCAAATACTATTTACGTTTTCTTGTACGCACTGGTTTACGAGTTTCAATTTCCTCGCTGTTTTCTTCGTCAACTACAGAATCCGTCTCAACAATATCTTTTTCTGAGATCTTCCGTAATTTAATATCAGCAGTTTCTTTCTGAATTTTTGCAATCATTTTCTGATTTACTTCATGAAATTTACTGACATCAGACATATCACAATCTTTCATTCTTTCAGAAGCTTCTCTAGCTGTAATGTTTTCAGCATTATATTCTGTTAATGTATTAAAGATTGTTCTGCAATTATCGCTGCAATAAATCTCCATCCATCTTGGAAGATGGTCGAATTCTTCACAGCGACTACAATATGTATATGTTTTTCCGCATAAAATGCATTTCTTGTTATTTTTCTTAACCATGTTTTCCTCCTTGAATATGGATAGTAAAACAGCCGGTATGCTATGACACATACCGACCGTAATTAGAATAATATTATATTATCTAATGATTATTCTTCGTCTTCATCAGCCCAATAAATGTGATAAAGAGCTTTATCAGCAGAGCAGTAATCTACCTGAAGAGATCCAGAGTAAGCAAGCTGTCCGTCAGTTGTCAGAGAGATTTCAATTTCAGGAGATACCTGGAATGATGGAAGTACAATATACACTCCTTTAAGAACGTCAGAATGACATGGATCAACAGCAAGAGCCTTTAAAGTAAGCTTTACTGTCTGTGGGAACTTATCTGCCTTATTAGTAATAGCAACACCAGATTCAACTTCTCTTTCATACATAACGATGTAAGTATCTACGCCTGCAGCTGTAGGTGGTGTAAATTCTCCCCCTTCTGTAAGAGCGTATTTATCTGTTGCAGCAGCAGTATCCTTCTCAAATGCTTCACCCATAGAACCATTTGCGCTGAATGCATTAACTTTTACAGTACCATCAACAACTCCTGTTAATGTTGCTTTTGCACCAGCTTTTACAGTAATAATTTTTGGCATTTTAATTTTATTAGTAGAAGAAGCAGTTCTTTTACCTTCGCCAGACGCAGCGCCAATAACGTTCAGGTTAATCATTGCATTATTTGCAGTAAACTCACCTGTTTTAGCCTTCCAGAAACGTTTGATCAGGTTACCCTGATTATCTGTTGCATCTGTTGAATCAGCACTGATATTAATAGTTGCATCCTGAAGCTGAGTTAATGCATATAATGGATTTCCGCTAAGATCTTCAGCATATCCATACTGAACACGATCAATTACGATATCATCTAATGTAAATCCCATTATGATTTCCTCCTTTAAATTTTTTGTATATAGAAATTAATTTTTGAGAGAAATTTCTCTCATGAAATTAAGTTCATTCTTATCAATCTTTGAAGCGTCAACAAAGCCGCTATAAATACCTTTAAGTAGAGCAGTAGAAGATTCATAAACTTGTAATCTTTGAACACTGTCCATAAATTCAACAATGCCAACTTCGCGTAATTCATTTTTTTTATATTTGAAACCGGGATGATTAAGACAAGTAGATATGAGTGGTAGAAGAGTGGATTTGTAAACATCATTTTTGTGTTGTTCGAAGCTCATGCGATCTTCTTCAATCATCCATTCTTTTGTAGATTTTCCCCTGGCTTTTTCCACTTTTGGGTAAGTGTTGAACATAGCTCTTAAATATGAAGCCATCTGTAGATATGCGGCTTCATCTATCTGAACATTTTGTTCTTCGTTAAGTAAATAAAAAAACGGTTCCCCGTCTTCTGTTTGTGTTTGTTGCAATTGAAATAATTGGAAATTCAAGTCACCGAATAGTAACTTTGTAGATTTTGAGTCTATACTTGGAACAAGCATACAAAATAAAGAAAAGTCAGACATTTTATTCCAATCAATACCAAGATCCCATAATTGCATGCGATACATAGTAGGATTGGCAATAAAAATATTTATAGTAGAATAAATCTTTTTCTCACCACTTTTTATAATGTCTCCTATTGTAGGTTGATTAATTATAATGTCATTATATGTATCATTTTCGATAACAAATGGTTCACCAAAATATAATTTCAGTGCATCAATTTCAGATTCTTTGGAAATTGTCATATTTGTTATTCATTCCTGCATATAAATTATTAGGACATTCAATTTCAAATTTCAACGTTCTACAATAATACCTAGAGTCAATAATATCTCCATAATCATCTATACATTTAAGTTGATTTCCCAAAGAATTCGTCCAACATAAAAGATCTTTTACGATATAACTCAATAAGTCTGTTCGTACAATCCCATATTCGGTATCAAGATCATCTTCATGAACTAAACACATAACTATAAGTGTTTGTATTTTCATAGCCTTATTGTAATATGATGTATCAGTATCATTTATATCAAACATAATAAAATTTAATACTTCTTTATTAATACCATTCAGTTTTAATATAGGAAGAATTTGTTTCTTATCAACTCGTTTATTATATTCAATGATTAAATTTCGCTCATTTAGTTCTTGAGCTGTGGGATTATTTTTATCTGTATATTTATTCAACGGGCGTTTATCTTTTTTTCCTAAAATTTCATTAAGATCAGGATCCTCATTGAATAGTTTTAACAGTTTATCTTTTTTATAAATGATGTCGTTATTTTTCTTATTTTCAAGATCTCGTGTAATATGTGATATATCTCTATTCATCTAATTGCACCTCCACTTCAATAGAAGAATGATTGTCTCCATTATTATCTGTGGCTGATAAATTAAATCTTTTGCCTATTAAACTATGAGCTTTTCCAGGCTTAAGTGATATAGTGACATTATCCATTACAGTCAATTTCATTAATCCTTCATAATATGATTTTTCTTCTTCTGTATATTCGGAATTTTTGTCAACAAGACTAATATTCCATTCAGAAGTAAGATCGGCATAAGGAAGTTTATATTCAAAATATGAATTTTTTCCAATATAAAGAAACTGTTTTGAACGGTCCAATAATGGCTCGATTTCACCATCGTCATTTAGATACATCCATTCAATTTGTGAACTTGTAATCATTGTTTGAGGTTTCTGAATAATCTCTGTTTTTTGATCACCAGAACCTTTATAATAATTGCAAATTCTAAGTTGAACATTATCAACTTTTTTATTCAATTCATCTTGTTTTATGGAAAGTTTAATTACTCCAGAAGGATTAAGATCTATTATTTTTGTGACTTGATAGACTTTTGGGTCAAGAATGTTATTCGTAAGCATAAAACGTTGTTCGTGCATAATAGTACGATCGTCACTAAGTCCTAAATCATATAAATTATTACCATACGCATAATAAATATCAGGAAGCCATGCAGCTGTCAGATTATCAAGCGAAGATGTATATTGATCGTCCCAACGACCGCTTGTGTAACTATTAGCTGATCTATTTGAACCCCAACATTTATATAATTTGTTATCGTAAATCCATTGAAATTTCCAATTACATTTTAATATATTATATCTAACAAAAGCATTCGCATCATCTCTACCGACAATAAACCACAGTTGTGTAATTCTTTCGTCTGGAAGTGAGAGCGGATTATCAAGTTCGTGCCCAGATATGTTAATATCGAAGTCAGTATCATCAGGAACAAACACATAACTTCCTATTGGATAATGTACTTTAGGCCGAAATTGTAAATAATAATCCACTGCATCTTTAAGAATGGAAAGCTTGGCATGACGTTGATATTTAGCATCTTCCCATTTCCATCCATCTTTTGTTAAAATATAAACTCTTTTATATTGTGCATCGGCAGTAAAAGAATTATTCATAATTGCATCAGACTGATTTTTCTTTACCTGAGCTAGATTACTGCCATATGATGACAAATAATTTTTGTACATTTCTGCAGTAACCATAGAATCAACTCCTAGAATTAATTTTGTCTACTAACGAATGCGCATCTAGTATCAATTTTCGGTAAGAACGATAATTAAAATTATCACTTCTTGTCTCATTGAGAGCCGCCTGTAATAAACTCATAATTGCTATAATTTCTACAGGATAGAAGAGAAGAGTATTCAAACCATCGATTTTCTTCATTAAATTGATAAAATATTTTTCAAAGTCAACATTTTTAAATTCATCTTTTGTTTTTGGGTCCTTATATAAAAGAAGCCAAAACATTTCTTTGTGTAATTTTCCCTTATATTCTTCAATTTGTAAATCATCAAAATGTCCGTAAATTGTATCCATTATGTATTACTTCCATCCAGATAACTATTCCATATATAACCTCTATCTTTAATCAAGTTCTTCTGTTCCTTGATTAATGATTTTTTTAAATCTTTTAAACCATTTAAATGATTAGTCTGAGAATAAAATTTTTCCTCAGAAGATCCAAATACCTGCTGAATATTATTCAGGCTGTTAATTTTGGGTGTAATCCATTCAATTACCATACCTATACCTAAGATATCAGTTATAAATTCTGCATCAAAATCATCATCAACAGAATATTTCATTATATATGTCAATTCCTGAACTGTATCTCCAAGTTTCAATTCAGAAAAAAGTCTTCGAATATAAGGTTTATTTATTGATGCATGTAAATATTCCGGCATAAAAACCGCACTTACATCATCTTCACGATATTGTAAGATATCATAAGCTTCTGCTTTTAATCGAAATTTTGAGTATATTTCTTCGTAATTTAGAGAAGGCATCATATACCTCCTTATTTTTAATTAAATAGTCCTGTCATAATACTCATTTCTGTATCAAAGATTTCGTCAAGCACTTTAATTTTTCTTACACTATCAAGTCTACCGTCACTTACCATTTTTGAAGCAAGATGTTTAATAGAGTCCTGAGCACCTTTTGGAAGTGAGAGAATAGTTGCTTTCATATCTCCTGGAGAAAGTTCTGTAATTACATCTTCAAGTTCCCCTACGGAATATAACGCTTCATAAAGTTTCTTAAGCTGAGGAAACTGTGAAACAAGTTCTTCATCTTCAATTACGAAAAGTGGGTTCATAACATAACCATTATTTGATCTGATTGCTGCCTGCAAATCCTGATATTCAACCTCAACGATATCACCGGCATCAACCCAAGAATATAAAATATTTGACTTAAGCCCTGGCATATAAAGTCCTCCATTTGTAATAGATTTACATGGAATTCCATCAGACGGAGCATAAGATTTCTTTTCTTTCTTTACTTCTTTAACATCTGCTGTTTTTACTGGTTCAGCTTTCACAGATTCTGTAGTAGACTCTGTTTCAACAGTTGTGTCAGCGGTAGTTTTTGCTTTTGTTTTCACTGCAGTAGTTGCCATGAAAATGTCCTCCTTTTATTCAAATAGTCGCGCATCTATATGACACGCGACTATAATATTATTTTACAACAAAATTTTAAGCGAGAGTCCAAACGCCAAAATAACGTCCGATCTGAGTTCCAACACCCATTGCTCTCTGTACTTCGTATTTCATTGTATCGTCCATACGGTCACCTTTATCTGTGATTTCATAAATTTCTGTCTCTCCGACATCAACAAATTTGATGAATTTATCTTCGACCTGTGGCATAATGAACAGAGTCTTAGGATCCATTAATTTCTTAGTTGTATCATTCAGAGCGAATCTCTGCGGAATCTCAACTAATGTATATGGACCATAATATCCAAGACGTCCCATTGTAGCAACATCTCTCTTCTGGTCATCTGTAATCCAGTCAACATCCATAAGTTTCTGGAACTGAGCAAGACCAGTTCTTGTACCCATGATGACGACCTGAGCACCATCATTTGCAAGAGATACATCTTCAAGCAGCTCATCAAGCTTATCTTTTGTAGCATTTGAAAGATCACCTGTACCCTGGAACTGAGCTGGAAGTTTCTTTCCTGCGTTCATCATTTCTGCATAAATATCATTCTGAATCTGTCTAACGAAAGCAGCAGCACACTGATCTGTGAATTTAGACCAATCAAGTCTTCCTGCCAAATACAGATCAATATCAGCACCAACAGCAATACCGTATACACTTGTGGTTACAGTATAACTTTCTCCAGAACCAAGTCTCTGAAGTGTAAAGTCATGATGATCGCCCGCAATTTTTGTTGTAGATAAAACAACTTTATCATCTGTCCAGAATTCCTGGCGATCTCCGCGGGAAAGGTTTCTTGTCTCTACATAGTTATTGAAGAATTCTGATTCTTTAAAGCCTGTTTCGACTTTAATATCAATTTCTTCTTCCATAACTTCGAACAGTTCAATACCATGTTTATTCATAGCACGTTTTCTGTCACGTTTTGTAGAATTTTCATTTAATCCCATAATTGCATAAACAAATTTACGAACTGCACTTTCTGCGTCGCGTTTTGTAATTTTATTTCCTTCGTCATCAAACATTTCGTTTGGATTATGATTAAGATCATATGTAAGCTTTTTGAAGCCTTCATAATTTTCTTCTGGTGTAACACCGTCTTTGCACAGATTAGAAAATACTTCCTGAACATGCGCACTTAAATCAGCAAAATTCATTTTACGTCTCATTATTTTCTTCCTCCTTTCCCTAAATTAACCAATTTTTAATTTTTTGTTTTCACAAGTAACTGTCGCTTTTTCAGCTGGCTCTCCGTCAAATCCCTCAGCGGAAACCTCAAATACGTCACCTTTATGAAGATCATATCCTCTTACAACGTCACCTTTCGCGTTATAAAAGTTAGATTCTTTCTTCCATTTGTTTGTCCAATCCTCTGCAATAAATGCCTGCATGTAAACAAACAGAGCATCTCCTGGATCAACAACCTCTACATACCAATTACCATTAGCAGCCTGTTTCTGAATTTTACCTTCAAATTTAGTAACAGCAGCTTCTGTGTAACGGTCAAGATCTTCAAAATCGCCTCTTGCTACAAGATTTCCATTATCTGTATCAGAGGTCAGTGTAATGTTATAAATGTGTTCTCCACCATTCTGAGCAACAAGCTTAGAAGGGAAGGCCACGGCATGTTTTTCAATAGAATATTTTATAGCCATTGACTTTTTCTCCTTTCATAAATTTTGGCAAAAAAATAAGACCGTATTTACGGTCTGATTTATAAAACAAATATGTTATTTTGCACTATGCAAATAAAGATCCATATCTATTTTTCTTTTTAGTCTGTGATGGATTTCCAAAAGTCTTTTTACTTACTGTTTTTTTTCCGGCGTTATCATCATGCATATCACCATCTTCAACAGCAAAATTTAACTTGCCAGACTTAGCATATGACAGCAATATAGTATCAAGTTTAGACTTTAATTCATCAACTGAAAATTCTGTATGATTTTCTTTTAAACCCTTGAATTCTTCTGATTCATAAATTCCTTTATAATCATCTGACTCAAAAAGTGCATTTTTAGCTTCGTCAGCCTCTTTCTTTTCATAAGAAGCAAGTTTATCTGAAATTGCAGCATAATTTGATCTCATATTCTGAAGTTCAGAATATTCAGAATCAGTCAGTAATTCACGATGAAGATTATATCTTTCACCATCAAATGAAACATTGTCGCCATCTTTTTTATATGCCTGTCCAAAGATTTTATCTCCATCCCAATTCTCATATGTAAAATGAGAATCATATACAGAATTAATAAAATACCAATCATTATCTGCTTCTTCATATGCGTTTAATAAGTTATAAAGTGCACAACGAATATCGCTGTGAGAAAGTTCAAATGATTTTACGAATTTTTCTGGTTCTGTAGGAGCAGGATCACCTGCCGGATCAGTATTAAACGCCTTAGCAAAGGCAGCCTCCAGTTCTTCATCTGAAAGACCTTCATATGTAAAAGTAATATCATCTACAGTTTTTTCGTATTTCTTTAAAAGTTCTTCAAATTTGTTCACCTGATTGTCCTCCTTTCCATCAGCATTTTTTTTATTGAAATTAGAGAGAGTAGCATTGATCTTCTCTAACATTTCAAGCATTTTAGTATTTACATCAAAATTAGAATATACAGAATTTTTTGATTCAAAATCAGCAAGCTGAACATTACTTCCAGCCATACCTGGACCAACATTTTCATTTAGTAAAGTCAATCCACTAACATAATAATCATCCAGATTTAACACTTTATCCTTAGCATTAAATGATAATTCTCTAATACTCAATTCAACACTACAATCAACCTGTTGTCTACGCTGCATAATGTCAATTGCATCTTGGCAATATCCTTCCCAGAGATATCCTTGAATTACAGCTCTGTTAACTCCGGCTTCTTTATCATATTCAATTGTATAATCCTTTTTGATTACACCAACTGGACGTTCCTGATAAATGATTTTTTCTTCTCCATTTTCATCAGTTTCCACTGTAAAATCATGTGATCCAAAATCTTTATTACCATCAGAATTTTTAACGATATTTGCCAGAATAGGGCGATATGGTATAGATTGTGTATTTTCCTGAAATGTATCTTCGTTGATATTAGATTTGTTTAAGTTGACATGATCATGATATGCGGTAGCATTAAAAGGACATAATCCTTCTGTATGCTTATTATCGTCAGACTTTCCAAATGTAGCGACTGCTGGCATTTGGACACTGATTTCTGCATCAAATTCTTTACTGCTGAATTTAGCAAAATTATTCTGTATACAAAATTCAATCAAATCGTCAATAGTTAAGAATTTCTTCAAAATTTTCCTCCTTTCTTTGAGTAATTCTCCTCAAATAGAAGAGGAGTAATCAAATAAATAATTTATCTGAATAGACAACATCACTTAGATTGCTAAACAGCATTTTGTTGTCATTTAAAAAAGTCCACTGTTTACCATTCTGGCTTACAAGATGAAAACCAGTCTGAATAAGCAATGAAGCTGATTCATCGTTTGTTGTAATTATAAATTTCTTATTATCCATAATTATTATCCTCTTATTTAGCTTTATCAGCCTTATCTTTTGATGCTTCTCCGTCGTCTGTGATTTCTGTAGAATCTTTTGTTGGAGCACCACCAGTATCTGAGCTACCACTTTGGGTGTATGAAGTCTGCAATGGAACAAATAAATTCGATATTCCAAGAACCTGCTGCTCTAATACATTTAATGCAAGAGTTTCTTTTTCAGAAAATTGATTAAGAGTATTGTATGCAAGAGCTGTAGGAAGACCATTTTGCGCCCCCTCCAAAAGTTCTTTTTTGAATTCATCTTTTGTATAAGCAGAAACTTCAAAGAATTTTACCTTGGCTGGGTTAGAAACCCAATATGTAAGGAAGCGGTTAACCCATCCCTGAGTCTGTGGTAGAAGCATAGAAATAGCTAATTCTGTATCGGCACGAATTGCTGCTCCAAAGGCTGTTGTACCTGAGATTGTAGCACTATTAAGAATTTGAGCGCCACCAGAAGAATTGAAAAGAGTTTCTGTAGCTTTTGCTATTTTGTTCGTATCTGTTGCTTTATCATTATTAAACGAAATCTGATCTAATTTTCCTGGCACAATAGCAGCAGAAGTATAGTCAGGAAGGCATTCATTAATCATCCTGTTAAAATACTCAATAACAATATCCGGATTAACTTTCCAATCGTCTGGATCCTCACTACCAGTTATCGTTTCAAGTTCTAACCAGATCATTTTATAAATATCCTGAGCGTCAGCAATAGCCTGTAAATCGTCTAAATCAATAAGATTGATAATTCCAGATAACAAACCAGAGAATGGTGGGACTACAGTTTCCCAATCTTCAGCTCTGGCTTTTAAGCAAATAGCATATTCATCTGGCATAGGCTGCCACTTTCCATTTGTAGTATCACTTTCATAGGCACGATACATTGACTGGAAAGGTTCACCCCATAATTCCAACATAGTCTGTCTGGATCTGAAATAACTCATATCCATTGCAAACGCGAAATCACCGGTATTGTATATACCAGAAATTTTACAATAATCTGGATCAAGCGGAAGAATAAACATTCCTATTTCATCATAATAAGCGCATCCATAAAAAACATCTTCTCTAAAACAAATAGTATAAGCTTTTAAGAACTCATACTGAAGATTTAACTTATCCAACACATTTAATGTGTCCTGATAAGAACTAAGCATGGCATTCGTATCTACGCCTGCAACCATATCATATTCCGGAATAACAGATCTTGCATCTAAACAAAACATGTTTGCATTATATGCAATTAATCTATAATAAGCATGACATCGATAATAAAGATATCTTGATAAATTTCTTAAATTCTTTTCATTACTTCCAATATTTTGCAGGTAAGTACGAAGACTGTCCTTACTATAAGCTGTCACCGCTTTAGTGCTTGTCTTAGTGATATCACGAAGAGATTTTGCTCCTTCCATAGCAGCAGCATAATTTTCAATATTTTTTTTATTTTTTTGATACCAATCACGCATTTCAGCCGTATTATTCAGCTGAGAAGGTGCTGGATCAATTTTTTTTGCAGTAGAAACTTTTTTTGCAGAAATATTTCCTTGTTGTCTAGCCAAGTAACAGCACCTCCTTTGAAATATCATATAATTATATTAAGTTTCGAACATAGAACGTACAACGCCTTTTCTGATCGTAAGTTTTTGAACTAACGATTTGTCAACTTTAGGTTTACGTTTTGCAGTAATGTTTTTCCGGCGTTCAGTTTGAAGAGCATAAGAACACATACATGTAACGTAAGCTCTATCGTCATGAAGACGATTAGCTTTTTCAGGACACAATTCAAATGAATCTTTTCCTGATTGGCGTGGAATACGGATCATATTTACAAGTTCCTCTTTTAATGCATCGATACTTGAGAGAGAAGCTTCTTCTTGCCAATTTAATTTTTCAATATGGCTCTTAACATTTTGAAGTTTATCTAATTCTTTTTGAACATTGTAATCAATTTCTTCATCTGTCATTTTCTGTTTTTTATATTTGGCAATTAGATCTTTTTTAGTTTTTTCATATTTATCCTTATCAATATCAAATATTGTAAGATATCCTTTGTTATCGTATGTGGCCGTAAACTCAATTTTATCCTGATTCATCATCTCAATCATGGCTTCATACATTTCTGATTTGTATTTAGTTGGTTCCATTAAATGAAGCTTATTGACTGCATTTGGGAATTTTTTAACATATTCTTCTGAATATTCTTTGTCAATCAGTCCTCTATGAGTTTTACCGGATTTATCTTTCCAATCAGGCATTAAATAGTCAGCAATATTAACACCACCACCACCAGAACCGGCATCAATATAAACTCCGAGAATATTGCTGTAGTTTTCATCCCCACCCTGGTTATAATCGAGAATAACTTGTTTCAAATATTCAATCTGGGCTGGTGTTTGCATAGGTTTCTTTTTCTTTTTATTGCTTATATCAATAAGATTTATACAATTTAAAAGTCTCATTTTATATTCAAGATCCCCATCTTGATTTTTTTCAGAGTAAATTTCACAAACCAAAATTACTGAATTATCTCGACTTCGAGCTGGGTCATATGCAATAACAATTTTTCTTTTACCAGTATCGTTATATAACACTGGTTTACGAATCACTTCATTACGCGCAATAACGCCTCTACGAATAATCGCATTAGCACCTGCATCAGAAGTAAATTCACAATAATACTCTCTACGCGCTTTTTCTGGATTAGAACGCATTTCTGCTGCCACAGTTCCTGGTGTCAATAGTGGTTCCATTATTTCACCACGAATAGTTGGTTTAAATGCAACTTCGCAATCAATATGAGCCACAAAATAATCAGGATCTCCCATAAGTTGTCGTTTGCTAAAATCTCTATATAACTTATAGAATTTTGTATCTGTAGAAGAAGCAGAAGAAATATAAAATAATTGGTTTGGAATATTTGATGGAATACATCTTAGACGGTTACGATCGATTGATTTGCCATCACGATCCTTACCAGACTTAAAGCTTTTATTTACAATTGCAAAAGCTGCATATACCGACATCATTTCTTCATCAAGGAATCCACATTCATCAAATACAACACTACCACGCATACCTCTTTTTTTATCTACATTACTATTAAGTGTTTGAGTAAATGAGCCATTATAAAGGGAATATGAGAATCCATTAGAAGAGTGACTGAAGCCATCTCCAGCAGCATTTTTAATTTCAATTTCTGCCTTAAAAATATAACCTGTAGAACCAAGCATAGTATCTATATTATCATTTGCAAGCCTTTCGAGCGTCGTAAACGTTTGTTCAGCCTGCGATCCAGAACCGGAAGCAATATATGTCCAATAGTTATTAAATAGCATATCTTTCGCCATGATCATAATATCTATCAATGTAGATTTACCGAATCCACGGGTACACACTAATAAAACATTCGGACAGTTCCAGGCTCTCTGAATTACCCATGCCTGTGCATCAAGTAATTCTATATTAAAAAAATCATTTATAAATCTTACAGGATTGCATTGATAATATTTCTGAAGATTTGCAATTTTCATAAAACCTTCAAGTTTGCGTGAAGATAATGGGTAAACTCCAGGCTTTACAAAAATCTTATTTCCCTGTTCACAATAATTAAGCTTCGGAAGCTCTTGAATCAGATCCGGATTCATCATCATCGGCCACCTCCGTTTCTTCTTCATCGGAGGAGAAGCAGGAGAATAGTTCATTTAAATCGACTAAATTATCCGGCTCTATTAAATTATGTTCTTCCATATAATCTTTAAGATCAATATTTTCACGTAATAAAATACGAGAAATTTCTTTGTAATTGTCCAAATCATCACGAAGCTTTGTTATCATTTCTCTTTGTTCTGCTAGCATATCAGAATATTCTGATTCATCCAGTCGGAGCTGCTTCAATATAGAAGCATTACTCATATCCATAACCTGACGCATGCCACGACAAGTTCCGATATCGAATCCGTTTACTTCACCTTCACGCAAATTCATTTCTTTGATTTTACGTATTTTACCAGTCCAAGTATTTTCACCTTTTTTAGCATTTTTATTATTCTTTAAAGAAATACAACTTTCAGCAGCGAGATCCTTAATAATGGCAGTAAGATCTTTTTTACTCGCCTGTAGTGTTTTTATTGTAGCGGAATTTGTTCTAAGTTTTTGAACGTCAGACATATAAGTAGCAATAGCATTATCAATTTTCGATTGCTGTAAAAATGCTCTTACAATAGAAATAGCAGAAGCAGTACGCATCATATCGTCATTTGCGTCTTCACTAGAATCAAGCAACCCAATTAATTGAGAGTATAGAAATGGTTGATCAGACAATGCTTCTTGTTCAAATGGATCATATCCAATCAACCTGATTACATCAGATTTATTCTTTTCAAAACCTTCATAATTATCCTGGGACTCCTTGCCTTTTATAACATCTGCAGGAGTCTTTTCATCTTCATATATAATTTTCTGTTTAAAAAAATCAGAGTCCTTGAATTGTTTTCCAGAATATTGCTGCATTGCAATGGTTCTTATATATGTACTCCATGCATTTTGTTTTGCTCCTGGAATACCAGCATTTCTTTCAGCTGCTTGAACACTACTATTATAGACATTTTCTAAAAACGGTTTATTCAAATACTGCAGAGCAAGAATAATTGACTCTTTTGTCGGTTTATGTTCTTCTCCATTTTCATCTGTTCTTAATGCAATCTTTCTGGCGCATTCAGAACAAATAGCTGCATATCCAGACTTTACTAAAGGATCCGTATTTTTATAAAAATTTTCTCTATTTTTCTTTTTAGGTTTTCCGCACATATAACACCATGCGGTATCTTCTTTATATACTCGAATTTCTTCTTCGAGTGCCTCTATTTTTTTCTTCATCTGAGTCGGAGTCATTTTTACCGGCTCAATTTTCTTAGTTGTTGCCATAAACAACTCCTCCTTGTACTCATAATAAAAAAAATGGGCGTAGTAGGATTCGAACCTACAAAAACCTGATCCTAAGTCAGGCGCGTCTGCCAGTTGCGCCATACGCCCAGAAAATAGGAGAGCAAGAACGCTCTCCTGAAATGTATAATATAAGCAGCAACGCCACTCATACTATTCTTTAATTTCAGTAGCAATACCAGATTTAATTAAAAATCTCGTTTCTGCATCAAGCACTTTTTCAATAACTTCTTTATCAAATCCAGTATTCTCATGTATAAAATTTAATATTTCGTCGAACTCGACAAACTGTTCTTCATTATGTGTTTCCATAAATATTTTCCTTTACAATTTATAATGATGTTCATCTACAAGACCATTTCCCTGTTCAAATACAAACATAGAGGCTCCTGCATTTGACACCTTATTAATTGAATAGCTATACGGATTTACACCAATAATCGAACGTACAGAAATATATTCTGAATTAATCCCAACATCTCCAGTAGTCAAACTATGCCAATGGCCTGAAATAATATAATCCAAAGGCACTTGATATGTTTTTGAAAAATCTTTCAAAGAATCGCCTAGATTTTTTGTTTCAAAATGTCCTCCAAGAATTGTATATGTTGCAAGTTGTGCATATACAAGACCGGTTGGATTTTCTATAATTTCAACATTACGATTATCCTTCAAACGTTCTTTCATAAAAACCAATATGGATTTACTCATATCTTCATCTGGAAAAGCATTTTTAGGCTGTCCTACTAATCTCAGCTGATTGTGATTCGAACGTTTTACCATTTGAAATTTAATTCGAACATGATTACTTAATTCATTAAGCCATGTAGATAAAAAATCAGCATATAATATGGCAGAGTCAATAATTCCATATCTCAACTGCATAAGCTGAGAATTTGCACGAAGAATTCCATCTAAGGCATCGCCTAGTTCAAAAATATTTAAAACTTGAATATGATCTTTTTGAATTTGCTCAATAACTTTATTATATAAATCCCACATACGATTCTTGAATATTTCCGGACTATATGCATTTAAAATATTTCCATATAAATCTTTAATCTCAAACTCAACTCCAAAATGAGCATCCGAAATTGTAAGAAGATATTCTTTATTCATATGTACTGGGGGAATGTACCCTGGTACATTTAATGGCTGTAATTGATTAACAGCATTTACAATATGTTCGGCAATTAGTTCATCCCTAGAATACTCACGAATCCATTTATTAAATTCTTGCTTTTCAGTCTGTAATTTAATACGTTCTTTTTTTAAAGCTATCTCATCAGAAAATCGTCCTAATTGAATAGAAGAGGATGGGAATAAATCCCATCCTGCGTCTATATATTCTAAAAGTAATTTAGACCCTTTACGAATTGTATCGCGGTGCTCTGGCTCTTTACCATGACTAGAACGAAAATCTGCAACATCTTGCCACTCAATAGATGTATCTATTTGTTTTTTCTTAATAAGATCAAGCTGTTCTTTTAGAAATTCGTTATTATCCATATAAAATACCTTAATCTAATTCATCAAGATTGATGATTTCCTCAGTCTTAGTAGTAGTAGACATGTCAAAAGGTTTATCACCATATGCCTTTTCAAAGATATCTAAAATATCAATGATTTCACCATCCATATCTACAAGTTGTCTGTCTACCATATGAAGACCTTTGAGTTTACCATCATATTTAACAGTTTTTTTTAATTCCATGTTATTTTCTCCTTATTCTCCTTGACATATTGAACGTATAATAGTAAAATGATATTTGTAAAAGTTTAAATTGATATTCGGTATTAAAGAATATCTGACAAATCACAATCAACACCAATAATCTTATCTACAATTCCTTTTTCTTTTGCTTCATCTGGGAACATATAATATTCACGATCCTTGATTTCCTCAAGATATTCTGCAGTCATATTTGTATGTTCTACCATAAAATCATTCAGATGTTGCTCTAATTTATCATAAAATTTCTGAATATCTTTACCTTTATTAGATGAACTTACATATCCAGTCTGTCCATCATGATAAAGGACTACTGTATTTGGGAAGCAGTAACGTTTATGTCCTGCAGCCAGAATATAACATGCCATAGAAGCACATTTGGCAAATCCCACTGTAATAATTGGAGTAACAGATGTCTTAATAGAGCTTAATACCTGGTACCCGGAAATAACATCACCACCATCTGAATTGAGATAGAGATAAATTGGTTTCCTACATGATGCCGGAAGTGCCTTATCCTCTTTATTCCATTTCATGATCATTAAACATATATTTTCAATAACATTGTCATCAATAGTTTCGTTGACAATAATTTTTCTTTCTTTTAAATGCTCCTTGATAGTGCTCTGATAGAGACTATCGTCTTCTAAAATGTCTAAAAATTCCATATTCCTTGTTCTCCTATAAATAAACAACCATATCTTTCGATGACACAATCACTTTAAATGATTTGTTTTCTTTAGATATGGCTTCTTTTAAGTCTTCCTTTATACTGTTTTTCGCGACAACAGATCCGTGAACTAAAACTAATTTTTCTGTATTTACCTTCGATCCAAATTCAATTAGTTCATTTCTATTGGCATGACTTGAAAATGTACTTAAAGAAATACAGTCAGCTTTATTTTCGACCTTATCGCCACTAATTTTTATAAATTTATTTTCCTTATAATTTTTAATACGATAGGATAAATAAGAGTTGTCTGCTCCGGTATATCCACTAAAAATCACCATGCTTTTTTCATCATTCAAATATTCATGTAAATAAGAAAGGATCCTGCCGTTTGTACAGAATCCGGAACTACTTAGTATAATTTTTGGTGAATGATTTTTTACACATGCTAAGGAATCTTCTTTTTCTTTTATAAACTTCACATTTTCCCAATTGCATACACTATCCCATAATTTCAAATCGTCTTCAGATAAAAGAGTAGTATATAGATCACAAATATCACATGATAATATTGAATCAACTACAATGTCATATTTGAAATTTATATCATCATGAAAAATGTTATATAAATTGGTAAGAATTTCTTGTGTACGGCTGAAACTAAAACATGGCATGATTACTGTTCCTCCACGTTCTGTAACCGTATCAACTGCTGCTTTTAAATGTTCTAAATCAAATTTTCTTGTCTTTTTATTAATTCTGCCTGGTTCTCCATACGTACATTCCATAATAGTTACTTTATTAAAAACATTTGGAATTTCAGTATTTGGAACATAATGATTTTTTGTATTAAGGGATCCAATGTCAGAAGTGTATAATATAGAATTTGATACACCATTTTGATCTTTAAGAATTAATTGAAGCTGTCTAGCTCCGAGACAATGGCTATTTTCAAACCATTTAAAAGAAACTATTTCATCAAGAACATATAATTCATGTACATTATCATATTCATATATATAATTTAAAGTCGTAGCTACATCCTCTTCTGTGTAAATAGGAGAGTAGTTACGTTTATATTTAAATGATAAAGCATTTGCTTCACTCAACAATATAAAAGCACAATTATATAATAATGGCTTCATTAATTGAGCAGTTGCATGTGAAGCGATAATTTTTCCATTAAAACCTTCTTTTATTAACCTTGGAAGTAAACCAATATGATCAACATGTGTATGTCCTACAAAAACATAGTCGATCTCTGAAGGTTTAAATGGAAATTTCTGAGAATTGATATTATATGAATCCAGATAATTATTGTTTTGAAATAATCCGCATTCAAGTAATATTTTTTTTCCATTATATTTTATATAAGTGCAGCTACCTGTAACATCGTCAGCATTTTGACCTATAAAGTAAATGCCATCTTCTTTTTTCTTCCTGCCTATGTCAAACACCAACTTTCAAATTATTTTACTGCTTAAAATCGAAAATCTTTATCTCTCGGTTTTACAGTAAGAAAATCGGTCTGATTGATTGATTCTCTGTATCTGTTTAACATCTCGACACTACGAACATGCTCTACAAGAAAATAGCTTTTTGCTTTACTTTTATGGTGCTTATTACGTACACGCACATCAAAAGCTCTTCCATGACTACGCAGATATTCTGCTTCTTTTTGACTGATATTTACCAATTAAGTTTCCTCACTTTTATATATTTGTAGACTCAAAAGGCTCATTATCTGTTGCAATCAGAGACAAAACCTTCTAATAAACCTAATCCATGTGTATACACATCTCATAGTAAAACTTATCTACCTGTTTTATGGAGTTTTGATTTAATTTGTCAACCTAGTGGGAGAGGAAGGACTCGAACCTTCGATGTTTCTTTGTGGGGGATTTACAGTCCCTTGCCTTCGCCGCTAGGCTACTCTCCCTTGTGTTAAGATGGGCAGCTACCCTTATCGAATATATAACCATAAGTGGAGGTCATATATTCTGTTGGAACCTTAACTTTCCATATAATTTTCGGTAAAATTATTAAAAAACTTAGCCGCGTCTCGTCCTGACTAAATCCCGCCAGATTTTTTCGCTACAAGGTATCTGGAACTTACCTAACACGCCCCCAAAGACTCGAACTCTGACTAACCGGGTTGGAGCCGGTTGTACTACCAATTATACGAAAGGCGTAAATAAAGGTGACTAATGGGATTTGAACCCATATAAGGCGGAACCACAATCCGCTGCATTGCCAAGTCTGCCATAGTCACAACGCTGCACACAGGATTCGAACCTGCAAGCCCTTTCGGACCAACGGTTTTCAAGACCGCTTCCTCACCAACCCGGACATGCAGCAAAATAAAAGGCAGGAAATTGATCCTGCCTTTCAACCGGAATCAATCCGGTTATCTTTATATTCATGATATGCTACAATCACATAACATAGAGTTACATGGTAGGGTTTTCACCTACGAATTCCCACAGGAGGTGGGCTGTAATCTACATATCTTGTAACGCAAAGCAGAGTAATCGAAACTCAATCCAATATAGGATCACATGACTTAGCAGGTCAGTTCCACACCTAGTGAATTTACTTTGCAAATGGACGGCTCCACGGAGAGTTGAACTCCGGACTCCTGCGTGACAGGCAGGTGTTATAAACCGCTTAACTATAGAGCCAAAATAGGAGGGGAGAGAAGGACTATACAATCCTTCTCATAAACAAAATGCGTAACCAAACAAATCAAAAGAAAGTATAATACTTTCAAATACTACTTCTGGGACTCGAACCCAGACTCCATTATTGGAAGCAGATCTTAAGTCTGCTGCGCCTGCCAATTACGCCAAAGTAGCAAAAAAAATGTCCGGTACGGGATTTGAACCCATGTTACCGCCTTGAAAGGGCAGTGTCCTATACCGCTAGACTAACCGGACATATTCATCTGGGAAGCAGAGGTGCTGCCCCTCTTTTTATTTTATTACTTACTAAAACACAATTATCCGCGGCTCGTGTTCGTTCAGACCTATTCAAAAAATGCCGCATTTCTATCATAAGTAGCCTCGTATTGGCACTTCCCATATATTTAAGCTGGAAAAGCAGGAGTTGAACCTACATTTGATTCGCGAGATCATGTTTTGCCAGTTAAACTATTTTCCAATATTTTTTATTTATGCTGAGATTACACATAAATATAGAAGCTCTTTCGAAACATTATGGTTTCTTTTCTTATCCACTATACGCCGCTTCGCGCACATATAGTAAGCTTCAACAACCGCCTTGTTTAAGAGTGGCACTTCTCTTTAGCCGCATAACTACTCTGTTGTCATCATTCCATTGACGCTGCCGCGCCACAAAATTCCGCTAAGAACACTGTGCAGAATCGGACAAACATATCAGAGTCTTGCGAGACTCATCAATGACCATATTGCATAAAATATACTATGGTATTAGGCTGCTTTCGTTATGCAGAGGTGTAGACTTTCGCTGTATAATATAATATCCCACTTGTAGTTTCTATTAAATCTTTTAACCTTTTAAAATTCAATAAGTATAAGTAATTATTATCTGAAAAGTCTTCTCTACTGAAGATGTGCTACACCAGACGCTCCGATCCCTTTTGAGGATAAGAATACATCACACCTTCATATCGTTCGGTTATTATCCCTACTAAATGTCCATACAAGCTAATTTGGTATATACCAATTCACTTATACAAATGGCTATCACCTTTGCTTAATAAATGCTCAGATTGAATAACCTCCTGATTCACCATCATATCTTCACAGTTTGCATGAACTATCCAGTTTGCGGCCGGAAAGTGTTCCTCAGCAGTCGCCCTTGGACCACCTTATCGTTCCCTGTTTCATGATACTATTTCCGCATAGGATTTAATCTTTTCATTTACCTATACGAAACGAGACCTTTTGAGTCTCTGGCATGTCAGTTTTGCTTAGATTGACTGCAATATAATTGCTTATACCGCAGCGACAGTGTGTAAATCTGCCTTTATACGCCTCACAGCGCACTATCGGAGCCAAGCCTCCATAATGTAATTAATTAAACAGAAAGGGTTGGCATATACAAATGTATATACCAAATAGCGGGAGATGGATTCGAACCATCGTCTCTAGGGTATGAACCTAGCAAGGATCCACTCCTCTATCCCGCAGTTGGAATGACACGATTTGAACGTGCGATGTCCTGGTCCCAAACCAGGCGGATTGCCAAACTATCCTACATTCCAATATAGAGCCTGTATTTCTACAGGCTCAAAGTATTATTTACGCATTAACAGCGTCTTTAATTGCCTTACCAAATTTGCATTTTACTGCGTTCTTTGCATCGACCTCAACAGATTCACCTGTTCTTGGGTTACGTGCAATACGTGCGTCCTTATGTACAACAGAAAGAGTAACACCATCCATCAGTTTTACCTCGTCGCCTTCAACCAGCGCACCATATGTTACGTCCTGCACAGCTTCCATAATTACTTTAATATCTTTCTGTGTATTATTTGTTGCTTCTGCAACAGCCTTAATTAATTCAACTTTATTCATTGTTAGTTCTCCTTTTTCTCATAAAAATAATAGTTATATAAAGCAAAAGCAGTGTACCGACCAGCACACTGCCTTGAATTATCAATATTTAATTTTCAATTATTCGCTGAAAATGTTTGATGCAATTTCAGCTCCAAGATCGTCTAAAGTACAGAAGGAATTGATATATGATACCATTTCATTACCGTCTTTATCTTCGCGCTTAATTTCAATCCCTTTACATTCAGGATTTTTACAAGCCATAACATTACCATGTATATATGTCATTGGGGTGCCACATGCTTTACACTTATGCTTACTAAGAAATCTTTCCTGCTGTTCTTTTAATTTCTTCCTGTCAGAAGTCTTCTTTGTCACAGGCTTCATTCCCCATGCAGTTCTCATTTCTTCAAGTGATGTAAAGTGTTCTGTTGTCCCTTTGGACATTCTATAATTGCTCATGATCTTTCTCCTTGTAGTCAAATATATTTGATTTTTTTTAGCCGTGTATTTAACGCCCACGGCAGGCTACTACACAAAAAAATTCGAATCCCATATTTAAACACGCATTGGAGACAGCGCGGAGAGTTTCGCTTTTCTTCAAACAGCTGTCTGCATACATGTACACATATCCTGCGCAAAATATGTGCCTGAAGATGCAACGAAGCGAAAAGTTATTCCCCTCATATACCGGACGAATTTGTATTTACGATTTTTGTTACTTTTAAAGGGTTTTAGGCTGATTTTTTTTCAGACATTCTGCAGTTTTTCGAGAAATTTTGTAAGAATGCTTCTCTGTCCATTCTATATAATAGATTAAGAAGATTTCTTGTATAACGTGAATAATCCTTTTTTCTTCCCATATTACTTGTATTAAGAGCAATTTCAATCAATCTGCTCATAGTCTTTGGATTTTTTATTTTTATTTTTCTTAATTCCGCTAAAATCTGATCGAATCTCTCGGTATATGCAAGAATTTCATCATCAGACATATTATCTTTACTTAAAAGCTCAAGTTCTTTTGCATATCCTAAAATTTTTTCCATTTGCCTAGCGTTTGCTTTGCCTTTTACTTTTATTACAAGATCTTCAGTAGGAATAGTATTAGTAGAATGTATCGGCTTGATATCATCCATAACAATCTGTAAACTATTCATCGGACATATATAATAGGAAGAAATTCTTCCAGATAACTTTTCTTTCTGCTGATCAACCAATTCTCTTTCCACTTCTTTACCGTTCTTTGTATATTGAATCTTACGCGTATATCTCATGAATTCTGGAAAATCTCGACGCACCTGTTTCTTATTACCAAATTCGTCCTCAACTTCCTCTAACTGCTGCATACAAGGAAGTTTTTTAATACGCTTTATTTCTTCTATAGCATCCACTTCATATTCACGTTTACATCCGTCAATAATAACCTGAGCTAGTACCGAAAGAATAACAAAGTTGTCATATAATTCACGACTTGGGTTAGTCCAATAATAAGTCATTGCAAGCTGTGCGAGATTACTTGATTCTCCAATACCAATACGTGATTTGGCGAATTTATTATCCATACGAGCGTATTCTTTCATTGTATTCTTATATGTAAGGCCACTTTCTTTGAGTTTATTAACAATAGTAGGATACTGTTCATATGCAGCCTTAGCACTTTTAACCATTACTTCATTATTTGTCACAAAAAAGAAATCTGAATCAAAGTCGCAGCCGTTGGCACGATCCTGAATATCTGTATGAATACAATTTACTGCCATGATATTATTACTGAATACAAAATATCGTTGCATTTCATCGCTATATGTGTTATGTAAGTAACAGATGTTATTTGGGCTGTTATGTGGATTTCTAATACCACAAAGATATTCTCCATCTTGAAAACGTTTTGTATAACATTGAATAGTTCCTGGCTCAATATTAAGAGTAGGATCTGATTCCGGATCCATTCCTACAGATTTGAGTAGAAGAGCATATGGATTTCCAAATATTGTAAGATTATCTCCATCAATTGTAATTTTGCCTGTTCTAAGCCTGGTTACATATTGATTGATAATTTTACGTTTCTCTAATCGGAACCATGTACTATTTCCAAAATCCTTATTCCAATCATATAAATCTGCCAACATTTCATAATGATTAATTATCGTAGCATTCTTCCTAAGATACTGTACATAAAGATTATTATCATCTTTCATCCCCTCTACATAATCCACACTGGTTTTTGCCAATTTACGCACATCATCAGTAGAGCAAGGAGATGGAATATCTATATTATAGGAAGGAAGAGTATTAACCATCTGATAACTCATCTGCTGCACACCGCCTAATTTACTTGGATGATCGGTTTTTACTATCCCCCAGTAAGATCCATCGGCATTTACGCGATCACACCAATACTGATAAGCTTCAGCAGGAGTATTACCCATTAAATTCATGAATTTCTTCCATTTAATAGCATTATCAGTTGTAATCATGCGAATATCCTTGAGCTTATGCCAAACTCCGAACATGTCCTGTACTGTATAAGTCTCATAGTCATGTCCAGTTTTTTCACACCAATCCTTAAAAAATAGTTGAATATGAGTGCGAATTCCACAAGCTTTGAAGAAATGTTGTCTTAAAAGTGCCATACCATTAACCCATTCAGGCAAAATATCAGACTCAATCAGCATTTCACCGTCCCAGAGAGTATTTTTAACCTCTGTTTCTTCATCATGAACGACACATTTCTTTTTTATAACATTTACTCGTTTATATCTCTTAGTATATTTCGGAGTAACACCGTCTTTTAAAAATTTTCCTTCAGCAATAGCTCTTTGCTTTGCAATTTCTGTAGCAGTTTCATCTAAAACCTTCTCCTGAACTACATAATCCTCAGCTTTCACGATCTTGGCTATTGTCTTGTAGAAACTATCCGTATCTTTAATAATAAGAATGGCTTCTACAGGACAATAGAACTTTCCAACTATTGTGCTGGTTGTGAGAGGAGCATATGCCGACATCTCTACAATCTTAGCATTTTCCATCGGCATTTTCTTTCCAAGACCCATCGTCAGCCAGTTATATGCCTTCTTATAAAGTTTTGAGTTAATAAACATCACTTGTCCGACTTTTGCCTTAGAAGAGTTTCGGTATAGCATTTTATAATTAATAACAGTCTTTTTTTCACCTTCTTTCTTTGTATATGAAGAAATGTATTCAACATTTACACCGTTTTCATAGAATATTTCCCGGATTTCATCTTTGGAACATTTCATATAATTGTCTTTATTATCAATCACATTTCGAAATATTGCTCTAATACGTTTCTTAGATTCCTCAGATAAAGATTTATCATGTTCAAATGGTCCAAACTGCTTTAGCAAGTGATCCATTTCTTCTTCATAACTACGACTTCCAAAATCAAAATCAAGACAAATAATGTCTCGTGTACTGGTGTCATTCCAAACATTAAGTCCATTCTGTATGATATAATCACTGAATAGACTATTACTGAACATTGCTTCAGTATAATCGTACCGGTTCCTGACTCCCTGGTTATATCCAAAGAGTGTCCCGGCTTTTATATTTTTTATTTTTAATCCGAATTCAGACAAATAGTATACCTCCTTTAAATAGCAGTAAGGTGAAGATTCCGCATATTATCAAAATCTATATATGAGTTCTCCAGACTGGCTATATGCACCTGCACTTGTAAACCCGTCAATTCTTGAATCTACATGAGTAACAGTAGAATATGCTTTCTTACGTTTGTTCTTTTTATGAATTTTATTATATTGTCTTCTCAGTTCATCATATTCTTGCTGCAACTTCGTTTTCATCATATAATTTTTACAATTTAATATAGCTTTCTTTATATTTGAGATCTGACGTTTCAGCAAGGTTTCATCTTCATTCATTGTTTTTTTATACTGCTTATTGTATCGTTCCGTATAATAATTCCTTAGAGCAGGAGAGAATAACTTCATGAGATCTGCCCACTTTATCAGTTCAATTTCTTCAATACTCGCAGATTTAGCATAATCTATAATATCCTTGACAAATTCTAAAGTAAGAATGAATGTTTCATATTTTAAAGTACTTTTAAACATACGAAATTCAATAGTATCCTTATGCTGTAAATTCAATGCAGCACGTTTACCGTGATCTTTATACTTTCCATATAACTCAACGAGTGAATTTTCTTCTTTTTTACTACCGACAAACTCACTGTATTCATTGTCTCGCCTTGCAATCACGCAAATTTCATCATTGAATTTCTCAAGAATATACAGGATCTTAGATATAACTAACTCTTGTGATATTCTTGATTTCCCTAAATAGCTACGATTCGCATGAATATGTAAACCTGCAGTTTCACAATCATGACCTTTATATCCTTCTTTATCAAGATATTCGAACATTTCACGGTAGTTCATTTTGTTCTTATGAAATTCCAAACTGCATGGCATAGTGTCAAATTCAATCTGTACAGTGCTATCATGTGTACTGTAAATAAGATTTTCTTCATCACTATCAGATCCATTCATAATCTGAATACATTTTTTTACTGTGGAATTTTTATCATTATCAGAAGAGATATTATTATTTCCACCTACTTCAATCTCTGCTCCGAGCAGGAGAGTAGTATCTTCTGATTCTCCAGGCATAAAATGTTTTATGTATTTTGGGACATAATTAAATTGATGAATGTAAGTTTTTGTTTTGTTTGAGATAATATTATTAATAAATCCTATATTCCGTTCACTATTATTAAATGAGAATGAAATAGGTATTACTTCAGACCTACGACCTCTTTGCGTATCAGATGGTTCAAGGTGACACAAACGTATAGCACAAATCATGGTTTCATTACAGTTATATACATATGCTTTATTACACGTAGTATCGTATAAGATTCTGTCATGATAATAATTGCCGTTTCTACTTTGTTCTGCCAATACACTATTAAATAATTCAAAATCATTCCAGCCATATTCACGTCTATTAATATTTTCGAGTTTTGTTATTATTTGACGTCTACATGAATCTGTGTCACATTCATGATAGATATTGCTATGTAATTTTAATGCATCATTAATAATTTCAGCGTAATCATGAGGAAGATAATATGTATTACATTCATTGTCAACAATATAACAGGCATCACCTCTATATCCTAAATGAGTATATTTAATAATTTTCCCATTTACTGAATATGGATAATGTAAATTTAAATCGAATGTTTGCCATCTATTTTTAAATCTTATGATTGGTAAATAACTCATATTTTTAATAGGTAAGAGCACCGGCAGGCACTCTTACCATTCCCTCCTTATCTTAAAGTACACGTTTCCAATATTCTTCGTCTTCATATTCTTCATCAGTCATACGTAATAAATGCATCTCCTGCATAAGCTGTGTAAAATCAGATTCGAAAAGTTTTACTGCCAGGTCATATAATTCATCCATTTTTCCAAGAACATTGTCAATGTAATCAATTTTTGTAGGACACTTTTTATGATTTGGTTCTTTATTATATTTTTCAATACGAAGATTAAGATTCATATGATTTATATTCTCAAATTCACGATAAAGCACAGCCCAGCGATTTTGGATAAGATCCTTACTTTTACGTTTCATTACACGATTCAGGATCATACGTTTCGTCGGAGCTGGAACATTTCTTGAAATTGCATTAATCGTTTCCTGCTTCTCATCCACTGTCTGGGTCAGTAATCCGCAGCGACCATTTAAAAGAGCAATCTCTTTCTCTTTACTCTCAATAATCTTCTGAGCTGCAATAAGGCCTGCTGCCACAAGCTGCTCCGGAGTCATGCTCTCTTGATTTCGTATGTAAGCGCCATTCTTACGGATGGATTTAAGAATTTCTTTTACTTTCTTCTTAAATGGCTTTGCTTGTGGCTTACGGGAAAGCATCAATACTTCGTAAAGGCCATCTTCGGTGAGAAAACTGTAGGTTGTATTGGCTTGGAGTGACCCTCCGCTTAATGAGCGGAGGGTACTTTTTAATTCTATTTTTACCTTTTCATCTTCATCAACACTACGCAACATAGATGTTACATCTTTATGTTCAATCCACTCAGCTACATCACGAGCTAAGAACAGTGGATTGTTTACAGTACCGAATACACGAATTGTTTTATGAAGGAATCGCTGTTCCTCAAGCAGTGTAAGAGAAGCAGTCTCGGAATTACTACTGCCTATAAATCCATTTACCGGAGTTGCTTTCAGATTAAGACCGCTATGCTCATTTACAAAACTGCAAATATCATCAGCTGCATCCACCGGAGTATTCATCCCTGGGATAGGATCCATTCCAAGTGCTGTTCTCATTGTTGGGTCTGTAAGAACTTCTTCTGGTACATCTTCAAATTTGGATTCTGGTTTTGTGTTTGTTGTATAAGTACTCATTTTGTTTTTCTCCTTTATTGTTTAATTAAATTTGTTATCGTCATTTTGATCATATTTAATTTCTTCATGATCATATTCATCAGTATCAGATGCAGCACATAAAGCCCAACATCCAATACCGGTTAATACAAATAAAAGAATACATAATATAAGTATTACCATGATTTATCCCCCCCTATTGTGGTATATTACATATTGAAATTTCTTTTTCTCCTATAATATTGAAGAAATCAGGTTCATTATGAGTTTCTTCCAGCCAAGTTTTAATTACCCCCGTCAAACGTTCGGAAAGATCAGCCAGTTGTTCGGTAGTATAAGCTGTTCTACTATCTAACCAGTCATCTACAAGATCACCAACGTTTGCCTCTGCTTCCTCCCAGACAACCTCAAGAACTCTTTCTGCATCAACAGAGATTTCATATGGTCTAAGTTCCTGAATTGTAATTGATTTGATCTTTACATTTTCTTCTGCAAAATAGTCTTGAACATCTGCAATGCATTCTTCTATGGAGTCAAATGCCGTAGCAGAAGTGTAGTCACTGTTGTGTTCTAGCTGCCAAGCATATTTTGTATCTTTATGTTCTTTGCTCTGCATAATTTAATTATTTCCGTCCTTTCGAGAAGTAGTGTTGTTTGGATCATCCGGATACAGATATCTTTCTATATAATCGCGACCTTCACCTATGAATCGTGGAATATCGAGGTCATAAGACCATGTATCTGTTGTAATTTGTTTACCATTTAATAAGAAAGAATTATGAGCAGATCTGATGATACAGGTACCGCGCTGTTTATAGGTTTCAAGTTTATTCCAGTCAATATCTTTCTGCTGGATAAGCATTTCTATGATCTCTTGATTGCATTTGCCATCTAGCTCAGTCTGAGAGAAATGTGCTTGACCAACCATTTGGATAGAATTACGAATTGCGTCCTGCTGCCTCCAGTTAAAATAGTTTGTGACTTCTTCTCGTGGGAGATTGAATACGCATGCAGCAAATTCTGCTCCTTTGAGTGATGCACGAATATAGCTATGGTTTGGAGAATGATATTTTCTGCCGATTGTTTTTACTAATTCTTTAAATATTTGATTGAAATAATTAGTGGCCATAGATGCTGCTATGGAAGCAAGTTTCTGGACCCGATTATCAAACCATGGTGAAGTTTCAAGTTTCTCATAATCAATAAGAAGAAGATTGATTTCATCTGATTGAGTATAAGCCAGAACACAGCCCTGGATATTTCTACAGAGGTATTCTGCAGTATAGCGCATGGCAGCCATAAGTACCGGGTCAAATGGTTTTTTGAACCCCCTGGTAAAAGTATGGAATGCACGACCATCGATTTGGATGATCACTGGGGTGCGAGGGATTAGATGAGCATCTGTAATTGATTTGTAGGATCTCATTCTGAGATCGTATTCTGTTTGATGTGACATTTTGGTTTGTCCTCCTGTTATTACTAAGGTTTACGAGTTATTGATGTGTTATTTAATGTTATTGAATTATCAAAACAAGTTGTGGATATTTGGATTTTGTAGATTTTCTTTGCATACTGAGTTAATTTAGCTTGTTTTGATAATGAGATAATAGCATAGGAAGATGGATTTGTCAAGAAAAGAAGTTAAATTAACTGGAATATTTGAGGTTATGCGATTGGAAATATGGACGGTAGATGTGGTTTGGAGTGTAGTGTGAGGTGAGATTTGAGGAGTGTGGAACAATATGGGCGGTGATTATAGGAGTTTGGCGATGTGGGGAGCGTTACATTTTAATAGGAAGAGAGGGCGTATTTTTCAAGCCAGTGTGGAAGTTAACCGGCTTAGGTCTTTCTGGGTAATTTTAGCCCATTTTGGCGTTAAAAGTACCCCCTTTTTGAGTAATTCCAATTACTATAAATAGTATGCAAAAATAATGCATAAAACCATGAAAAAAGTGTATTTTATGCACTATTATGCACTGTTTTTGCATAAAATTTCATAAACTTTTTTTATAAAACTTCACTATTAAATTATACATGTGCTATAGTATTAATTGAGCAAGGGGAAAGAGCGTTGACCGACGTGTTGAAAACCTCTTGCTCGATAATTTCATATGGCGCGCGTGACCGACGCGCAATTCGAGAACGTTCTGACGTGTGTAATGCACGTTGATTCTAACTCAATTCTTTTTTAGGGTTCTAACCCCTGTTATATACGTTCTCGATTTTTGAACGGTCGACCCCCATTGTCGTGTTGGGTTAAAATGCGGCTTGCACAACGTGCCATTGTGAAAAATGCGGATGGCGCGGGGAACTATCCCAAAATAGTAGGTAATAGGAAACCTATATCAATCCTATCCCGTAACCATGTATACTCAATATAACCCGTCTTGCGCGGAACTGGTCTTGAAAGCATCATTAGCAAGTAGAGGTAAACACGGCAAGATTCTAACATGAGATTAAAGCGGCGAAAAGTGTGGTACGTTTAAATCCGGCGCGGAAAAGCGTTAAAACGTCGAATGAGGGACGACGTAGCAACAGGCAAGCGAATAAAGTAGTAGTTTGGTATGATGGAATAGGTATACAGTGAAGCAATTGACTAAACAAATTGCAAAACAGGTTTCGAAGTTCCTGACGTAGGCACATGGGAAAAGTGCAACAATCCAATGTGGTACAATTCCCGTAACAGTGATATATCTGGTCTCTACTAGGTGTATTGAATACCGTATTATGTACGATATTCCCTATTACAAAATCTGGTAAAAAGAATAAACCCGTTCGTGCTAGTACCGCCACAGGCGTGAAAACATGAGCATATATCATAGAATAAGAAAGAATGAGGTAGCTAATATGTTAAAATCTGAAAATATCGTTATTCGTGTATCTAACCAGAAACCAGAAACCATGGATAAAATTTCTAATTTCGTCCACTATCTTTGTTGGTCGAATGAACATGAGAAATTATCAGGTGCATTCTCAAAAATGAGAGCTATGATTGAATCAACCTATCCGACAGAGGACGTAAGCACAATCAACGATATCTCAAAACTTATTTTAGTTGACGGTCTGGACGTTCAAAAGTTCCTTGATACGCGCAAAGAGCTTGCAAGCGTAAAGGCTATTCTTGTAAAACTTGACGAAAAAGGGTGTAATAAGATGACTTATAACAGTCTTTCAAACACTGATAAAGTATTCTTAGCACTTCAAGCACATACCGCCGTAAAGTCAATCAAACTCGAAAAATCTATTTTTGTAAAAGAGGACGGCACGAGTTACGATTTTTCCACACTTATTGAAAAATGGGTGAAAAGCGGTCAAGGTTTATCAAATATTAAAAAATCACTTTCAAAAGTGTTTTCTAATATTATCGGTACTGAGGGGGATTTATTTTATCCCGTAAAAGTCAAGGGTGGTGACATTCCAGAAACCGACATCAGACAGTTTTTCGGGGCGTTTACAGGTAATGCAGGACGTTCTGGAAAAGATAAAAAAGGTACTTATACATGGGTAACTGACTATTCAGAAAAACGTGTATTAAACGCGCTAACAGATTTATTTGCGGTAATTTTTGAATCTGGTAACTGTGAAACAATCGAATCTAAATTAGAAGAAAAAACAGAAAAACCAGAAACAAAGTAATAAAAAGAGGGTGTGAACCCTCTTTTTTATTGCAAAAAAAAATAAAATCAGAAAAGAGGGTTTACACCATGGGCAAAAAAGGTTTGAAAATGTACACAAAAGTATGTACAAAATACAGCACATTGTTTGAGGGCTTCGCCGTCCCAAAAGGCGCGATTTATGGACGTGCTTTAGTTCCGTATATAGATATCGACGGTACAACAAACGATTATGTTTTCTTTGTTTGCGATAAACCAAAAACACTGAAAACACGTATGTTATCCGTTCATATTATGAAACGTGAATGGAATAACAACGCTACATGTGCCGTAAAACGTATCACATGGCACGACATAAAAGTAGGCGTTAATCATCCTGTATTTACCGCAGTACGTGAAAAATGCGCTGAAATAGGCGGTTATCCTAAAGTAACAACCTTTACAGACCCACATAAAGAGGCTGTAAAAGAGGCTGAGATGTACAGTCAAATAGCACATTCCGCTTGTAAGGTTCGTAAAGCGCAAGAACCGCAAGCACGTTGTTATAAACAATCAATGGTAGATGGTAAAGGATATTCTATTGACTGGGAAGTAAATATTCAACCAATGCCAGAAGAGGGTTATAATGGTTTACCCGTGCAATATCCAAACGGCAAAAAAGCCGCTAGTTTCACACCTTTTGAGGGTATAACTGATACTGAACTTGCAACACGTAGGGACGGTATGAAAGTTAATCAGACTAAAATCCGTCCTGAGACTAAAAAGAACACTGATAAAGTCATTATAAAAATCAACGGTAAAATCATCAAATAAGATTGACCGTTGCACTCCAGTAATGTATTATGAGAGGAGGTGGTATATCTGGAGGTGAAAATATATGAATAACATTAGTATTGAAAAACTTGATTTCCATGATTGGTCTGTTAAAAGACGTGCTAGAATGCTTGACCATATGGACCAGTACATTAGAAAAAATATCGGTGTTGATTCTTCTGCATACTTTTATTGGGAGAATCATGGTATTGGCAATAAGTCCGATAAAGAGGTGCTTGAAATAGCACAAGATGATGTTAAATTTATCAATGTTATCTTTTCTTTTTGGATAACTATTGATGATGATGACATCTTCACTATCAAAAAAGAACGTTTCTAGTAATAGTGCGCTCTTATAACAAAATAACACGCCACATCAAAGAGAGTATCCATATACTCTCTTTTTTATTGCAAAAATTTCGGAGGAATAGACATCATGTTATCAGACATCATCAAACATCACACATTCCCAAAGTACCAAATCTGCCTGATCACACAGTCGGGCAGATCCGGTACAATATTACGTCACTTGTACACATCACCACGTACAGGTGTGCAGTATTTTAGTCGTAATCATGCGAATAACTACACACATGAGCAGGCGACAGCAGCACTGTCAGTAGTATTACGGTCATATTCAGACGCGTTCATCCAGTCTGAATACGATTGTCATTACCGTGAGACAGATGAACACGGTAATATTAAAGATTACATGTGTGCATAACAGCACATAAGTAATAAGTAACTATTAACTTTAAACTTGCTATCCCTTATTCCTGTGAGGAGCAGGCTTTTTCCTATCTGGAAATTGCAAGGTCGAACCTTGATAAGGGATTTTTCTATGCTCTTCTATAATGCCCATGAAGAGTATAGATTTTACCAATGGAAATAAATTCAGGTTATGCCTAAACCAAAAGGCAGAGAAGGAGAATTATTATGACAAACACAAGAATTAACGCATCCCTTAACACAGCAAAAGAAATTATCAACGCACTCATGGAATCTGATGCGATCTTCTATGACCGCACAGAGGGTAATGAGTTATCCGGACGCTTTAATGTTCAGATGACATTTGCAGAAGCAATCTGCTATCGTCCACAGTACACAGTGCGCAAGCTTCGTAACCTTGTTCTTAACAGACATGGTTCCCTTTCAATTCGTACCAGAATTGCATTGGCAGCAGTATTATCTCAGTGTGAATTCGACACACACGAAAATGCACTTATTCCGGTGCTGTTTACCAGGAATAAAGAGCTTATCCCAGTTTATAAACAGTTCGAGAAGAACTGGGGTAAGTTCAACTTTGAAATATCCTTTATACAGGATATTGATAATTACGAGGATTTAGCTCCTCGGCATGAGATTAACTTCATAACCGGAGAGTGGACAGACATTTGGGTAGGCGGAGTTACTTTATGTGAGGAGGAAGATTGATATGAAGAAATTTTTTACAGAAGAAAAAGTCGACGCAATTTTCGACATAATGTTCGATTTAGCCATGGGACTGGGACCAGTGCTTATAGTAGTGGTACCAATCCTTGTAGATGCGTTCAAATAATAAAAAATAAGGTTATGCTTTATCCTTAAAAGCACCGGAGGAAATCACATGAAATCAAATACAATCAAAAAATTCGATACATTCGTATCTCATAACTTCTTCGGATACAGTGCACACACACTGTATCAAGAACTCTGCCATTCATATCCGGCAGAAGTAGCATCCCAGTGGGTGTATGTCAACATCTGGCACACATTCATTGATAATGATACACCTGAAGATATTGATATTGCTCGTCATGTGGCTTGCATTATCATTGGTGATCCGAACTTTGAAATCCGAGCACTCGATGCTCGTGATTACATTGATTACTGTATGATAACTCATGAATATGAGCGCCTTGCAGTTCTTGCAGATGATGCACTCGACCTGTATCTCAAGGGCGTAATCAGTCTGCATGAGTTTAAACTCATCATTACGGCTAATAAATGAATTAAATTATCTATCAGTCTATATGATTTTCCTTGACTGGCGGATTTGAAAAACGGAAAACTTTTTAGAATCGATTTTTCTGGACGGGATACCCCCATGTACAGGGAAATAAAAAGGAGAATAAAATCATGAAGAAAAAATTATTCACAGCAATTATCACACTTGCAACAATTACACTTACATTTTGCCAGCCGATTCCGGCAAGTGAAACAGAAAAAATCTTTACTGATGGATCCGAAATCACATCAATTGAAACTACGGAAACCGGTGAACTCTATACATTTACAGACGGAACCGGATACTATCATGAAGAAAATGAAATTCCGGAACTTTCAAATGTAAATGGTCTGTATCCGCTTACCGGAATTGTTACGGAAATCAAATATGACATAGAACCGGAAGTGGATCTGATCACAATCACCTGTGCAAACGGAAACATTTTCTCATGGTATGCAGATGCCGGAGATTATGAAGTCAATGACCTTGTGTCCTGTCTTATGGATTCCAAGGGAACTAAATATGTAACTGATGACGAAGTGTTATTGGCACATTATGCCGGTGGATTAAAACACTTCGAACAATATAAAAATTAAATTAAACACATAAAGGAGAAAATAAATGACAAGAGAAGAATATAATCAGCGTGTGATTACACGCAAAAAACGATCAACCCTTATTAAAGGCAGCTTAGGAATAGCTGCTTTTTTAATGTTCGCAAGTATTGTCGGACATATTGATTCTGACGTATATGCCGGGATCCATTCTGTCAATGGAACTGTTTCCGCATCAGGAAATTATATCCTTGATGAGAATGGAAAAGCATATGATGTATCCGGATTCCAGAGCGGATCCGAAGTAACAGTAAAACTTGACAAACAGGGAAACATCCTGTCTGTTGTAAGTAAATAAGTGAGGTGATTATATGTATTCAATGGATACTTATCTTGATGATGATAGACTTCCGGTTATTGAGAAAACAAAAATATGCGAAGAGAAAGTAACACTCAATAATCCGGAACTAATATTTAATTTCTTAAATAAATATCTTCGGCTAGGGAACCGGACTGAGGAATATGTGTACCTAATATGTTTTGACACAAAATCACACCCATTAGGCTTATTTGAAATTAGCCATGGGACTGTGAATTCGGCAGTATTATCCCCAAGGGAAATATATATGAAAGCTCTATTATGTGGTGCTGCCAATATAGTTATGGTCCATAACCATCCCAGCGGAGATGTTTCCCCGTCTCAGGTAGACATGAACGCTATGGAAAGAATTAAATCCGTAGGTGAATTATTGTCACTTCCCTTAATGGATTTTATTATATGCGGAGATGGTTACTTCTCAGCTAAAAAGCAATCACTTATTTAGAAACGAGGTGATCACATGGAACACAAATATAAACTCCGGATCTATTACAAATCCGGTGCGCAGAAAGGGAACTTGAAAAGGGAAGAGTTCTTTGATTCCCTTGATGCCATGAACAAAAGATACAGAGAATTGTTTAAACCAAAAGAATATGCTCTGAATCCCACAGCCTGGGAAAGAATAGATGGAGAATGGCTGAGAATGTTTATTACATCAGCCGCATAAGTTGTGCAAATATCAATGGGAGAAAGCTCTATGCAATTTAATTAAACAGAAACGAGGTGTATACAATGACAAAAGGAAACGGAAGTATTGGTTCCATCACAACTATGGGAAATCTTCCTTTATATGGATGTGTAAACCCATGTAGAAAAATTAATACAACATACAGATCTCGAATTAATTGGAAGATGGAAATTAGAACCTTGATGAGAGATTTTAGTTTTCCAAAAGATATAATAGAATCTGTTATTCGGACAACGGAAATTGAATGCCCACATGAAAATGCAGACATGAAGTATGATCATGCCTGGAGAAAATTCTGGACATTGATGGATTAATAATTAAATTAAATAAAATAATAAATAAACAAAAGAAAGAGGTATAAAACAATGATGAACTACAACGAAATTGAAAGAGCACTTACAAACGGAGCAACAGAAAGCAAAGTAATTACTAAACTTTTCAAAGATCAGACAGCATACAACACGGTAATGAGTAACTGCCAGAGAATCGGAGGCAAAAGATTTTGCTGTATTCCATTGGAGCTTCTGGAAATTGATGAAGACTATCAGAGAGTATATTGCATTAACATGGAAAAAGTATATTCTTTGGTACGTAAATGGAATTTCAATAAATGTGAGCCGGTATTGGTATCACCACATCCAGAAACTGCAACATTTGCAGTGATCGATGGATCACACCGTATGCTTGCTGCCGGAATCAGGAAAGAAAAATATCTTCTTGCGGTACTTACTGAAGGATTGTCAGAAGATCCTGCTGAAAGGAAAATTGAAGAGGCAGAATTATTCTCAGAACAGGGAGAAGATGTTGATCATCTGAGTCCTTCCCATAAACACAGAGCTTATGTAACTAGAGGGGTTAAGAAATACTGTGTATTGGATAACTGTATTAAGGAAAGGAGACTATTATTAAATATCCATGAATTAAAAAATCTTTCAAAGGAAAAGCAGGATTCCTTAAAAGCAGCTGATTATAGAGTATTAAGTGGATATTCAGCAGCATTGCAGGCTGCATCACTTGTTAATGGAGAAGAAATTCTTAATAATGTATTTAATATCATTGAAGATGCAGGTTGGCATACAGCTACTAATGGATATGGAGCCAATGTTATCTGGCCGGTTAAAAGTGTTTTAAACTTACATGACAATGATCCACAGGTTGTCAAGGCAATTATATCTTTATTCCGTCCAATTGAACCAGATACATTCTTTGCCAAAGCACATGCAAAATATCCTGGTCGCAAAGAAAAAGAACGTCTCACTATGTATCTGGAAGAAGAGGTCGCCAAGAGATTAGGAATCCAGCCTATGTATACCGGCGGTGACTTAAGAAAAGTTACTTCTGCAATTAATAGTCAGCGCCACTATAAAGCAACCGGAACAGAAAATAAATAAAACAAATTAAATTATACAGAATATAGCACTTGCATTTTAGTACCGTAAGTGCTATACTCTGCTCAAAGACAAACGAATGTTCGATATCGTAATTCAGCTTCGGCATATGCGGCGTGAAATTTAGAGCCGCTCTCCTTCTAAATCGTAGCTGAATTATGCTATTGAGCATAAGAATAGGAGAGAAAGCAAATGAATAAAGCAGAAGCAAAAGCAACAGTAACAATTCCAATGAAGGGAAGATATTTTCTTCATAAGAACGGAAGTATTATCCCGGTCACAGACATTATCAATGCAATCTATCTCATGACAGGAGATGAGAAGATTAATGAATGGGATCCGGATCTTGAAGCATATATCCGTCATTTCTTTGGGAATATTGTAAGGGAAATGTCTCCGACAGAAATCACAGTACCAAATTTCTTGAAACATCACGAAAAAGTGAAAGCAATCAGATTGTATTATCACATGCACAATACGGAATCTAATAAATGCACACTGGTAGAAGCTAGAGATTATGTGGAACAGCTGAGAACAAAGATGAAAGAGAGAGGTGAACTGTAATGGAAAAAATTAAAAATGCAGTAAAAACAAAAGAATATGCAAAATTTCATATGGAAACAATCGTTGCCCACAATGGAGTATTGGTTGACATTGTAGTTTCTGCCTCATACGAAGAAACAGAATTCGATAAAATCATGGCAGACTGTAAACGCCAGGAAGAAGAACGTGAGCGTGAGCGTCGTAGGACCGAAAAAATTAAATTAATCAACCTGTTCACAGGAAGAAGAGAAAAGAGGGAAATCGCATGAGAACGAGTAATAAAATGCCGGAGTTGGAAGCTACAGATATTGTAAAGTTAAGAAATGGAAAAATTGGGATTGTGTTAGGAAATGAGCATTCTGACAATCATCTTGCTATTTACACTAACAGTTCTGCGCGTGGGGTGTCATGTAATAATTATTTAAGTAGTTATGAATTGAATAGGTATAATAATGATGATCGTAGCCTTGACATAATTAAAGTGTGGAAATCAAATTATAAAACCCAATATGCCTTAATTAATACATTCTACACAAAAAACAGCATTCCGAAATACATAAACCCTGATTGGGAAGAACCTACTACAATGACCATAAAGGAAATTGAAAAAATTATTGGTCATCCGTTCACGGTCATTGAGGAAGAGGTGGACGAAGATGAGTGAAACACTGTCATTTGCAGGATGGAGACCAGGCAATCCGGATCAAATCATCCCGTGGAAAGAGAAATTCGATGAAGAATATAACGACGAAGGCCAGTTAACATTACTGTCAAAAGAAATCTATCAGGCAGAAGCAGATGAAGATATGCCGGCTTTCGAATATCGCTATATTATTAAAGCAATGGATCTGCAGGCGTTTGGATCAGATCAGAAAACAATTTGTATCCGTTTATACATGTGTCCGTTACTACAGTATTGGGAGCCAGAAGTATTAAATGATCTTTTAGAAGATAGCAATGAAGATTGGTTCTTCGAAGATGCGGTAAATTCAGATGTCCTTCCATATATAGGAGAAGAGTATTTGAATTATACAGATAATGATGTCCTACCAGATGAAAATGGTAATAAATGGTATGATTACTTTTATCATATCACAAATTGGACTAAGGCAAATGAAATGCTAAACATTATTGCAACAGTCCTTCTTCCAATGGACAGAACTCGCGGTCACGGTCTTGACCAGACATGGAACCAGCTGGGTAACACTGGTTGGGATTTGCTTGAATACATTCTAAATGGGAAAAATTTGTTTAAAGCAGCATTATCAAGACTGAATAACTGCAATAATTAACTTTACATGGCGGAAAAAGAGTGATATGATTATAACAAGCTTAATTAACTATATATAAGGAGAAAATATAATGAAGACAAAGGCAGTCCGCAGCCAGAGAATCGCATGGCTGTTGAGGAAAGAGGGATTTAGAATTCTTGGCATTACGCCAAATAGAAGACGTCCAAATCTGGATGTTTATATATTTGAAGCAACACCAGAGTTATGTACAGCACTAGATACACACATCCAGAATAAAGACAACAGAAGAGACAACTAATGAAAGCAAATCGGAGGAAAAATCATGAGCGAAAAAGAATTTGACCGAGGAAAATGTTTCACCTTCTTTGCTTCGTATAGGAAACAGGGCGAAAGAATAAAAGAAATTCTTGGGCCGGAGAAAGCTCTGGAATATTATGAGGCGGTCATAGACTATGGCTTGTATGCCAAACCTATAGATAAAGAGCTTCTATTATATATAGGAGATACTTTGCTTGAGACGATCGACTCGTCCCAAGAGAAGCGGTCACGAGCATTCGGTGAGAACATGACCGTCACCCGGTCAATCTTAGAAACTGTGCGTGACCACCCAGAATATTCACAGAATCAGGTGGCTCAGGAACTTCAAATAAGCAAAGGCAAAGTAAATAAAGTGCTCACAAAGTACAGAGCTGGCAGTTATGCAGATGATGTGGACTTCAACCTGGTAATTAATAAGGTCGAATATGCACCTGACGGTACTGTGGTCAGCGGTACTGGTACTAATTATAATATTAATAATAATTATAATAATAATAGTACCGACCGGTACCGTGACCACCAGCGTGACCGCTTGGATAGTCTGGTAACCGGATCGCTCGTAGAGGTCGCTGGCGCTCCAGATGTCGTCGCTTCCGCTCCTAACTCCGCTGACGCTGCGCGCTTACGCTTGCCGGATGATCTGCCGGAAGATATTCGCAATATAAAGTTCGAAGCGAAAATAGATGACAAATCTATGTTAGAGGTTATGGATCGTGATTATCGTGAGTATTTAGATGATGGGTGGGAGACTCACGAGGATATTAGAGATAAGCTTATCGAGAAGTTTACTACTGGATTCTATTGTGGTAACAAGGATAAGGTTACTGCTTATGCAGAGTTTCTAATGAATCATTATGATTCAAAGCGAAATTAATTTAACAGGAGGAAAATATGAAAGTATTTTTATTATGTAGTCTTAATGATGAAAATTACAGACGTCCATGTTTTGAATTCTTTAAGAGTCTTTCTGAAGCTCACCAATCTGTCATAGATTATATTGCGAATGATATTAAAGATGATAAATATGGTGCGGATAGAGAAATTAAATATGTTATGGATATAAGTTTTCCCAAAAATCGCAGAATGCGTATAGATTATTCTTATGGAAATGAACATTTCTTAGTATTTGAAGTCTTCGAAATTCAAGTATCTGATGGAGATTTTCTATGCATTTTTCATCATGCTTATGATGGCGTTGGTTTTTGCATTGAGAAAATTGGAACATTTGAAGAATGTAGAAACCAAATGTTAGATTCAGCAGCTCAGACGGCAAATGATTTTGATATAGATATAACAGATGATGATGTGTTTGAAGTAAACGAAGGTGATTCATGTGTAGATACCGGTGAAGAATGGCACATGTGTAATGTTGTTCAATTTAAAGTAAATGAAATTATGCAAAACGATGAAGAGAAAACGAAATCTGATAAATCAGATTCTGCGGAGTTAAATAAAAATGTTCATAAATATGATGCTGAAATTTATGAAGAGTTAAGAGATTATATGTATGGATCTATCCCTGGATATGGTTCTAGTTCTGATCATGTTGAAACTTCGTTAGAAGAAATAATTAAAGATATTGACGCTAGCCCTAAACATGAAATATTTAAAAATTTATGTAACTATCATGGAATTGCACCTAGTACAGTAGAGTATCTATACGAGTCTATTTGGGGAAAGCCAAAGGATAAAACAGTTGGATATTTCTTAGAGAAAAAGTCTATTAACTAAAGAAAATAAGTTTTCATTAATAAGGAGAGAAGCATACTATGGGATCAACGGTACCTATGTCCGTTTGGGACAATGTAAAGAAATATTTCAAAGAATGTTTACATGACAGATATGATCTGCAGGATATAATCAGCTATAGTCATCCAGGCGATTCATACCTGTATATGGTTATTGCAAAAGAAAAAGATTATCCGGAAACTAATGTCCAGTTAGGATGTGGACCATGGGTTGTGTGGACTACTTGGAACGAATCCACACAGTCACTGGATGGTGGTCATTATGATATCAAAACATATGAAGATGCTTTGTCAATCTGTGAAGCGAGAAGAAAATAAAGAAAAGTGAGGAAATAAAATGTCAGCATTAAATAATTATAAGGAAGTAAAACAGAAACTTGATGAAGTGAGGATGATTACGGGAGACTTGGAATTTGATACTGCCGTCACATTCTTAATGCAGATCGGATGGAGTAATAAGAGAGATGTTATCTCCTTATGCAATAAATATAATACCGAGCCGGAAGAGAATGTAAATAAAAAGATTGCAAATGCAGCTTTAATGATTAGCAATATCGCACAGCCAATCGAAATCCTTACATATGTAAAGCTTGAGTGCCCACTTTGGACTGATGGAATTGAACCGAAGCGCCTTAAGAAAATCGCAGAAGACGTGATTAATGCCGGATATAAATACTGCAAGGATCCACGAGTTGATACTTTTGAAGACTGGAAAGAGCTTCTGGAAAAACAGTATGGAATGACACATGAAGAGTTGCAGCAGATTCTGTATCTGAATGAGAGAGGAGAAGTGTAAAATGGTAGATTACAAAGATAAAATCAAAAAACTTTTGGCGTTAAGTAAAAGTCCGAATGAACATGAGGCACAGTCAGCTCTTGCAAAAGCACAGCAGCTTATGGTAGAACACAAAATTTCTATGGCAGAGGTCGAAGATAAAGAACAAAGAAAAGCACATGAACATTTGGCTGGAGTTACTTACTCTGCTAGAAGGGATCCTTGGATTTTAAGATTATCTCAGGTTATCAGTAAGAATTACTGCTGTGAAAGTTTTTCTTATAGAGAACAAGGTAAACAAACGTATAAATTGTACTTTTGCGGGTTAAATGAAGACGTTGAAATCTGTATGATTGCATTTAAATATGCAATGGATTGTATTCAATCAGAAATTAAGCAGAGAAAATCCAAAGGAAAATTATTTAATTATACAAATGAATTAATTACATCCATGTGTAACGGGTATGCTTTTGGTTTTATAAAAGGTCTTGATGAGGCATTTGAGGAACAAAAAAGAGCGGCTGCACAGTCAGAAGCAAATTGGGGCTTAGTGTTATCTACGCCTCCAGAAGTAAAACAAAGAATGTCTGAGCTTGGAGCAAGGACAACTACATTCCAGTCTAAGCAAGCAGCGAAGTTATCAAAATCAGATTACGAAGTCGGTAAAAAAGATGGAAGAGATTTTGATATTACTAAAAGAGTAGCCGGTGAATAAAGTAAAACTTAATATAATAAAAATTTAATTAAACAAAAGGAGATAGATATTATGATGAACAATACAATTGAAAGAAGAACAAATAACCTTACACATGTTGAAACAATGTTTGACGCAAGAAGAACTCCATGGGACGGGCTTGGTAAGGGAATTGCCGGAGCTGTTACATCAAAAGATGCCATCAGATTAGCAGGTCTGGATTGGAATGTCGTTCCAACGGATATTATTTCTGAATCCACAGGATTAAAGATCCCTGGTTATAAGGCAAATGTAAGGGATCTTGACAATAAAACATTAGGTATTGTTACTGAACGTTATAAGATCGTACAGAACGAAGAAGCATTTGCATTTACAGATGCGCTTCTCGGAGAAGGTGTACGATATGAGACTGCAGGTGCTCTTCAGAGCGGCAAGAAAGTGTGGATGCTTGCAAGACTGGAAGGCAGGATGATTACTGATGAAAAGATTGATCCGTTCTTGGTGTTTACGAACAGTCATGATGGAAAAGGATCAGTCAGAGTAGCTATCACACCGGTACGTGTATGGTGCCAGAATACGCTTAATCTGGCCCTTAAAGAGGCTGAAAGACAGTGGGTATGTAAACATACCGGACGCATTGATGAGAAACTTGTAGAGGCGAAATACACACTCATGAACACTGAACACTATCTTGAAGCTTTGGAAACAGAATTCGGAAAGATGAAGATGAAAAAGCTTGATGTTGATAAGGTACATAAGTTTGTTAAGATGTTACTTCCTATCAGCGAGAAAGATGGAGATCGTAAGGTAGCAAACATTCAGGAAATGCGAAATGAACTTATGATGAGATATCTTAATGCTCCGGATCTGCAGGTGCTGGAGCCGTCTGCTTATAGATTTGTGAATGCTGTTTCTGACTTTTCTACGCATCGAAAACCTTCCAGAGGAAGTGAATATTATCAGGAAAACATGTTCATGAAAGTAGTAGACGGAGATGAACTTATCGATAAAGCTTATGCAATTTGTGATGCTGAGGTTTGATACCTCGGCATCACGGAAGGGAGTAATGCAATGGAAGCAGTAAATAAAACTAATGGAAATATTTACCGTATTCAGCAAGATACAAATGGTAAATGGTTTGGTTATTGTGATCGGACAAAAGAATACACTCCGGCGTTTGTAAAATTGAAAGGATTGATAGGATTGTTGGAATTGAAAGGATATGAGGTGGTTGAGTGATGATTAATTTAAGATGAATTTTTAGAAGCAATATAATGCAAATGAAACAAGAGTTTTATGCTGAAAATTGAGGTAATCATGTTAACAGAAAAAGAAATTCAGATAGTTATGAACGCATTAAATGGTACACCGACACTTACAACATCTAAATTTGCGGATAAAATTGAAACTATTTTAAGAAAATATAAGGAGAATAAAGATGAATAAATTTTTACATCACTTAAAGAGTAAAGGATATGAGATAAATGGAAATACAGCAATGTTATTAGGTGTAAAATTTAAAATCTGTAATGGGACGATAAAAACAGCAAGAGGATTAAAAAACTCATATTGGTTAGAATTGGCATGAAATGATGATTTTAAGATCAAGAAAGGGATTTTTTATGTTGAAAAATTGTATGATTCTAACCCAAGAAAGGAGTAAAAAATATGGCAAAGATGACAAAAGAACTCTACGAAAAACTTAGTATAGCAGGAAAAGCACTTTGTGAATATTGCGAAAACGATGAATGCTCATGCTGCCAGGTGACGCGCCTGATGGATGATGCATACATTGAGGCAGTAGAGGAGGGGATTGTAGATGATGCCTAAAAAATACGAAGTTGCTTTTGTAGTGTATGCTGATATTCCGGAAAAGGACTCCAGTATTGGAGATTTGGAATGCAATGGAACACTGAGAAGTTACAACTGCTATTCTTTAAGGGATGCAAGAATGTATTTCACAATTTCTGCTGAAACCCCGGAAGAAGCATACAAAAAAGGGCTTGAAAAAATGCAGTTCGGTGATGCTGATTTTGGAGAAGCGGTGGTGGAAGACTGGTACTTGGAGAACGTTTCTTGCGGCGACAAATACTGGTACAAGGAAGACCTTGCACTCTGATTGCTTTACTTGCAGATTTCAAATTGGACTGCGATACAAGAGATTTTTTGTTAAAAAGGAGGACTAAAACATGAAAAAAATCATTAACGGAAGAAAATACGATACGGAAACAGCAAAAGAAATTGGTTATTGGAGCAATGGATATCCATGTTCTGACTTCAATCATTGCGAGGAAACCTTATATCTTAAGAAAACAGGAGAATATTTCCTGTACGGAGAAGGTGGTGCTTTAACTGAATATGCAAGAAGTGTATGTGGCGGAAGCACTGGTGGATCTCGAATTATTCCTTTGACTGAAGAAGGGGCAAAGAACTGGGCTATGGATCATCTGGAATGTGATGAATATGAAGCGTTGTTTGGAGAGGTAGAAGAATGAAATTTAATGGAAAATGTAAGATTCGATTACTTAGAGATTTTCCAGCAATCAATTTGAGAATGGGTGACAGCCTTACTGTTTATAAATATAAGTATAAAAAGTGTTCCGATGAAATTACATATGTTCATCCAAGAACATATCTTAGATTTACCCCAGAAGATGTGAAGGAACTGTCGGATGACGCAAAAGAATATGAATTCAAAGTGTTTATGGGACCAGACGGAATAGATGGTCCGTGTCTTGGGAAAATGCGTGTGACCGAAAATTCTGCTGACGAAGCTTATAGTGTAATGCTTGATATTATTGGTTGTAGATTAGCAGAGGCATTTCCAGAACTTGATATTCCGTATTCTATTGAATTAGTTGAAGAAAGCGAGGATGCATAATTATGCAAAACGTGTATATTACCAGAAATGGAAAGCAGATTCAGCTCACAGTGAATGAAATTATGGCAGCTTGGGTTGCCTGGGATGCGGAAACAAGAAAACAACAGTTGGGGACTTACAAAGAAGAAGTTAAACAGACATTATTAAAATTAAGTAAGGAAAATGACAAACCTGAATATGAAAAGGCTGCGGATAATGACGACATTGTAGATGAAATTGCTAGAGATATTAGAAGAGCCATTGAAAATGGATGTGATTATGATTGGTGCTTTGATACCAGTAAGTATGGAGGTTTTATGGATAGTTATAATACTGCGATAGTAGTTTGGGGAAAGGCGGATGACATAGATGAGACTGATTATTGAAGGTAAAACAAATAGAGATGACGTAATGGTAAATACAGCGAAAGTAACATTACCATCTGGAGATGTGTATACGATTGATAGGGATTGTACTGAATACACTATTAGTACAGTAACCGGGTATTTATCAATGACTTGGGATATGTGTTATCTACATATGATTAACGATATTTTATTATTTGATAATACCGCTTATCTCTCAAGCGATGATGGATTTCAGGATATTCTTAATGAAGGGACGTTGGAACTTGAACTTGAGGATGATGCTGGTTCAGATTATGTTGTTGAAGTTGCTAAATGGAGCTTTTGTTGAAAGGAGTTAAATTATGGGATCAGTATATTCTATATATTCACAGATGAAATTCAAAGATAAGAACAAAGCAATTAAAATACTGCAAGCAAAAATCAGCAGAGGAAAAGAAGAGCATACTGATTATGGACTGGATACATATAGAAAATCAGAGAACTTAGACATTAACGATATTGATGATCTAATTGCTGTGTTTATTGGTATCGGAAAAATGTTCGATGTTGCTAACGATGATGATGGTTGGACTACTTACTCTAATGGATTTGACGCCACTTATGGATGGGAATCTGTCATGATGGAAATGTTTGAAGAACTTGCACCAGTGTTAGAAGATGGATCAGACCTTTTCATTAATTGTGATGATGGAGTAGATGTGTTAGTTATTAAGGATGGAAAATGTATTCAAGAGAAATGAGGTGATGAGATGAAGGATATTTTGCTAGAGAAAGTGTTTGAAGCAGAAAGATGGGAAGCAGCAATTAATAAAGGGTTTTTCAAGGGAATTGATAAAGGAGAGCTGCGTCAACTTTGTGGTCCAGAGACAAGAATAAGATTGGCAATGGCAATTCTGGAAGATAATTATGAAATCGCTCCGCCACACCAGGCATTAATTCCAAAGGACAATGGAGAGTTTCGAACAGTATATGTAAATGAAAATATCGACAGAATCTTCTTATCTATCGTAAATGATTTGCTATTTGAATTGTGTTCAGATATGATTCATCCAGCTTGCAAAAGTTATCAGAAGGGAATCGGCTGCGGCAAAGTCGTACAGGAGATATCTCGTAAACTTCAACCAGATTTACATCAGCATTTAAATGATATTTTAGGATTCAAAGCAGATTTAAGTAAGTACTTTGATTCTGTTCCGATTGAATTTATCGATGACGCATTTGATTGTGTGGAAAGGAGAACTGGAAAATCAAAGGTAATTACAATTTTACGAAAATATTATCATACAGACCTTTGTTTTGATCCAGATGGAAATTTAATTAAACATTACCAGAGCTTAAAGCAAGGATGTGCGGTAGCTTCATTTTTAGCCGATGTAATGTTGCATCATGTTGATCTTAAGCTTTATGAAAAGTCACACATTAACATGGCTAGTATGTATGTAAGATATTCGGACGATATTTTATACATTGGAACTCAATATGAAAATGCCATGAGTATTCTTGAAGAAGAATTAAATAAGATGTCGATGAAATTGAATCCAAAGAAAGTAGAATACCTTACAGGTGATAAATGGTTTAAGTTCCTGGGATTTATGATAAAGGGAAGTCAAATTACATTATCACCAAATCGTGTAAAGCAATTTCAGAAAGAAATTGGAAAACGAAGCATTGGTAACTTAAATTATCATATCGGCGGTAAAATTGCTTTGAAATCTATTAACCGATATCTATACAAAGGAGATGGAACTTATTCTTGGGCAACGCAGGTGCTTCCGATTATCAATGTGGAGAAAGATATTGATACATTGAATGAATTTGTTATGGATTGTATCCGAGCCTGCCAGACAGGTAAAAGAAATATTGGTGGATTAGGGACTGTAACTAATCGAAAAGATTGCACGATTCTTAGAGGAACCGGAAAAAATGTATCTGCCAATAGAAAGAACACAGAAAAAGAAATTGAAGGATACTATAGCATTCGGTGTATGCAGAAAGCTTTGAATATCTGCAGACCGGTATACGATACAATTGTAAGGGAGATGTGAGTATGTATATTGTACCGAAAATTGAAGTAAGAGAAGCGGAAAACATTGCAGATTTCGCTACGACAATGGATTCAGACATGAACCAGTATTTTGAAGAAAAGAAAACATTGTTGGAAGATATACCAAGAGGTGAGAATCCCGGAACTGCATATTATTCGTTTTATCCAGCGGTAATAAATCCTAAGCTGTTTTATGCGTATATTTTAGCAATTAAGTATTTTCAAGATGGTACATGTCGATGGAAATTATGTTTAACATCTAGGGAAAATGAAGAGTGCCATATGACATTAGGAATTATGAGAGGAACTGAAGAAGAAGCGAAAAAACGACTTGCAATGATTCTTTCTTCTGGAAGCATTAAATGAGGTGATTATATGAGTGAACATTTATTTTTATATAGAATTAAAGATTCTGATGATCGTGATTGCTGTGCATATATTGATGCAGCCGGTCCAAAATTTGAATGCAATCACTATTTCAGTTCAATTGATGTATGTGGCAGCTGCTATTCTGGCAGTGAATTTCCTGTATACGAAGAAATTGAAACGATCCTTACAAAAGATGAATATGAAGAGATTCTTACATTTAACATATTTATCAAAGCACTTGGGTATGGAATCACGAAAGGTGATAGTCGATACAGAGCGGGAATCAAACTTATTGATTCTATTAAACATATCTATGATAAATTAAAGTCTGATGAAGCGTTTGCTTTCTTTGAAGATATTCAAAAAAGCGAAATGGAATATTTAAAAGAAGAATACAATTTATCAGATCGTAATATTGAAGAGATATTTAATGAATACGCAGAAGATTTTAGAGATCGCAGTATTGTAAGCTATATATACGATAATAGTGAAGAAGCTGGACGCGAAGAAGCTTGGCAGTTAGGATATGTCAAAGATGATGACTCAATTTCTTCTAAATATTTTGACTATAAGAAATTTGGAGAAGACTTAGTTGAAGATGATGAATATTTCATGGAATTATGTGATGGAAGAGTTGTAAGGTTGAGTTATTAAAATTTAATTAAACAAAATGAGGTGATTTTATGTTGATTTTAACGACAAAATTAAAAAACGCAATTAACAAAAAGAAACCTGGTATGGAGTTTTCATTGCATCAAATTTCTGTAAATGGGAATAAGCGTGGTACCAGTGGATGGATTAGAAATCCAGAAAATAATTCAGTAGTATATGTCAATACAGAAGGAATTAAATGGAACGGTCAACCTAGAAAATATATGTACAGGTATGCTGACGATATGAAAGATACTCATGGTTATCATAATAGATGGGCTAATTCATTAGAGGAATTAGTAAATGGAATTACAGAATTACTTTTGTTTCCGGTAAGCGAAGTAAAAGATCGTCGAATATAAAAGAGAGGATGTGAGATTATGCCAGAGCCAGAGAAAAAATTAATTGAAGTTACAGTAGAAAAACGACTTAGAGTATGCAAAGAGATTGAGGCCACAGAAGAAGAAATTGAATTCCTCAGACGAGGAGAAAATCCTTTCGAAAGTGAATTTAGTGATGAGGAGATGGAGCATGGCGATATTGAATGGGATTTTGCAGCTGCTGATGAATACGGTAGAACAATTATAGGTTGGGATTAATCAAATAGATAAAAGCGAGGAAAGCGAATATGAATAGCGAATTAATAGTAAAAGATGTGGAATTTCATGGAGATATGTTAAGAGCAGCACAGGATCCGGACGGAAAGGTTTGGGTTGGTGTTCGTTGGATGTGTCAGGGTATTGGTTTTGGAGAAGATAAGATCGATAATGAACGGAAGAAAATACAAAAAGATGTTGTTATATCCCAAGGAGTAAAATTTCACTCCTTGGGATCTGGGAATTCAAATACAAAGGTTCTTTGTCTTGATCTTGACTATGTCCCTTTATGGCTAGCAAAAATTGCTATTACACCAACAATGCAGAGAGAAAATCCTGTATTAGTAAATAAACTAATCGATTATCAGTTAAAGGCAAAAGATGTCCTTGCAGCTGCATTCTTAGGAGACAAGAAAACGACAGAAGAAATTGTTCCAGTATATAAACCACAAGGGAATATGATTCAGCTGCAATTTCCGGATATTCAGATGCCTACAATTCCGGATTATTCAAATCGACTCGATGAAATTAATAACAAGATCGATAAATTATATACTGAAATTGGAAAGTTTGCAACAGCAATGATGAATAAGAATGCTGATCCGGTTAAATTAAACAATGCAATACCTGTTAAAAAAGAGGATAAAAAGAAAGTTGTATCACCAACAGAACAGGAATATTACGATTGGAAGAAAAGAACGAATGAATTTGTTGATAAGCTTTCAGAAAGTTCTAAATTTACTGATCGAAATAGTGTTTTAAAATATTTATATGATTATATAAATAAAACATATGGAATTGTATGGGACCAGGAGAAGAGAGAGTACAGAAGAAGACATTCCAATATTTCTAAAGTTTCTACATTTGATGTTATTTATGAAGATGAACAATTGCGTTCAATTTTCGATTGTACTCTGGCAGATATGGCTGAAAAGTATAAAAATACATGCAAAATAGATTTAATTATGCAACCTCTAATAAAAAAGATAAATGATGAAAGCGCAAATTACACTATAAGTTATCGAAAAGTATACGCAATGCTTAGAAAAACAGATCCTAATATTAATTGGGCAAATCTGAAAAAGAGATATGTTTCTAAACATGGAAGTGCTGGGTATAGTAGAAAAAAGGTCGTTGATAGCAATCCAGAGTTACGTGCGAAATTTGAAAAAGCAGTTAACCTTGTATTAATGGAGGAGGATAAAAAACATGAAGGTGGAAGAAAATAACATTCAAACATTTTGCGGAAAAGATCTCTTTAAATGGGAAAGCTGGGATGAGTTAGATGCCGGGACATTACAGTTCTACGGAGTGGAATTCTGCATTGATTATTTGAAAAAATATAATGGAATGTGTGTGGTTTTAAGTATTGAAGGACAGCTTGATATATTTTCAGCAGATGAATCTGGGAATGATGTGCATGAATGGTCCGGATTTGTAACAAAGATTCCAGGATTTTTAGCAGGCGAAAAAGTTTACAGAGTAGTTCATGAATATGACGATGAATTTAGATTTAATGTAACAGAAACAATAGCTATTTGTACAACAGAACAGAAGGCCGATGAAATTGTCGAAGAGAATAAAAAAGATGGGCTTGATGAAAACGAAAGTTATTGGAGTTTGGTTGAAGAATTGGAGGGATAAAGAATGTACTTAATAACATTTTTGCCATGCGGAACAAAATTTCTTGTTAATCAATCATCAGAAGAAGAAGCTTTGAAATCTGCTGTGAAGGCTAATGAAACCGTTGGTGAAATAGAAGATGTTGATTTAACATTAAAATCATTATACATAATTGAACCTGCAGATTTCTCAACATTAATTCAGCTTTTTCAAAAAGAACCATATTGGGGAAACACAGATGATACAATTATTTTCGATGATTAGGGAGGGATAAAGGTATGCCGGATAATATTTGGTTGTATGGGTTTGATGGATTCAACGGTCTGAAGACAGTTGGTTTTGTTATAGCTAATACGGATACAGAAGCCGAACATAAGGTTTGGCGAATGTATAATGATTTCGGTACTGATGAATATGATCTGGATGATCTGGTTGTATGGCAACCAAGAAATGATGAAGATTATAGAGAAGATTATCCTGATGTAATGGAAATAGTTTATTAGGAAAGGGATTAATAATATGAAAATTATAGATAAAAGAACTGAGAAAAAAGAATATACATTTAAAGATTTAGTGTGCGGAAATGTGTTCGAATATTCAGGAGATATTTATTTAAAGTTAGATACTTCTGGTGAGGATAATAATGCATACAATCTTAATACATGCAAATTTGCAACATTATCAGACGATGCTGTGATGCCAATTGAAACAGAACTCGTAATACGAGATACAAAAAACATGACTGGCCAGAATGACAAAACAGAACTTATTGGAGGTATTATTGATATCTTTGAAGATTTTTTAGATAAAAAGGGTGTGACTTTGGAGCCTCCTAAAAAAAGCTATGAAATGGAATTAGATGGTAGCATGAATGCTAATATTTATGGCACTGATTATGATTCTATTTCAGATTCATTAGAGTCACTTCTACGAAGTTGGAAAGTAATTGAATAAGTAATTTAATTAAACGAGAACACACTCGGAATATACAAGATTAATTCAATTCAATGGTGCTGCCATTATTCCTGGTTACGGATCTGAAATCCGGTCTACCGAACCGGCTTTAAGATCCTCCACCAGGAGAATCGCAGCTCAATATGACTCTGTTAAAGAAATGTGCCAGATTAATTGAGTATATTCAGTCCGGAGTATAACGGAATGCAAATAAGATATTTAAGATTTAATTATGCAGGCTAAGATAGATGTCTTCTTCAGGAACCTCTGGGTATCCCCAGCACTTCCTGAAGATTACATCTCCAGTAACCTGCATTATATGAAACAATTATAGAAATATACCGTAAGTATTGAGTTTGCATAATAAATTAATTTAGGAGCATACCAAGTATAAGCAAGATATATTCTATTTAATGAAGCGGTACATGACGATGACCCAATTCTGTCAGATATCTCTGAAGAAATGCGTCATCGCATTCCGCCTAATATTGATCCATTAAAGAAATATGCCACATATGTAGAGCTTATACAAAAAAATCACAAGACAGTGAAATATTAACAAAGCATTTTAATTTTAATCATGGAAGCAAATATTGGAGGAAGCTGCCGGACTTATCATTCCGGCTGCTACCTCCCTTGCTTCCATAATATGAAACAATTATAGAAATGTCTTAAAAATGTTGAGTTAATATAAAAAAATCGTAAGGTAACGAGTATCAATAAGACATTTAATTTAATTTCAGAAACAACTACCTGAGGCAATAAATTGCCTCACGACTTGCTCTGGAGATATGAAATGATTATAGTGATACCTCAGAAATGTTGAATTGATATAAAACCACAAGGCAGTGAATATTAACAAGGTATTTAATATTTAATAAGAAGGTGATGAACTGGAGGAAATCCAGCCCCTAACGGAGCTGGATATCCTCCGGATAACCTTCATATATGAAACCATTAAAGGAATGTCTCAGAAATACAGAGTTAATATAAAATAAAATGAAAGGAAGTAGATAGAATGAGTATTTATGGAGATTTCTTATCCAATTTTAGCAGTGAAAACAAAAGATGGAAAGCAGATTTAAAGAATAAAACATTAATTTGTGAAGATAAAAAATATATAGAATCTTCTATGTATGATATTCGTCACGATTTAATCGTGATTGACGGAATTAACTCTGATACATCAAGAAAGAAATGTAATGAAATATGTTTTGAGATCATTGAAAATCTGTATCACAAATACAAATATTCCATTCCAAGTGAAAGAAGCGAAAAATACAGACAAAGAGAATATTTTCGTGCATTAAAGCCAGACGAAATGACGGATGAACAGTTAGTTACTGGTGAAGACCGAAATTATGCAAGAGCTGCGCTTGAAGCATTCATTCTTTGTGCCTCTTTGGCAGGATATTTGACTTGGGACGAAGAGCAGATGGGCAGTCATTGGTTCTATCAGGGAAAGGATAAAGATTTAATTATACTGAAGAAGTGGATCAAATGTTAGGAGGAACGAAAAATGATTAAAAATCCAAAAATTGGGCAGGAAGTATGGTTTTTCGAACCGTGGGCAGAGGACATCCATAGTGCAAAAATCACGGCGCTTGGCGAAACAGAGGTTTCTGCCAGAAACCCGGAGAAGTATCCATACGCAGATATACATTGGGATGACGGCGGAGACAGCAGCTGTCTGCTGAAAGATTTGTATGCTTCGCGAGAAGAACTTCAAAACAAATTAAAAAAAGAAGAAAGAAAAAAGATTGCCGAAATCAAGGATAGTATCAAAGATGCCGGTGACCTGGTGAGGTTTATGTATGACCACTGCGTGGCCTGTGCGGAAGAGTATACTGACTGGACAGCGAGAAGAGCCGTGAAGGAAATAGCGAAAGAGATGCTTGGGTTGAAATTAGAATAATGAGGTAATTAATTACAGCAAATAGAATTTTGAAATTAAATTAAAAGGAGAATGTAGATTATGAATTGGAATTATGGTAATACCCCAGAATTATATAAGGAAGTAGAAATTCTTTTAAAAAATGGAACTACCAAAAAAGACATGATGATCAAAGGTAAATATGACAATTATGAATGGCGTAATTATACAGATAGCGCTGTACTTGGTTGGAGAGAAATTACAGAAAATAAAACAAATACAAAGGAGAATAAAACTATGAAAAAATCAAGAGAGAACAGAATGGAAGCATTAAAGGCAGCAAACATTGAAACAGGAAAATACTTCAGCGTAACATTACCGGAAGGTTTAAAACCTGGCAGTACAATTAATGTAACAATCAGCGAAGATGGAAGTCCTGTCATTGTAAATCCGGAGAAGAAAAGAATTAATTCAGAAGAGGAGTCTTTCTTATCTCAGATTTATGAAGATGGATATGTAAGAAATACTCGTCTTCATAGAAGATGGGTTATGGCACAAATGTTTAGAATGCTGAATTACAAGAGTTATTATACAGGTAAATCTGGATATGACGCATATTTAAACGATCACTATGGATATCAGTATCAGTTTGAAATGATGTTAGAAGAAATTCGAGTATTAGCTGAACTACAGGATAGGGATCCAGAAGCTTTTGCTGAAAGGTCAAGATTCTTTATTCCGGATGTTGTTTCTGCTACATGTAATGATTATATAAATAAACTTGAGATTTATGTTAATAAACTTCCGATGCATAAATGTAAAGGTGTTCCTTATAAGAAGGTTTTTGGTAGAAATATATTTGTTGAAGATCTTAACAAATATGTATATTATCCACAGAAAAGCAACTTTGCAGATGTAAAACGAGTAGTTATTAACATCAGAAATCACTCAATGACATTTTCATATAAAGATTTATATAGAGTATTAAGAAAGTTCTGTGCCAATATGTATAGACTGCCTAATGAAACTCCTAAATGTAGAGAATGGAAAGATGCATTCAAGGGAGAAGGTTCTTATTATACACTTATGAATTTAATTAAGTTTCATGGATGCAGAGTTCCTGGTGTTAAAGGCAATATGATGTCTTTGAATGATTCTCTTGCAGATGTAGAAAGTGCAGTAGAGCAGTATAGAGGTTTGTACTATAAATTATTCGCTTATATGAAACGCGTTATTGAAGCAAATAATTTTGATTTCAATAAGAGGATGAAAGAGCTGTATCCTAAAAAATCTGTATAAATCGAAAATATGTTCGATTAAATATTGACCTCAGCCTCTCAGTATGGTATAACAATAATATCAAAAAACAGAACGAACGTTCGCATATACTGGGAGGCTAGGATAACATGAAGAAGATAAGCGTAATTATTATACATAGCAATAAAAGGGCAGAGGTGATTGAGTGTTTAAATATTAGTGATGCAATAGAATATATGAAACAGCGATACGTAGATGAAATTCGAAAAGCACCGTTTTATGATTATGAGCATTCATTTATATCCAGAAGTTTTAAGTATGCTCAAGTATCTGCTGGTGTATTCGGAATAAAAATGTGGATCTGCTGTAATAGCAGATATTATAAGCGAAAGGCAGGTAAGTGGAATGGAAAACGTAAAAGATACAAAAGAAGCAAAAACAAGAGTAGTTTTGATTAATCAAATAATTGATAGAGCAGCGGAGCTGGGAATTATGTATAGTTCCCGGCTCAGTCATTCTATGGATATTAATTATGCAGTGCAGGTATTTGATATTGATTTAAAGGCTTGGTTAGATTCTACTAATAATGATTTTATTCATGATTATGTTGGAATCTATAAAAATATTGATCGTGATGCAATTTCTTCAAAACATTTTGCCAGTAAAAATGATTTTGGAACATTTGTTCCACGATTTGCAAGAAACGAAAATAATTTAATCAAAGATTGTTATGAATCATATAAAAATTTATTGAAATTAGAAAAGAAAATTCATGAGTCGGCAATTTTATTTCAGACAGTGGCTCTTATTCTTGCAGAAATGCGGTGTCAATATAAAGACGGAATTAAGGTAAAACGCCAGGGAGATGATGCTGATGATGAAATTTTATGTCCGGAATGTGGTTATTCATTAGCTAGAAATGATGAGAAAGAAGAGTTACGGCCTAAACATTGTCCGGAATGTGGAACAAAGTTGATTTATTGACGGAGAATATGGGAGTAGAAAATTATGACAAATAAACAGTATGAAAATGGAGAGCATTTGAATATACATAATGCTACAAAAGAACAGTTAAAGCTTATGGTGAAGGACAGAGATGAGACGATAAAGAGGTTACAAAAAGAATTGAATGAAAAACAGGCAGCGTTAAATGAAGCGATAGAAATGCTAAAGAATTGTATTTGAAACAAAAGTTTCAGGTTGAAAATGGAGGAAATATAATGAAGCGTGATTTAGTAGATGAATTATATAAAACGGCGTATAAACGATATAGAGAAAAATATCCAAACAAAGATTTTGCATCTATTCCAAATTTTTTAGATTCACTTTGGTTTAGTATTGAAGGTGAACTTAATAGAAATGGATATAATGCTGCAAAGAAATATGTCGAAGAAGCAGAGTTAATTATATTAAAGTAAATGAAACGATGATTTACTGACAGAAAGTGAGGAAAAATATTATGAAGACGAATACATTAATGCCTGTTATTAAAGCAATATTAAATGATGAAGAATTTTTATGTGGTGGAATTTTTACTAAAGAAAAACAATATGCGAAAAAATATGATTTGACAATGGAAGAAATAGGAAATATTCAGACCTGTTTATATTATGCATTACATATCAAAGATGAATGTTATAACGAGAGAATTAATCATCTGTGTGATTGAGAGGTGGAAATTAAATGAAAATATATGTATTAGAAGAATACAACACAGGGCGCGTTGCTTGCATATCAGAAGATATTAACATGATAAGAAAGAAAATGTGTGACAAAACTTATTTTGATCCACAATATAATGATTACCCAATTTTAACAATCTGGGAAAATGGAGATAGCATTGAGAAAATAGAAGGCGGTAATGTATTGAAGAAAATTGCAGAAGAAATTAACAAATTATAATATAAAAGAAGAATTGGAGGAAATTATGAGAAGTATTTCAAGTGCGATAATCAGTTTTGTAATTTTTTATATAGGGCTTTGTTTACCAAAAGATGAAAGAAAACAGCGTATGACTAGAGGATGTCTATTCTGCTTATCATTTATAATGCTGATAATAGCATTCACATTGATGATTTTAGGACTTTGATGAAATGATGATTTCAGATTGAGAAAGGTGAAATATATGGAATTTTATCCAACAAATGAATATAGAGAAGTTACTTTACAAGTAGGTCTTAATTCTGTCCAATTAGGAAATACAGATAAATTATTTTCTGATGGATTAGAAGAAGATGAATATATTTATTTTGATGATAGTAAAGGATTTTGTTACGAAGATGGATGTGTTATTGGTGGAACTTATGATCAGACATTAAAAGTATTATATTCACAATGGGGATTTGATCATAAGTTTTATGTAAAAAGAACAGAGGCGAAAAAAATTAAATTGGAACTCACACAAGAAGAAATAAGTATTTTATCAAATGGATTGATTTGCTTAATTGATAATGCTTACAAAGCAGAAAAATTAACATGTGAAACATCTATAATTAAAGCATTGGATGAATCAGTGAAAATATATCAGAAACTTAATCAGAAAATTTGTAATTCAGTATCAAAAATGGAGTGATAATATGACACATTGTTGGTTATGCGGAGCAAGTGAAATTAAGTCACCTAATTCAAAATATACTTATTATGGCAAGATATTAGGGAAAAGAGTACAGAAAACAATTCGAGTTTGTAATTGCTGCAGTGCTATGAGGGCTGATGAAGATATAAGAGAAGAAGTTGCGGAAATATTCGGATGGGATTATAACGAGGAGGATGATTAGATGTGGAAAACTGGATGTTTTGGAGTATATATAATGGAATTGAAAGACTGAATTTATTAAAATGGAGGTATGATATATGGGACACGTTAATATTTTTAAAACAAAATCAAAAGAAGAATTAGTAAAATTGTATGGTGAATTTCTTAAAGTAGAAGAAACTGGATTTTTTGATCCTGAGACAGATTTGGGTGGAATCAGAGAAATTTACAGCTGTGATTTTGGAGCAAATACGACATGGATGTTGCAAATAGAATTAACTCATGCAATTTCTGATTTGTGGTACGAAGAAAATAAATAAATTTCGACTTTCATTTTGTGAGAAAGATGGTGTTACAAATGGCAAAAGTAAAAGACACAGGGTATAGAATGATTATAGAAAATCATGGTGGAAGATGGATGTTTGTTAATGATGATATTTATAGTTTTATGGAATGTTCAGGTTGTAAAGAGCAGGTTTTAATTAAAGATGTTGAAAAGTATTGTCCTAATTGCGGAGCAAAATTAGAAGGTGTGGGAGATTAATATGGAAAAATTAAAGCAAGGTGTGTGAATTTGGAATAACTGTCAATGATTTGTTGTGAGGAGAAATTTTATGTATGATCGTAACGAAATCAAAGAAATAATTGACGAAATTGTGTTTCTGAAAAAATATACATTATTTGACAAGCAGGAATATGATGAAAAAGCAAAAGTTATAGAAGAATTAAAGTCGGATTTATACAATGCGTTTGGAATAGATGAATAAACAACATATTGATTCATTAGATGACTTTATGTATTGTGAGCAAAAAGAAATATGAAGAAAATTTTTCATTTATTATGATGAATTTTATGAACGGTAAATTATAAATTTTTGATTGGATGTGAAAAGATGATTAGAGTAACAGGAGAAAAACAGAAATCTGAAATTGCTTATGCAATTCAAAAATATAACAAATCTACTATTTATTCTTATGGTGACTTCTGTCCAAGTTATCTGGATACTTATATGACGTATGATACAGAGTGCGATCCTATAAGTTTCTGTAAGTTTGTGATGGAAAATTTAGAAGAAAAAGTAAGAGATAACGAAGGATTACCTATTCCAATGATTGTGATTTATACAAATTTAGATGATTTGGTTAAGATTACCGTCATTGAAAATTATATAAAAGAAATGGAAAATGAAAAATTAGTCGGAAATGTAGTATTTATGACACGATAAAAAAATTGCTTTCATTGTAAAGGATGTAAATAATATGACGTATGAAGAAACACAAAAAATCAAACATTTACGAAAAGTGACTTCTGTTATGGTTGAGGAATCATCAAATGGAATTGAATGTACTAAAAATAGATTTGGAAACAGAACTATGGATGGCTGTAAAAATGTAACTTTTGAAAAGATTGAGTTATCGAAAATTGACAATGATATTCATCATATAAGAAAAGAATATTATGGTAGAAATCTATGGGTAGTGTTATGAGATTGAATTGCTTTTAAGGAGGTAAAAGTATGAACAAGTATTCTTTAAGTATTAAATGGAAATTTAATGAGGAATTTGAATCATGGAACATGATTATTATATCTGACGATAGTAAAGAACATGTTACAGAAGTAATTAAAAATTATCAGAAAACAAACAATGTGGAGTTTGAATCACCAGTAGACCTTATGGATGCTATTTGTGATGAATACGGATGGCAGTGGGAAGATTTTTATTATGATATCGAGATTGTTTCGGATTAAGAAAGAATGAGGTGTATGTTATGGAACAATTGCTTAAATATGTAGAAGAATTGAATACAAACACTCCGGATGGTCAAATTGTTGATGCTGACACTATTTTAAAAGATATAATGGACGAGCAGGATTTTGAAATATCTGGTATGGCTCAAGACATATTCAATATTTATCATAAAAGTAGTGACAAACAAGCGGTAAAAGAAATGTTCTTTGAATTTACTGGTATGGAATTTGATCAGTATTTGATGAAATGTAGCAGAGAAATTACACGGAAATAAGATTTTTGATTTATAGAGGGACTAAAAAGAGGTAGCTAAGAGCTGCCTCTTTTTATTGCAAAAATATAATACGATAACAATATAATAACATAGGAGCTGATGAAATGAAAGCAGTAAGAGAAAAATTTTTAACAGTAGTAGAGGCTGAAAAGGTAACTGGAGTTCATTATACTGTAAATCATTCAGGGAAAATGGAAGGAATGCAGAGTTTATCAACTAGCTGCTTGTGTAATGAATATTGCAAGAATCGATCAAGCAATTCTGAACTGGTGTGTTCACATTGTTATGCACAAAGACAAATGAAAAGGTATAAAAATTTAAATGCATGCCTGGAGCGAAATACAGAGATTTTAACTAGCAGAATATTAAAGGAAGCAGAGATTCCAATGATCAATGCTTCCTTTTTTAGATTCGAGAGTTTTGGTGATTTAATTAATGTTACACAAGTTATTAATTACTTTAATATTTGTAAGAGAAACAAGCATGTACACTTTGCTTTATGGACAAAAAATCCTTGGATTATCGAAGAAGCGTTAGAGACCAGCGAAAAAAAGCCAAGTAACTTACAGATTATATATAGTAGCCCTTGTATTAATGATCAAGCAGATCCTGGATATGATTTTATTGATAAGATCTTTACAGTATATGATAAAGATTATATCAACGCGCGCGATGTAAATATTAATTGTGGAGCAAAGAGTTGCCTTACATGCCATAAATGTTATGTAAAAAGTAAAATAAAATATATCAATGAAAAACTGAAATAAAATTTAATTATACATGATTAATAAAATATTGAAAACGTAAAAGAGGAGTGGTATAATGAAAACAGCAATTGGTTATAAGCTTTTTAGGGTGTCTAAAAAATATCCGGGGGAAATTATTTCCTCTGTATGTAAATGCAAATACGAATATTCCAATTGGAGAATGGATTAGTGCAGAACCAGGAGAAAGATTAGAAAATGGAAAAGTAAAAAGTAAACTTGGGCCATTGAGATATCGTCCTGGCTTCCATATTAATGATGTAGCTCCGTATGTCTCACATATAGGGCAAAAGGTAAATGGCAAGATTACTTATATGCGGCCGGATACTGTATGGGCTATGGTTGAATATTGTATTGATCATGATTACTGTGAAGAAGCAGAAGCAAATGGGATTTCTGAATCTGGAAAATTTAATTATATAAAAGCTGACTTAGATTATATTCCAAAACATGGATTTTACCGGTATAAAACGTCTCCTGTAATGACTGGAGAATGGATCATTGCCGGAGAAATGAAAGTAATCAAGATATTAAGCGATCAGGAAGTCAAAGAAATTTGTGATTCATGTGGATCAGATTATTTACCTCGAAAAGAAACAATTAATTTATCAGAATTTGGATTTGCAGCATAAGGAGGAAGTATTAAAATGTCTAAAAAGAAACGAAGCACTATATCAAATTTTATATGCCCAGAATGTGGTCTTGAGTTCCCTATCCCAAGAAAAATTGGACAACAGAGAGAAAAGGGGCATATTAAAGATTTGTATTGTCCGATTTGTAATAAAATACAAAAATTTACAGAATATACATATAAGCAGTCTTATAAAACATTAGAAGGTGAAATAATAGAGGAAAAACCATTAACTGACTTTAAAATAATTATGGAGGATGGTCACTCAAAAGAAGAGACCATATCATATTTAAAAAATGGAGTTCTTGTTTTTGATAAAGAAGAATTTATTGAGAACTTTAATTCTTACATGATTGAATGGTGTTTTGACAGAAGGCGAATTGAGAAATTGAAGAAGATGATAGATACAGGGGTTCCAATTCGTAATTGGGGAATAGTTACTAAAAATGGTAAAACTTATTATATTAGATATACTTGTTTAGAAAGGGGTAAGGTGATTTTAAAATGAGGTTAACAAAAGAAGAAGCCAGAGCATATAAGGGATATGCTCTAACTCCTAAGCAACTCATTGAGAAAGCAAAGAAATTTTATGATGATTTAACACCCGAAGAAAGAGATGAGGAATACATTGTCTATGGAAATAATATAAAATTTGAAAAAGTGGAGGTAGAAAGGCTTACTACTGGAGAATTTTATATGCGTTGTGTTAATGACATTGAAAAAAGATATGAAGAATTTAAAAATAGGGAACGTATTTACAATTCTTCAGCTGTAGCACCATATGATCCAAGATATAAAATGGATGATTTTACAGAATCAGAAAAAATGGTAAGTTTTCTATATTATTTAATGGACAATGGATTTTCTTTAGCAATATTATATCCTGAATATCCAATCGAAGTAATAGAAATGATTTTTTGGAGTATACCGGAAGTAAGAAAGACACCACAAGAAAGAGCAGCATCAAAAATAACAGAAGAATATACTAAGTATATAAAACCAGGAGAAAAAAATGTCGGAGGAGCAGAACTTGTTAAAAGGAGAGCGAAAGCAAACCCACCACAGACTTCTTTGACTCCAGATGAAATTGCGAGTTTTGATCGTATGAGCGAAAAATGGCTAGTAAGATGGTGCAACTTTTCTACGAATTGGTTATGGGTAGCGCCATGTTTATTATTATGTATTGTGGTGAACAAAGGACTTATTTCAGCAATTGGATTACTTTTGTTTATGGGAATTGGAGAGTGGTATTCATGGAAAGTCAAGGAATATTGTAGTGTGATATTGCCATGGTATCAACAAGCTGGAATTATGTTAGAGAGGAGAATGAAGTTATGAATGGAAGGTTGGAGCATGAATTAAAATTAAATAAGAATGTTAAGAAAATTCTTAATGATATGCCACAATGCGTGAGTGATTTTTATATGAGTATTCAGGCTGTTCGCAGCCCGAATACTTGTTTAAATTATGTCAGAAAACTTCATCATTTCTTAGATTATATAGATGTAGAAGATATAAGCGAAATTGACGCAGATGATATCGCAAGGTATCTGGAGCATATTAAATACGTAAAAGATGGTAATGGTGAAATTAAAAAGTCGTCTGTGGCATATACTAAATTGGTATGTTGCACATTAAATAGGTTTTTTGATTTTTTGTATCGGAGAGGAGATATTGAAAGGAATCCGATGGACAATGTAAACCGGCCTATTAGAAAAGACTCGATTAAAAGAGTGTTTTTATCAATGGATGATTTAAATGGAATATTGGGTGCCGTAAAATATTCTTACATGCCAAAAGAATGGCATTCAAGAGATTATGCTATATTATATTTATTTATGGTTACCGGCATGAGAAAAACTGCATTAAGCGAAATTAACTTAAGTGATTTAAATTTTGAGACTCACAATTTGACTATTATCGACAAGCGAGATAAAGAACAGGTATATCAATTAAATGATGATTCCATACGTGTATTAAGAGATTGGATCCTTGATCGAGATAAAATACTATATAATATGGGGATTAAAGAGGATGCTCTTTTTATATCAAAAAATGGAAAACGTATGGATCCACAAACGATCTATTGTATGGTAGTCAAATATGCCGAGAAAGGAATTGGTAAACATGTGTCTCCGCATAAGTTAAGAGCTGCTTTTGCTTCATTATATTATAAGGAGACAAAAGATATCGTTGCTACGAAAAATGCTGTAGGGCATGCGGATATACAGACAACCAGTATTTATACAGTTGAAGAAAATAACTCAAGAAAGGAAGCAACGGAGTTCATGTCGAAAAATTTATCATCAAAAATATAGACAAAATTAACTTTGCGTGATATAATCTGAGGAAAGAGGTGAGAAAAATGAATGTCGATAGAAGTATTTTAGAAGATTATTTATCCAAAAAGTTTTTTAATATCTTAATTAATAAGAGTGAAGAACTAGAAATTTACAATTATGCATATGAGAAATATAATTATCCAAAAGGCATTTTTTCAGATTTTCTATCTAGTAGAAAGAGTATTGAAGAAGCAAATGATTATACACTTTTTGTAATTGCAGATAGTATTTTAAATGCCACTAAGAAAGATTATCGCAAAAAGTTATCTGACTTTTTTACAGACAGAGAAATAAGTAAATATAGTGGGATGCGATACGAAGAACCAAATAAAATTGAATTCCCGTTAGTATTCAATATGATTCAGGTAAGCGATGATCAATGGATAGGATCTTTAAATGTAGATGCATTTTGCGCTCTGCAAGAATCAGGATTAATTAACTATAATCCTGTCACACAACGTGCTATGACTAAAGTAACACGAGATAATAATGAGCTATATCGTATTACATTGAATAAGAGTGCAGTAAAAGAAATTACGGCAGATATGTTGGAACATATTTATGTTCCGGATACAATCACTTTGAATATCCCGAAAGATGATATATACGCAGATTTTCATTATGATGAGCAATCACGTCAGCTTATTATTCATTCTTTAGAGGCATTTGATATAAACGATGGATATCATAGATATGTATCAATGTTCCAGGCCAGAAGTAAAAATCCAAATTTTAACTATCCAATGGAGCTGAGAATTACAAACTTTGACATTGATAAATCTCGCCGTATGATATATCAGTATGACCAGAAAACTAAAATGAGCAAACAGTTAAGCGACACATATAACTCATATGCAGCTCAAAATAAAGTGGTCCAGCGTATTAATGAAAGCAGTATGTGTAATTTGCAAGGGAAAATAAAAATAGGTGGACTTATTGATTCAACAACCCTGGCAGAATGTATTAAGAGATTATATTTCAGTAAAAGGCAAAGTGATTCTCCTGAGCAACGAAAAGAAATCATTAGAGTATCAAAGGAATTTATCGAAGATCTTAATATGCTTACAGAAGAAGATGACAAGTATCTTGAAAAAGAATATTCAAAGAAAGAAATTATAATTCTTACGATCTTGTTTCATTATTATGATGGAAAAAATAAAATATCAATGATAGAGAACTATAAGCGTTTTCTTATTAATGATGCGGAACGTGAGGAAAAAATAATATATGATTTTTCGAGAAACTTTAATAGGATAAGGAAAAGATTAATTCCTTTTTTAGAGGAGAGAATGTAAATGTATAACGAAGATAGAAAACAAAGGTTTTACGAATTTAAGTTAAAAACTGTTGCAAGCGTTACTCCTCTTGTGCCTAGATTTAAGAGAGTTGCGCCGTTTGAACATATGTATCAAAAGGATTTATGTGACTTTAATTTAAATGAGATTACAGAAATGTATAAGTTGTTCAAATTTACAACATTAGAGTCCATTATTGTAGTAAATAATACTCTTACACAATATACGGACTGGTGTGTTAATGAGAATTTAGTGTTAAATGGACAAAATATCTATGCAACTATCACACCTGATATGCTGGCAGCACTATTAAATAAGACATTGTTAAATCATCAGATTGTATCAAGAGACACGATTTTAACATGGATCGAAGCATTAAAGAATCCTAGAGATCGATTCATGATTCTGAGCATTTTTGAATATGGCAAGTCTAAAGATTTTGAAGACACGATTAGAGCAAAACTTGATGATATCGACGTAGAAAATCATACAATGAAATTGTATTCCGGAAGAGTTGTAAATGTAAGTGAAGCATTAATTTTAACTGCACAAAAGAGTAATATGACAATGGAATTAACATATCCATATGGAACTAAATCCAAACTCATGGATGATGGAACCATTATAAAAAGATCTCATATTGTAAAAGATGATCCGCATTGTCTTGGAAGGCAAATGTATAATTCATTAGCAGCAGCATTGAAGTCTATAGATGTATCATATATGACTGCTGAAAAAATTAACATTTCCGGACAAATTCATATGACAAATGAATTAATCCGGAAGTATAATTCAAATAAAAACAAGATTTTATATGATGTTGAAACTCGGTCTATGATTGAACACCAATATGGAATTAAGATTAATAGACCTTCATATTTTCTTAAAAAATATGGTGACTATTTAATATAGTCGCCATGTTTAAATAAAGTAACAAGTTAAATTAACTTTCATTAAAATCAAATTTATTACGAGGAACAAAAAAATGGTTAGAGAATTTGTAAAGAATGCAAGTAAAGTAGCTCAGAAAATCGATATTATGTTTGAAAAAGCAGCATATGACAATAAAACTGTTGCGGTACATTTCTCTGTAGGAGAAAAAGAATCTGCAATAATATCTCATATGCAGTTGAATCCAGTTAATATTACAGTAAATGATAATATTATTACTTTTGAAGAGGGAACAGCAGAGCATTATATTGATATTTCTCAGTTTGATTCAGTCAAATGTGATGACGAGTGCGTTAACGATATCGCGGATGCAACAATTGATATGATGTGTGATCATTGGTCAGTACATTTTGATATTTTGACGATTTAATTATACATAATACAGGAGGAAAAAATGAACAAGATTGAAGAAATGAAAGCATTGGTTGAAAAACTTAATCAGTACCGAGATGCTTATTATAATAATGCAGAAAGTATTGTTACGGATCATCAGTATGATGATCTGTGTGATCAGTTGGAAAAAATGGAAAAAGAAACAGGAGTTATTTTAAGTAATTCTCCAGTCCATAGTGTTGGATATGAAGTAAAAAGTAAATTAGAGAAAATTGAGCATTCACATTTAATGATGTCTCTTGATAAAACTAAAGATGTGAATATACTTCGAAAATTTATTGGTGATAAAGATTCTTTGCTAATGTGTAAGATGGATGGATTGACAATTCTTTTGACGTATGAAGATGGAGAGCTGATCCAGGCTGAAACTCGCGGAAACGGCGTCACAGGAGAAATTATTACTCACAATGCAAAGGCGTTCGAAAATATTCCTATGCATATTAATCAGAAAGGCCACGTTGAAATTGAAGGAGAAGCTATTATTACATATACAGATTTTGAGAAAATTAATAATTTAATTAAACACGAAGAAGATAGATATAAGAACCCGCGAAATCTTGCTTCAGGATCAGTCAGACAGCTAGATAGTAAGATAGCAGCCAAACGTCATGTTCGTTTTATAGTATGGAAGGTACCTGCCGGTATGGATGAACTACCTTTAATGTCAGCAAGATTTGAAAAAGCAAGAGAACTTGGATTTGATATTGTACCTTATATTCGTGTATATAAAGAAAATCAGAATCTTGAAGAGCTTATTAATCTGTTAAAGGAAAAGGCAGCATACTTATCTTATCCAATTGATGGGCTTGTTGCTGCATATAATGATATCGCTTATGGATTATCACTTGGAGTCACAGATAAGTATCCACGTCATTCTCTGGCATACAAGTTCTATGATGATGAATTTGAGACAGTTTTGACTGATATTGAATGGACTATGGGTAAATCTGGACAATTAACGCCTACAGCAGTTTTTGAACCGGTCGATATTGATGGAACATCTGTAAGCAGAGCGAGTCTACACAATGTGAGTATATTCAAAGGATTTTATCTCCATAAATATGATACCGTATCTGTGTATAAGGCAAACCAGATAATTCCGCAGATTTCTCAAAACATAACAAGAGGTTATAATACCGGTGAAAAGTTTATAATTCCTAAAATATGTCCAATCTGTGGAGAACCAGTGTCTGTCGTAAAAGAGAACGATTCTGAAGTATTGATGTGCATGAATGCTGGATGCAAAGGCAAACTTTTGGGTGAGATGAATGCTTTTGTAGGGAAAAAGGCCCATGATATTAATGGATTATCTGAGGCCACATTGCAGCTATTGATTGATACTGGGCTTGTGACATCACCAATTGATCTGTATTATTTGAAGGATCATTCTACAGAATTGTCCAGATTACCTAGAATGGGAGCAAAGAAAATTGCGAATATTTTAGATTCTATTGAGTCTAGCAGGAATACTACCATAGAAAAATTTATTGTAGGATTAAATATTCCGTTAATTGGTGGTAGAGCTGCAAAGGATATTGCTAGATATGAAGAAATAAGAACCAGGGAATTAGGAATGCTATATCCATTTGAAACTTTTATTAAAGATGCTGCTTCTGATTTTAATTTTACCTGTATTGAAGGATTAGGGACGGAGCGAAATATTTCTATCCATAGATATTTTAAGGAAAATTATGATTACGTTGTTGCTTTGGCAGAACAGTTCATATTTTCGAAACTTAATAATGATAAAATATCTTCTGAAAGCGATTCATTGTCCGGAAAGAAATTCTGTATCACTGGGAAGTTACATATTTTTGCTAACCGGGATGAACTTGTGGCGGATATAGAATCAAAAGGAGGGAAAGTTGTGTCCGGAGTTACAAAGGCAACTGATTATCTAATTACCAATGATAAAAACAGTGGATCTAGTAAAAATAAGAAAGCTTCTGAGTTGAATATTCCTATTATCAGTGAAGAAGAATACAAAAACAAATTAAATTAACTTTTACTATTGACAAATGCAAATAATGGTGATATAGTTGACCTATCAAAACGAATTAGATTAACTCAATCAGAAAGGCATGAACAATGATATGTTACTATTTAAAAGGAAAAAATGGAGAGTACATCGCAAGAGATCCAACAGGAAGAATCAAATTAGTATCTGATCTTGGTGATGCACTCTTGGTTCCTGAAATTGAAAAGAAAAAGATTAAGGCAATTCAAGCAAATAATATTCCAGACGTATTAAAAAAATTTGGACCATATGAAATTTGTGAAACCGATTATAATGGAGTTGAAGCAATTACGACAGATGATATAGTTGGTGAAATTATCGGTAGTATAAATGAATTTTCAAGTAAGATGAATGAAATTACTGATTATTCAAAAGAACTTAATTCTATTATTTCATATACTGATTTACAAATTTCAGACATTTTGCATTATATTGAATTTCATAAGTTTTCTGCGGCAGAAGGATATAAATTATGCAAAAAGTTGCAAGAGATTTGTGATAGACGAAGAGAAGCCAAAAATAAAATACAAATTATAAACACGATAAAACATCAATCGTGTGCAAGTGTTTTATCTGGAAATGCTACTAAAATAATAGAAAAAATTGTACCAGATAAAAAATATACTCCAAGAGTATTTGATGAATTGTTCAAAAAGAATCAGTCACGAATAAGAAAAGAAAAATCAGTGAAAATAAAAATTTAATTAAACAATAAGGAGATAAAAATATGTTTAAAGATTTTGTAAAGGCAATCCAGAAAAATTTACAGCAGATGTCTAAAGATTCTTCAAGATTATTCACAGTAAATGTGGATACCGAGGAGCTTTATAATTTATATCTGGATTCGTTTCCGGCAGGTACAAATGAAATTTACAGAGAAAGAAGAGAATATGACTGTAGTTGCTGTAGACATTTTATCAGAGACGTTGGTAACGTTGTATCTATTAAAAATGGTGAGTTACATACCATTTGGGGAATTAATCCAGTATCAGATGATAAATATAATGTAGTCGCAGCTGCGCTTGATGCCTATGTAAAACAGAAAGCGGTATTAGGGGTATTCCTCAAAAAAGAGAAACGAATTGGTACTCCTGAAAATAGAGAAATGCTCCCGACAGGAAAAATTAATAAATACGAGCATTTCTTCGTAGATCTGCCAGAAATTTGTATCTTTAAGGAATGTTATGGACATACACTTGAAGGTGATTTAAGTCAATTCAGAGATGTCCGTAATGTATTTAAACGTTCTCTTGATGAAATTAGTAAAGAAGCTGTAGATACTGTACTTGAACTGATTGCTCAAAATTCTTTATATAAAGGTGCCGAATGGAAAAAGCAACTTACTGAATTTAAGAATTATCAGAAAGAATATGGAAAGCTTACGGATGAACAGAAAGAACTTTGGATCTGGGAAAAGTCAATTGCTGCAGGTGCCGTTATCGGTAAGATTCGTAACCATAGTATTGGAACATTGCTGGTAAATATTTCCGAAGGAATGGATCTTGACCTTGCCGTTAGAAAATATGAGCAGATTGTAGCCCCTGTAAATTATAAACGTCCAAAGGCAATTTTTACAAAGAAGATGCTTGAAGATGCAAAGAAGACTATTACAGAACTTGGTTATATGGATTCATTACAGAGAAGATTTGCTACCTTGGATGATATCACAGTGAACAATATACTTTTCTCTAATAAAGACGCAGCAAAGAGAATTACCGGCGCTATGGATTTGTTTGATGAAATGGAACAGGATGTTGCAATTGATCCAAAACGATTCTCTAAGGTAGAGGAAATAAGTGCAGAAGATTTCATTAAGAATGTTTTGCCAGTGGCAAAGGAACTGGAAGTATACCTGGAGAATAAACATATTCAAAATATGGTATCTTTGATTGCTCCAGAAGTTGCTGATGCGAAAACAATGTTCAAATGGAACAATGGAATGTCTTGGGCGTATACCGGTAATATTACAGATTCAGATATCAAAGAAAATGTAAAAGCTGCTGGTGGTTCAGTCACAGGCATTGTAAGATTTTCTATTCAATGGAATGATGGAAACGGTAAGGATAATTCAGATCTTGATGCTCATTGCCTCGAACCACAAGGCGGAGATCATATTTATTTTAGTCATAAAATATCAAGATATACTGGTGGTGAATTAGATATTGATATTACCGATCCAATATATCAATGTAAATCAAATGGTGGAGTAGCAGTTGAAAACATCACATATCCATCAAAAGAAAGAATGAAACCTGGTACATATAAATTCTATGTTAATCAGTATTCATTCAGAAATTCTCAGGGATTTAAGGCTGAGGTAGAGGTAAATGGTGAAATTCATTCTTACGAATACAATACTCCAGTACGTGGTAATGTAGATGTTGCAGAAGTAATCCTTGATCAGTCAGGAAATTTCAAAGTAGTGGACAAACTTCCAGGAAATTGTGCAACAATCAGTAAAGATGTCTGGGGAATTAAAACTTTGCAGTTTACACCGGTATCAGTTGTATGTTACTCACCAAATTACTGGGATGAACAGAAGGGAATTGGTCATCAGCACTTATTCTTTATGCTGAAGGACTGCATCAATCCAGAAGAGCCGAATGGATATTATAATGAATTCTTGAAACCGGAACTTGAGCAGCACCGAAGAGTATTTGAAGCGCTTGGAGCAAAAGCACATGTAAAAGATGTTGATGATCAGCTTTCAGGAGTAGGATTTTCACTTACAAAGAGAAATGATCTAATTATTAAAGTAAAAGGCGCTACAGAGCGAGTATTAAAAATCAAATTCTAATACAATTTAATTAAACAAAGAAGGGAGAAAGTTATGAAATTTAAAGAAGCATTTGAAGAAATGAAATCTGGAATTCCAATAAAACTTCCGTCATGGGCGGGTTATTGGTGGTGGGATGAAGAATCCCAGACAATCCTTATGTACACAAAAGATGGCGGCTGTCTGGATATAAGAGAAACACAGAATGTGGAGTATACGCTTCAGAATATTCTTTCCGATGAGTGGGTTTATGCGGATAGTCGGAACTGCCCAATACTTGGTGGAGAAGCAACATTCTCATTCGGAGAAGCGATTAAGTACCTGAAAAGAGGATTTAAAGTGGCACGTAAAGGCTGGAACGGTAAGAAACAGTATATTCAGCTTGCGACTGGGATTTCTTATAAGACTGCTGATAATGAGATTGTAAATTGTGAGCATGACGCAATCGGAAATAAAGCCATCGCTTTTGTTGGAACATCTGGCGTACAGATGGGATGGCTTGCTACCCAGTCTGATATGCTCGCAGAAGACTGGATGTTTGTTAAATAAAATTATATGTATTGGAGGAATAAAAACATGGAACTTACAAATATTTTTGAGGCGGCAACAAGATATAAATACAGATTCCCGTTCAAAGGAATGATTTCAGTAGAGGATTTATGGGATCTGAAATTACAGGATTTGGATTCAGTATTTAAACTGCTGAATAAAGAGAAAAAGCAGAGTGATGAAGAAAGTCTGTTACAGGTTAAATCTGAAGCAGACCAGGAGCTGGAAAATAAAATTCAGATTGTGAAATTCATTGTACAGGTAAAACAGGCAGAAGCTGCAGAGAGACTTGCTGCGAAAGATAAGAAAGAGCGTAATCAGAAGATTATGAGAATCATTGAGAGAAAGCAGAACGAAGCTCTGGAAGGCAAGAGTCTTGAAGAACTGACAGCTATGTTAGAGGAATAATATATGGGAATACTTGGAAATATTGCAGGGTTTCTGTTTATGGTGATTGTGATATTAATTTTACTGCTAATTTTGTGTTTTATATGTGCCGGAGTGTTAGCTGCAATTGTAGAGGCTATATACGAGGAAACCGGAAAATTAGAAGCTTTGTATAATATTTTACGCCATATTCTTTAAGGGAAATAAAATGAAGATAATTATAAAAAGAATAACATTGCTTGTCTCGATACTCCTTATTTGGAGTATCGCTGCAAGACATGTAAACTCTTTGTTTATCCCATCGCCGGTCATTGTGTTCAAAGATTTGATAGACATGATACATACAGGACAATTGATTAAGGCAATAGAATATTCATTTCTAAGAATAACTGCTGCTACATTTATATCTGGAGCAATAGCATTTCCTATAGCGATTCTGGTTTATAATTCCAGAATTGCTAAGGATATTCTTAATCCGATAATCAGTGTTATGCGATATATTCCGGTGACTGCATTTTATCCATTGCTTATTATGTGGTTCGGGATAGATGAAATGATGAAAATTGTATTTTTGTTTATCGCAACATTCGTATATATGATGCCGTCAGTTGTATTATGCCTGGAGGAAGTGAACAACGATCTAATAGATACCGGACTTACAATTGGAATGAGCAAATTACAAACGATATGGAGGATCCAGATTCCGGCATCATTACCAGGAGTATTAAATAGCTACATTATGATGTATGGAATTGGATTTACATATATTGCAGTAGCTGAAACAATAAATGCTCAATATGGACTTGGATATATAATCCAGCAATCATCTTCCAGAGGAAGAACAGATTTAGTATTTATGGCAATCATTGTGATTATGATCATCAGTGTTTTATTTGATTATGTATCTAAATGGTTAGTAAGGAAAATTTTTAAGTGGAGGTATATAAATGATTGAAATTCATGATTTATACACAGGATACAGTAGAGATAAACCACTTTTATCTGGGTTTAATTATAATTTTGATAATAAGATCTACGGGATCCTTGGAGAATCTGGATGCGGCAAGACAACTTTGTTAAGGACGGTTGCAGGATTAATCAAACCGTTATCTGGAGAAATTATCATAGATAATAATCCGGTTACAAAAGCAAGTAAAAATGAAGTATATATGATGCATCAGAACTATACTTCTTTTGATTGGTTAAATTGTCTTGACAATATACTAATTGCTAAAAAAGTTAAAGGTCATGTAGAACCAGAAGATATAGAAGCAGCTAAGAAGATGCTTTATTTAGTTGGTCTGAATGGAAACGAAAATAAATATCCTAAGCAGTTATCTGGAGGAATGAAACAGCGACTTGCGTTAGCAAGAACGTTATTTGCAAAACCAAAGATTCTTTTAATGGATGAACCGTTGTCAGCACTGGATGCTGAGACACGAAGTAATATGCAATTGTTAATTATGGATTTGCATAGGTTACTTGATAATACTGTGATCATGGTTACGCACAGTGAATCAGAAGCAAAGATAATGTGTGATGAAATATTGAAATTTTAGAAAGGAAATATAATGGGAATTTTAAAAAATTTATTTGTGGAAGAAGTACCGGATGAGATGTCTGATCTTCCAGATATGGATACTGATTTTGATGCAACTGGGACTAACGCAGAACTTGATTCTGTCAACACAGATACTTTGATTGATGACATTTACAGCCAGAATAATCTGGCAGATAGAACACAGTCAATTTTTAAAGTGGAAGAGTTAATAAAATCATTTCCTAAGGAAATGACAACAGAAACAAAAAGAAATTCAGTGCTGGCAACACTTGGTGTATTTGGCCTGACAGTAACTGATATTGAGACAGACGGAGAGAAAAGAGTTGATGTTTTAAGCGACATTCTTTCAAAGATTATTTGTGATTCTGAAGCTATTGTTACTGAAAAAGAAAATGCTATTGAAGAACACAAAATGGAAATCGAGCGTCTGGAAAAGGAAATTGCTGATCAGAGGGCTGAAACAAAAACATCTGATGAAACTATTACTACTGAAATTGACAGAATTAAAAATTTAATTAACTTTACTGTTGGAGGAAATGCATAATGGAACTTGGTAAACTGATTTTTATTGTTGCAGTGGTTGTTATTGTATTGATACTGATTCTGTTTCCGGAAGCAAGAAAATTACTGTCTGGATTTACTAGATTATTTATCAAAGATATGGCAACCACACCAGAAGGAGCAGAGGCTATCTATGAAGAAAAAATTGACCAGGCTCAGGAATCTTATAATAAAGCGGATAATGCATATAAGATTGCTGCTGGAAAATTAAGCAATGCACAGAAAGATCTCGATAGGAAAAGAAAAAGACTTGTTAATGTTGAAGCTGAGTGTGAATCTCTTGTGAAAACAAATCAAATCGAGCTTGCACAGTTAAAAGCAGAGGAAAGAGAAGAAATCCTTTCAGATATCCGCAGAATTACCGGTTTGGTAAATGCCTATAAAGAAGCTACGGCCGCTGCAAAAGAGACACAGGAAAGGTGTGAAAAGAATCTTAGAAATCTAAAGCGTGAAAGTAAAGAAGTTGTGGAGAATATGAAGGTAAAGAAGCAGCTTCAGGAAGTCTATGATGATATGGATGAACTGAAAAATGTCACTGCAACAGATAAATTGCTTGATTCTGTTCGAGATAAAAACAGAGATCTGGATGCCATTGTGGAAGGATCTAAAGTAGTACACAATAATAAAATGTCTACTAAACTTGAAAAGGCTGAAGCAGAAGCAAAAAAGAATAACAGCAACGATTATCTGAACAGTTTGAAAAAGAAATATAATAAATAAGGAGTAGTAAAATGAAGAAAGCAAAAAGATTTAGATTAACTAAAGCAGCAAAAATTCTGATTATGGTTCTTATTGTAGCTTTAATTGGTGGAGGTATTTTCGCAGGCTTACAAACTGGAATGATCCAGACGAAGAAAAACAAAAAGGAATCAATCGTAGCAAAGATAGATGATACAAATGTAAATAGAGAAAACAGTGTGAATAAAGACAATAAAACTGCAGATGATGATACAACCATTAATTTATCATTAGATGAATGGATCGGCTGGAAATCCATTATTGACGCTAATGGCGGCTTAACAACTCAGTCAGGTTCCATCTATGATAAACTTGGCGTAAAAGTAAATATTAATGTTATTAACGACGCAACACAGTCAAGCAATGCTTTGATTAAAGGAGATCTGAACGCTGCAGGTTATACAATCAACAGAACTGCATTCTTATCTAAGAAATTCACTGATGCCGGAAAAGAAGTGGTTATGCCGTATATTACAAATTACTCAAATGGTGGTGACGGTATTATTGCGAAGTCTTCTATTCAGAATGTAAATGATCTTGTAAATGCTAAAATTGGTGTACCAGAATTCTCTGAAGCTCAAACACTTGTAGTATGGTTTGTAAATAATTCTGATCTTTCAGCTAAGAAGAAAGCGAAAATTATTGATAATCTTGTATTATTTTCAACACCAGATGATGCAGCAAAAGCATTTTTTGCCGGTCAGATTGATGTTGCAGCAACCTGGGAACCATACCTGACTCAGGCAAAGAATATGACAGACGCACATGTATTATTTAGTACCGCAAGTTCTTCAAATCTTGTTATGGATGGAATTTTGTTTGATAAGAAATTTGCAGAAGCACATGCAGATGTAGTGAATAAATTTATCCAAGGATCTCTGGAAGCTGCAGATATGTATAATACAGAATTTAATGCAATCCGTGAAGTAATGCCTATGTTTAATACTGCATCAGATGAAGATATTGTAGCAAATACGGAGTCTGCAAAATTGACAACATGGAAAGATAATTTAGATCTATTAAATGGAACTGCAAAGACAATTTATTCAGATATGTGTAACGTATGGACATCAATTGGTGAGTCTGTAAATGCTGATCTTGTTAATAGTATTTTTGATGATACATATATTAATGCTATTTCAGATAAATTTAGTGCAACGGAAGTGTCTAATACAAATACTGTAAAGGTTACAGAGGATAATAAAAAGGAAATTCAGGATACTGAAGCTTTATTACAGGGCAAAGCTTCTGTTACATTTATTCAGAACACGGCCAAATTCTCTGATTCTGCTGCGGCATCTAAAGAACTTAATAAGTTTATTGACATTGCAAAGGTACTTGACGGTGCAATCATTGAAATTGCAGGAAATACAGACCCTAATCCGGAATCAGATCCTGAAGATGAATACAATCAGAAGTTGTCTTTACAAAGAGCAGAAGCTGTTAAAAACTATTTTGTTATGAATGGAATTTCTAACGGACGTATTGTAGTAGTTGGAAATGGATCCAGCAATCCTGTTGTTGATAATGACACTGATGAACATCGCGCAATGAATAGACGTACTGATGTATCATTTAAGATCATTGAGTAAGGAGTAATTATGGTTGCTTTAAATATAGAAACATTTGTTGTATGCCTTGTTATTGCTTTTTTGGCAGGTATTCTGGTTGCAAAAATTAAATTAAAGAAATAAAGGAGAAAAATTATGGGATTTACATTATTTGGAGAAAAATATAAATACGAAGTAGACAGTATTAATATTGGGATTTTTTGTCCAGATGGGACATTATTAATAGTTTTAAAACTTAAAGATGGTACATATAAATCAATTGATGTTAATCTTGGAGCAGAAAAATATAAGTCATTATGCAAAGAGAATGACATTACAAACAATGTGCCGGTTCTTGTTACACAAGAACATGTTAATAAATTAGATAAAGAAATAAAACCTAAGTACAAATGGGGAGACTGGAGTCCGGATTATTTCCATTTTACAGATCCATTTTATGGACGATATATATCATTAATTTGTGCTGTTAGAACAAATGGAAAAAGAGTTCAGGTTGAATGCAAGGGAATAAAAGCCAGTGCGTCTTGTAATATAGAAGCAGGGGATAAATTTAATTATGAGTTTGGAAAAAACCTTGCTAAACGTAGGTTGATTGCGAAATTGATTGAGAAACGTGCAAATTCATATTATATAAGCAAAATCAACAAAACAAATTAAATTAACTTTACATATTGACAATCGCAACTTGATATGCTATACTAAATACATAGTCAAGGATGACAACAGCACAGAGGAGTGAAAGCTCCCTGTGCTAAATAAAAAGAAGAAAGAAATTTAATTATACAAACAATGAATGTAGCGGTATGATGAAATTGGTTATACATAATAGACTTTGACTCTATTGAGCAGTAGCTCGTGTGGGTTCGAATCCCACTACCGCCGTTTGGCAAGTATTTTATACAAATATACTCCAGCAGAATTGCAGAAATTACTTGATACTTCAAATGGTTATTGTGATTTATTGAGAAAAGTTGGGTTAAATGGACATGGTTCTAATCCTGAAACATTAAAAAAGATTATTAAAGAATATAATTTGGACATTACACAAAATTCTATTAATAGATCGAATTTATATAAAACATGTGCTAAAAAAGCACATACTAAAAATTCATATAAATTAGAAGATATTATTAATGGAAAACATCCGAATTATCAATCATCAATGTTATTAAAAAGATTAGTTAATGAAGGGTATAAAGAATACAAATGTGAAATTTGCGGGATAACAGAATGGAATAACAAACATATATCGCTAGTTTTACATCATATAAATGGTAAACATGAGGATAATAACATATCAAATTTACAAATTTTATGTCCAAACTGTCATTCTCAAACAGATAATTACTCTGGAAAAGCTCATCGAAAAGAAAAGAATAGTGAGGTATGTACTAGCAATAATATAAGAAAAAAGGAGAAATTATTGAAGCTTCCTCCTATTTCAAGAGAAGAATTAAAGAGTAAAATAAGAAATAATTCATTTACAAGTATAGCTAAAGAGTATGGCGTATCAGATAATACCATAAGAAAATGGTGTAAAAAGTATTTGTTACCAAGTCAAAAGTATGTAATTAATTCTTACACTGACCAGCAGTGGGAAGAAATATAATTTAATTATACAAAAAGGAGATAAAAATGAGTAAAATTATTAGTACAGGTTCCACTTTTAGAATCTATGGAGATGATCTTGTAACACATAATCAGCTTCCAGCACAAATTTATTCAATCAGATGTTCCAATATGACAGGATTTTGTTTAGAAAAGCATGCTGATATTGAAATAAATGAAGATAAAATATACGGTGTGCACATGGAAAAAGTAAATAAAGTATTAAATGCTTTTCCAAACTTTAATAAGAATCTTGGAGTTATCTTATCTGGAGCAAAAGGAATTGGAAAGTCTTTATTTTCCAAAATTCTTGCTGTAGAAGCTGTGAAGAAAGGATTGCCGGTAATTATTGTTGATACATATATCCCTGGAATTGCTAATTTTATTGAAGAAATTGAACAGGAAGTATTAGTGATGTTTGATGAATTTGATAAAACATTCGGAGGAGTAAATAAATCAGATGGCATGGCAGATCCGCAAACAGAGTTACTGACATTGTTTGATGGATTAGCTCAGGGAAAGAAGTTATATGTTATCACTTGTAATAATCTTAATATGCTGAGTGACTATTTGGTAAATAGACCCGGAAGATTTCATTATCATTTTAGATTTGATTATCCAACAGATTCTGAAATTACAGAATATATGAGAGACAAGTTACATAAAGAGTATTATGGAGAAATTAGTAAGGTAGTTGCATTTTCTAAAAGAGTCAGCTTGAATTATGATTGTTTAAGAGCTATCGCATTTGAGCTTAATACAGGATTACAATTTCAAGAGGCAATTAAAGATATGAATATCCTTCATATAAATAATACCGTTTATATAGCTACTTTGTATACTAAAGATGGTAAAAAAGATACAGAAGAAAAGAGCCTTGATTTATTTGATAAGACTGCTAATCATAGTTTATATTTTACAATAGATGGAAAATGGTTCTATGCAAAATTTTCTGGTGTTGATGTAAGATATGATTTTGATAGACACATTGATTTTGTTGATGGAAAAGATATTGAAATTGTTCCGGATGATGACTATGGAGATCTTACAGAAGAAGAAAAGGAAAGATATAAAGCTATTAAAATTGATCATATTGTTTTTGCAAGAAAAGAAGTAAAGGGACTTCATTATAATCTTTCTGTATAAAAAATTTAATTAAACATTCCGGTGGATAAAAACTTTTGTATGTAGAAGTTCGGTTATAAGCATATATCTTTCATTTTACTTTTTACATCTTATAACTCGTTTGAAGCAGGTCTTACGAGTATAAATAAACTGTATAAGGGTAAGCCGGTAGTAACCTTATACAATAAGCGGATATGGCGGAATGGCAGACGTAGAAGGCTCAAACCCTTCGGAGAAATCGTGTGGGTTCGAATCCCACTATCCGTATTCGGACTATTCTTGCGGATTTACTTGATGGCCTAAACAGTAATGAGGAGAAACAAGTCCGAAAGGTTAACCTTATATATTATATATCGTCTATAGGACATTAAAAAAAAGATTGAAAAGTTGGTGGAATACTGGAACCCAGTGATGAGGAAGCTGCAGACGCGTTGGTTGTATGGTTTGAACGCGTCGAAAGAAACATTTATATAGATGTGCTTTGTGATAATGAGGCGTGGGAAGTGAGGCTGATCTGGTCAAGCAGATGTGTAATTAATTACGAAGCGAAAAAGCAAATGTAATCCACGATGAGGATGCAGAGGTTCAGATAAGAGCTGGAGGGTGTAGGAACGGTGACGACTGTTCGTGTAATTGTGAGATTACAAAAGCAAAGTATTTTACAGATATTGTTACATTTCTAAATGGCTTAGATAAAACGTCTAAGCCGACATGGAAATTTAGCTCAGTTGGTAGAGCAACCGGCTCATAACCGGTTGGTCCTGGGTTCGAGTCCCAGAGTTTCCATTTCTCCTGACGAAGGAGTGACTTTTATAGGCTGTAGAGTTTCAACAAGAAACAAGCCGTTTCTAGTTAGGGCGTAAACTGGTGACGCTGGAAAGACAGATAGTTTAGAGATTGTTTGTGAGAAAAAAACGTACTGCTTTATAGAAAATGTAGGAAATTGAGTGATTCAAAGTACACATAATCCTGTTGTGACTGCAGCACGATAGGTCATGCATGTAAAGAAACAAATTTTAAAAATGTCACATATCGCTAAAGACGATATGGGGGATGTAGTTTCGTGGGAAAACATCGTTCTTGTGACAGTGAACGGAAACAGATGGTTCGACTCCTCTCATCCTTATTTTGTAATGATGACGCGCGGATCGTTACAAAAGAAAATAGTAACTACTGAAATGTATATTTAAGGAGGCAGTAAACATGACAAAATATGATTTATGTACGGGTGATATCGTTCTTTCTACAAAGGGAAGCTACGGTATTGTGCTAATCGGAACTAATGGAGATGATCAAATCAAATGGTACAGTAATAATAAAGGACAGGTTATTAACAGATTTAGATCTTTTTCTATGATTAACGAAGATCTTACATTTAAATATGATTTAGGTAATCGTATTATTAAGGTATGGAGAACGAAAGACAAACATTATCTTGGTGATAAAGCAATTACAGAATATAATGCAGCAGAATGTCATGGATTTGAATGCATCTATGAAGAGTTAATTAAGGAAGTAACTATGGCTGAAGTTGAAGAAAAGTTTGGCTGCAAAGTAAAAATTGTAAAGTAATAAAATTTAATTATACAGGCACGTATAAATGAGGAATAGGAAATAATATTTGAAGCACTATCTTAAAAGATCAGTGCATAGATGTCAGTGTGACAATAAACTGCAAAGTTATTCCACTTCGGAAAGCGAGGTGAAATAATGGAGCAGAAGAAATTTATGGATATTCAACGTCTGAAAGAAGGATATGCAGATGGATTTGTACCGGGTGACTTAATTGTTATCCAGGAAAAATTCGACGGATCCAATGCAGCAGCTAGATATGATGCAGAGACTGGCAAAATGGTAGCTTTTTCCAGAAGACATACGTTGGATCAGAACAATACATTAAATGGTTTTTATAATTATGTGCAGGAGTTAAATCCTGAAGATTATAAAGATGTTCCGGACTATGTAATATTTGGAGAATGGTCTGGAGCAAGAAATGCGATTATTTATTATCCAGAAAATACTAAGAAATGGTACGTATTTGATATTTATGATGTAAGGGAAGAAAAATATCTTCCTCAGTCAGAAGTAAAGGCATTTGCAGAAACGCATGGACTTACATATATCAATACATTTTATGTTGGACCGTTTGTCAGTTGGGAACATGTACAAAGTTTTATGGATCATCCGGGATATGGAGAAATTCAAGAAGGTATTGTTATAAAGAACCAAACAAGATTAAACGATCCGAATAGCAGATTACCATTTGTAGTGAAAATCGTTGGAGATAAATTTCATGAAGTCGCAAAAATGAATCATGTTAAAAAGATTCAAGATCCACAAAAGTTGCAAGAACGAACAGAAGCACAGGAACTTGTAAAATCTGTCGTGACGCGGCGTAGAGTTGAAAAAGAGTTATATAAAATGCGTGATGAAGGAATCATCCCAACAGAGTGGTGTGAACAGGATATGAAAACTGTTGCAAGGAATCTTCCAAACAGAATTTATACAGATTGTGTAAAAGAAGAACCGGAAGTAGTTCGAGCAGCAGGACAATATTTTGGAAAATTCTGTTCCGTTATTTCGATGAATTACGCACGAGAGATTATTCTCGGTCCGACTGGAGCAAAGTAAGGCGAAAGGAGGACACGAATGGTGGCAACAGCATTTAGTAGATTATGTACTTCTTGTAAAAAAAGATTTGCATACAAACAAACAGACGCCATCTTTGATGAGAATGGATATGGATATTCAACCAAGCTTGTGAAATGCAAACATTGTGGGCGATTAAATGTGATTCGATATTTTGAAGATGACTCGATGAAATTAAACAATGATAGAAAATATTATGATTATGACATGGTATAGAATAGGAGAATAATAAATAATGGCAAAACAGAAAGAAAAAAAACCGTTAGATAAAAAAGGTTGGGTTCAGACATTTGAATTGATTGGAAAGGCATGTATTAAAGATTACACATTCAAAATTGATGAACATTCTAAGAAAAGCGACTGGATTTACAATTCTATTAACCTGAATGTTGACTGCGGTGATAAATACGGAAAAGTTGGCTGCGAATTAATGGGTGGTTATGGAGCTGGTAGAAACAATGTGATTTATGTTCATGGCAAAGATGAGAATGGTGGAGATGATTTTGATAACAGATACCAGATTGATTTTGATGATCGATTTGACGAGGATATTCTAAAAGATATTGGAGAGCTTTGCTTTATCAAAATTGGTATTGAGAAGGATACAAAAGGTGAAGTTGTTATCAATAAATTCTTACATGCATATGATGCAATTAAATATCTGTCTGAAGCATTGCAGGATGGTATGGAGATTAAGGTAAGAGGGCAGTTAAAATATACTGTATATGACAAACATGTACAAGTAAGAAAAGAAATTAACAGTATTTATCTTCCAAGAGAGAAGGAATTGAATACTTATGAAGCAGCATTTACTCAGTCGATGCTTCTTGACAAGTATTCAATCGGAAAAGCAGATAAAGATAAATGTGCGTTCCCGATAACGGCATACATTCTGGAGAAATTCAAAGAATATAATGGTAATGACTTGACTGAAGGTGGCGCTGTAAAAGGCGGAAAGTTTGTACCTTTGAGAAAGACATTTGAATATGTTTATGATCCGGAAGATGAAAAATCTATTGAGCGCGCAGGAAAACTTTTCAAAGTTAAGAAAAACGTGACATTGATTACTTGTCAAGGAGTATTTGTTGAAGGCGGTGCAGTGATCCAGACAACTGAAGACGATTTACCAGACGATATTAAAGAACTGGTAGAAATGGGAGCTTATAGTTTGGAAGAAGCATTAGCACTTTGTACAGAAAATGCTAGTAAAGAACGCAGGATGTTACTTACTAGACCAGTTATTAAGTTAGTTGGAGAAGACGGATCTAAGATTCCACAGATTCAGAAATTTGATTCTATGTATTCAGAAGATGATCTTGTATTAGATTATCTGATTGAAGCAGATGATGACGAAGAAGTGGATGAAGTAGAAGAAGATTCAGAAACTGATACAACGGAGCAGGATGAAGAAATTGATTATGATTCAATGTTAGATTCGCTGCTTGATGATTAACTATAATAATTAAATTATACAAAGTACAGAAAGGAAACAAATACTATGGGATACGGAAAAAAGAATACAATTAAAATTGATCCTTTATCATATAATATTGGACTTATTGGGGAAAGTGGTATCGGAAAAACAACAATTATTAAAGAGATGTGCGAGAAACTTGTAGGTGAAGATGGATATCGTTTTCTTGAGTGTGGTAAAGAAGATGGTGCTGACGGTATTAATGGAATCAACTATTTGAATTGTCCGGAATGGTCAATGGATTACGATGAAGAAACAAACAGTATTGGATTTGAAGATTTCGTTGATGATGTCGTTGAGAATAAATCTACAGAGTATCCGGATCTGAAGACAGTTGTTATTGATACATACGATCAGCTTGTGGAAATTGCAAAGCCAGAAGTCATTCGTATGCATAATGCGGAGAATCCTGAAAAGCCAGTAAAATCTATCAAAGCGGCTTTTGGTGGTTATATGGCTGGAGAAGATAAAGCAACAGAAATTGTTCTGAATAAGTTATGGGAATTGAAATCGGTTGGTGTTCATTTTATTATTATTGGTCACGTTAAACAACGTACACAAGATGATGTAACAACCGGACAGACATATACTTCTCTGACAACTAATATGTCAATGAGAGATTTTAATGCAATTAAAACAAAATTACATTTTCTTGGTGTTGCTTCTATTGATAGAGAAATCGTGCAGGAAAAGACTGGCAAGACTAAAAAGGAAGGTAAAAAAGATGTAGATATTATGAAAGGTGTAATTACAAGCGAAAGCCGTAAAATTACATTCCGTGATGATTCTTATTCTATCGATTCCAAATCAAGATTTGCTGACATTGTTCCGGAAATTGAATTTAGTTCAGATGCATTAATCAAGGCTCTTACAGATGCTATCAAAGCCGAGGCATCTAAAGGGAGTAAATCTGTTGATGAATTAAAGAAAGAGCAGGATTCAGCTGCAGAAAAAAGAGCTGAAAAGATTGCGGAAGCTGAGGCAGAAGCTAAAATACAGAAAGAACTTAGTGAAATCACAGGAAAGATTAAAGAGTTTTGTATTGCCAATAAAGGTAAAACAGCAAAATTAAAACCACTTGTAGCTGCAGCTAAAGAAATGGGTTATGACAATCCGATGAAAGTAACAAATATTGATGACGCAAAAAAGATTCTTGAACTTACTGTTGCGTAAATAAATATTGATCCCAGGGCTTCTGCCTTGGGATTTCTAAGGAGAATAACATTGAGTAAGGAAAATAAAAAGGACACAACTGGTTGGAAAAATGAAGACTTCTTACAAATGTGTAATTGGGTTGAAAGAGAATTGATGGGGTATTCTGGGACACAGCGTTTGCATAAGAACGCATGTCTAAGATTGCAGGGGCTAAGAAAAGGACAAAGTATGGCAAATAATTCTCATGAAATGTATGGAGAATATCCTATTGATGTTATTTTTAATACTTTTAAAGCGAATAAATATGTCATTTTAAAAGCAATAAAAGGAAAAACATTTAACAGCGAAGATCAGAAAATGGCTTACATTTGTGCTATTGTAAGCAGTCGAATTAATGATATGTACACCAGAATGAAAAATGCAAAGAAAAGCGAAGAGAAGTCTGAAAAGATTGATATAGGAGCGCAAAATAGTGAAGCCGCTAAATATCAACGTCAGACGGAAGAGGTCATAAATTCTACATTCGAGGGGATTTGGTGATTGACATCTATCACTACTAAGACGAAGGATCGCAGTAGTGCGAAAACAATGTCTCCTTTTGAAAAGGAATGTATTGAGACTATTAAAAAGGTAAATGAATATAAGTTAATTGCAGAAGCAAATGCAGTGTCTTCTATTTACAAGAACCCGGATTTAGTCAGAGACACTTCTTTGAAACTGGAAGATATAACAAATAATGCTTGGAGAGTATATTTTTCAATTGCGAACGATATCATCAATGTAGAACAAAAAAATACATTAGATGAAATTACAATCAATATGTATCTATCGAAACATTCAAAATTAAGTAAGAAATACGATGAATATGGTGGATATGGGAAGATTGAAAGTTCATTTACATATATCGAAGAGGCTAATTTTGATTCTTATGTGAATGAGGTAAAAAAGTGGAATGCTGTAATGAAATTAGCTCGAATGGGCTTTCCTGTAAAAGAAAAGTTAAGTAAATATGTCGATGCTAAAGCTGAAGATATATATAACGAACTTGAGGCACTTTTGAATCACACATTTATTAATGTGGAATCTGAAGTTAAAACTTATAATGCCTGCGACGGATTATTTGATTTGATTGATAAATTAAATGCTGGAAGTCAGGTAGGAATGCCACTTAAACATTGTGATATTTTGAACAGAGAAATTGGCGGCATTAATTTTAATGGAAACATTTATGGTCTAGGTGCCAATTCAGGTGTTGGAAAATCAACAACAGCAATCAACTACTTAATGCCTTCAGTGTTAGAACATAATGAAAAAATGGTCATTATGATTAATGAAGAAGATCAGGACAAAGTAAAGAAAGAGTTACTTGTCTGGGTTGCAAATAATTTATATAGTGCTGGACTACATAAATATATTTTGCGCGACGGCCATTTTAGTAAAGATGTCTTAGATAAGCTTCGTAAGGCAGCAAAATATCTTGAAGAGTTAAAAGAACGCAGAAATATTACAATCGTTCCTTTTGAAAAATATACCGTCAAAGCAGCAATCAAAGTAATAAAAAAATACTCTAGCATGGGAGTAAGGTTGTTTGTTCTGGATACATTAAAAGAATCATCTGATTCAAGAGACACAGAAACATGGAAATCTATGGAACGAGATATGGTTGATCTTTACGATGTTGTGAAACCAGCTGCTAAAAATGTAGCATTATTTGTTACATATCAGCTAGGGAAAGCTTCAGTGAAGATGAGGTATCTTACAAATAATGAAATTGGACAAGCAAAGAATATATTGGATGTATTTAGTGTGAATTTAATGATGCGTAAACCATTTGAAGATGAATTTCCTGGTGGTTCACATGAGATTAAAGCTTATAAGTTGGCGGGGAAAAATAATTCCTCAAAGATTCCGTATCATCTGGATCCGGATAAACATTATATGATCACATTTATTACTAAAAATAGATTTGGGGCTACAGATCAATTCCAGATAATCTCAGAGTATGATCTGAGTACAAATATGCATAAAGATGTTGCTATTTGTAATATAGCACAAGATTTTTAATCGGAGAGTAAATAATGACTGCATTAGAGATTAAGGAATACATTCAAAAAAATGGAAAAATACCTTATGTCTTAGAAAGCATTGGGTGTGGCAATGTAGTATATCACGAGAAAAAGGATTACTACAGCTGCTCTAATGCGGTAGGTGGCGACTGTAACAATCCGGCCGCCATCAATATAAGAAACAACAAATATCTGAATTATCGAAATTATACCAGAGACGTTGAATATGACGATGGGGAAGATCTGATTTCTTTAGTTCAGTATAACAAAAATATTGATTTTGCAAATGCAATGAAATATCTTCATAAACTTTTAGGATTGAAAAATTTATACAAAGGAAAAGAGGAGAAGAAAAAGCCGGATGATTCCTGGTTCGTGTTCTCAAGATTTGTGGTTAAGCGTAGGAAATGTGTAGTAAATGATTTTGATCCTATGAGTGAAGATATTTTAAATGATTTTGTTCCATATATTCATATTGATTTATTTCGCGAAGGGATTGTAAAACGAACAATTAAAAAATTTGGACTTGGATATTCGTATAGATGGAAGAGAACAATATTTCCAATTAGATATTGGCTAGATGGAACTCTGATGGGATATAATGCCAGAAGTTCTATCGAAAATTGTTCTGAATTTGGAATATCAAAGTACTTTATAACACCGGGGATGCGAAAAGAAATTAATATATATGGATTATGGGAAAATTATAAGGATATTCAAAAGGCAGGTTATATTGTTATATTCGAGGCTGAGAAATCTGTTCTTAAAAGAGATAGCAGAATGGATCCAACCGGCGGTGCAATTGAAGGCCATGTACTTTCAGATGAGCAGGTGCGAATTATACTTGGTACCGGAGTAGAAGAAGTTATTATCGCGATGGATAATGATGTTCCAATAGAAGAAGTCTGGAATATGTGTGAGAAGTTTTATGGATTACGTAAAGTCAGCTACATTCGTGATAAATGGAAACTGCTTGGCCCAAAGGACTCACCTGCAGATGCGCCAAATAAAATATACAATTTTCTGTTTAAATGGAGAATTCCTTATGATGAAAGTAAACACAGAGAATATTTAAAGAGTTTGAAAAAATAGTTGAGATTAAGCTATGAAGAACTGCAGAAGATGTGCGAGGCACTTGGAGTCGATAGACTCAATTCATGGAGCCGTGTAAACTGCGTACACAATGGTCTCTATGAGTATTTTTTGAAGTATGTATTACATAAAAAAGAGGATCGTGATGATTCTATTTATAAAGTAACTGGCGGTATTAGTCATGATATTATAGAGCGATTTTATACCGAAGAATTAGCTTATGAAAAAATGGCTGAAGAGTTTGACGAAGGATGGCTGATGGCATTTAATATTGCTGATCTGAAATTTGTTCGTGGAGATGGCGCCAGAAACAATAGTATTGCAACTAAGTATTATTATGATCTGAAAAATTTCTTTGAAACACATGAGAAGATTACTGATCATATCGATATTGAAAAGTTTGTAACCGTAAAGGTTGGTGATGAATATTACCAGGGGTATATTGACGCTCTGGTGACAGATGAAAATGGTAATTACACCATACTAGATTGGAAAACTTCAAGTATATATAAGGGAGATAAAGCGAAAAATGAGTGCGGGCAGTTGGTTATGTACTCTATAGCTTTACATCAGATGGGAATACCGTTTGAAAAGATCAAAATTGCATGGAACTTCCTTAAATATCAGTGTGTGACCGTCAAATCTAAAAAAGGTGTAAAGAAAGTAAGAGAAATCGAACGCTTTGAGCTTGGAGAGAAGCTACAGGCAAATGCAAAGATGTGGTTAAAAGAATTCGGATATGAAGAAAACATGCTGAAGTATTTGGATAAATTAGCTCAAACAAATGATATTACCTGTCTTCCACCGGAAGTACAGGAGAAATATGAATTGCATGATTGTTATGTATATGTTGACTTGACTCCGGAGCTGATTCAGTATTGGGAAAATTTTATCATCAATACTATGAAAATGATTCGTGATAAAGAAGCTACATATGCGGAGCTAAAGGCAGCAGGAAAATATGATGAAGCAGATAAACTTTGGTGGGAAGATGAAGAGAGTCTAAAAAAGCAAAGTTATTATCTTACGAATTTGTGTGGTTATTCCACTAAACTTTATAAACCGTTAAAAGCTTATCTTGATGCTCAAGATGCAAAGAAAAATGGAGATATTTTGGGTACGAAAAATAAGCAGGATGAAGAATACGACATTGACAATTTAGATTGGCTTAACGATTTATAAGGAGATAAAATGGGACAGTATACTATTTACCATTGCCACTCAAACCGTTCTCTTCTTGATAGTTGTACTGATTATAAAGAATATGCAGACCGTGTATCGGAGCTAGGGTATAAAGCCTTAGCTCTGACGGAACATGGTAATGCCTACAATTGGGTTGAAAAAAAGATGTATATCAATTCAAAAGGATTAAAATACATACATGGAGTTGAGTGTTATTTAACAGCTTCACTAGAAGAGAAGGTAAGGGACAATTATCATACAATTCTTTTGGCTAAAAACTATGAAGGTGTAAAAGAAATCAATCTTTTGATTGATAAATCTACACAACCGGATCATAGATATTATAAACCACGTATTACATTTGAAGAATTTTTTAATATTTCAGATAATGTAATCAAGATTTCTGCTTGTTTGGCATCACCTTTGAATAAATACCCAAAGGATATCCAAAAGCAAATAGCGGAAAAGTCTGCAGCATTAAAGCAAGAACTGGCAAATAAAGTAGCTGAACTTGAAAAACAGAAGAATGATCAAAAAGCCATGATAAAATGGTTTAAACAGTTTGATGACTTTGAAGAAGAAGAGTTACCGTGGGTAATAAATGGATGTATTCCAGGGGATTCATATTTGCATTATATTGAAGCTCAAATTGATAAGTTGAAGCAATATTATGATAATCTGCTTGAAGAAGTTCAGCTTATGAATGTTACAGCGAGGGAAATTTTCCATAAGCTGTTGGAGACATATGACTATTATGAGATCCAGCCGCACGATTTTCCAGAGCAGAAACGATATAACGAATTTTTATATGCTGCATCAAAACAAACAGGGAAACCTTTAATCGCCGGAACAGATACACATAGCATTGATTATTATAAAGCTGAATGCAGAAGCATTTTACAGAAAGCAAAACGTATCGAATATGCTGATGAAGATAAATTTGATCTGACATTAAAGACTTACGAAGAGTTGGTTGAAATGTTCCGTATTCAGAATTGCGATATTCCATTTGATGTGATTCTGCAGGCAATAGAGAATACAAATGTGATGGCTGATTCTGTTACTGATTTCGAACTTGATACTTCTGTAAAATATCCAAAATTGTACGACAATGAAGAGGAAGTATTAAAGAAAAGAATTTTTGATAAATTGCATGAGAAAATTGATGCAGGAATTATCAAAAAGGAAAAAATTCCAGAATACGTGAAGCGTATCAAAGAGGAAATGCGTGTATTTAAAAAGATTAATATGATTGGATTTATGCTCTTTATGTCCGAACTGGTATGTTGGTGTTGGGAAAATGGTATACCAGTTGGGCCATGTAGAGGATCTGTAGGTGGTTCTACTGTTGCATACATAACAGATATCATTGATGTCGATCCAGTTATATGGAATACAATTTTCTCACGATTTGCGAATGAAGATCGTGAAGAGGTTGGAGATATCGATCTTGATATTTCACCAGATCAGCGAGAATTAGTTTACAATCACATCATTGAGTCATTTGGATATGATAAGACAGCATATATTCTTGCTATCGGAACTGTGTCTGATAAAGGCACTATTGATGAGATCGGGCGCGCTTTAGATATTCCACTTGATGAGGTTGCGCATATCAAGGAAATGTATAGCGCTTATAAAGATGCAATTGAATCAACCGGAAAAAAAATTAAAGAAATCGAAGATATGATTCATTTCGATGAGATTAAACAGGCAGATAAAGAATCAGAATATTATGGCTTACGTCGTGATTATGAGAATAAGATAACTGAGCGTGACAAGGCTATAAAGCAAATGAATGATTTGAAAGATAATCAGTACAGGAAATTGTTCTATTATTTTGATGGAATTAATGGCACTCCGGTTTCTCAGTCAATTCATCCGGCCGGTATTGTAGTTTCTCCGGTGACACTTCCAGACAACTATGGAACGTTTTGGAATGATGGAAAACGTATTATGTGTATTAATATGGAAGAAATTCATGATGGAGCCGGTCTTGTTAAATACGATTTACTTGGCCTAAAGAATCTGGAAATTATTCGAAAGTGCTATGAATATGCCGGACTTCCATATCCAAAATCACATCAGATTAACTGGAATGATAAGAAGGTATGGAATGATATTGTTCTTTGTCCTGCTGGCGTATTTCAGTTCGAATCTCCATACGCATATGAAATGCTTAAGAATTATGGCCCACAATGTATCAACGATTTATCAATGATAAATGCGTCACTAAGACCATCTGGGGCTTCATATCGAGATAGGCTGCTGGCAGGTGAGACAAATAAAAATCCATCACCACTTATTGATGAATTGCTGAAAGATAATAGAGGATTTCTTATTTTTCAGGAGGATGTAATTGCATTTCTTCAAAAAATATGTGGTTTAAGTGGATCTGAAGCAGATAATGTAAGACGTGCGATTGGTCGTAAGCAAATGGGTCGATTACAAAAAGCACTTCCGAGTATTCTGAAGGGATATTGTAAAATGTCTCCGCAGCCTCAAGATGTCGCAGAGGAAGAAGCTAAGACGTTCCTTAAAATCATTGAAGATTCATCTAATTATATGTTTGGATACAACCATTCAACAGGCTATTCTATGATTGGTTACATGTGTGCATTCTGTAGGTATTATTATCCAGAAGAATTCATTGCTGCATATTTAAACTGTGCAAACAATACAGACGATATTCTGATGGGGACTGAATTGGCGAAGATAAAGAACATTGAGATAAAAAATATCAAGTTCCGAAAATCCGGTGCCGAATATACCGTAGATAAAGCGAATCATGCATTATATAAGGGTATTGCATCAATTAAATTCTGTAATGCTCAAATAGCAGACGATCTTCTTGAGTTGGCGACGAATCGATATAACAATTTTACAGAAGTTCTGGCAGATGTAAATACAAAAACATCTGTGAATTCCAGACAGTTAACGATTCTTATTGGATTAAATTATTTCGAGGAGTTTGGAAAAAATCAGTATTTGATGCAAGTATCCGAGATCTACGACAAATTTGCTTTATGTAAGATTATCAGTAAAAAAAAGATGGAAAGTCTTGGCTTGACAGAGTATTTGATGAAGAAATATGCCGGAAAAGAGACTGCTTCTCAATATAGGGATTTGGATAATACAGGGCTTATAGCTGAGTTATCTAATCGTTTAGAAAATAAAGCAATGTCTGTCATTGATCAGGTAAAATTCGAAAAGGAATATCTTCAGTATGTTGTATATGTGAATCCAAAAGTAAATCAATGTTTTTACGTCGTGACAGATTATAAAACTTTCAAGGAAGTCAGAAAACCATATTGTGTATTACATAATATTAAAACCGGAGAGGATGTAAAAGCAAGAGTAACCAGTATAAAAGTATATCAGGATAATCCGTTTGGTGAATTTTCTATTTTGAAAGTTCCACACTTTACAAAGAAAAAGAAGAAAAAATGTGTGAATGGAACATGGCAGGAAACAGATGAACTTGAAAATATACTTGATGAATATGAAGTAATTAAATAGGTGTGAATATGAGTAAAAAAGAAGTGAAATTTAATTGTAAAATCGTAAAATGCATGTATAATTCGGAGGATTATAAGATTTATGCTACAGATGTAGATAAAAAAGAGTTTCCCAATATTAAACATAATAAATATGATAATGTTACTATTTATGGAAATGTACATAATTTAGTAGTTTCACAGTCGTATGAGATTACGGCTGTGGAACAGCTCGATAAATATGGTTTTGGGTATGATATTGTAAATGTGAGAATGGATAAGCCTAAAAATGAAGAAGAAGTTTATATGTTCTTAAGAGAAATTTTAACTGAGAACCAGGCAGGAGTACTTTGGCAGCATTATCCAGATATTATTGATATTATTTTAAGAGGCGAAGCGGACACTGTTGATTTAGATCAATTAAAAGGCATTGGCGAAAAAACATTTGAAACTATTAAGACGAAAATAATTGAGAATTATTGTATCTATGACTTAGTAGTTGAATTCGGCGGAATTCTTACAATGTCTATGCTGAAAAAACTATACGATGAATTTAGATCAATTCCTAAAATGAAACAGGAATTGAAAAAGCGACCATATAAATCATTGACCAAAATATCTGGAGTGGGTTTTATTAAGGCAGATAGTATTTTATTAGAATTAGAGAGATTGGGTAAAATCAACTTCTCTTTTGAATTAAAATCATCTGCTCAAAGATGTGCTGCATGCATGGAATATTATCTGGAGGAGAATCAAAAAGAAGGAAACACAAAAATGGATCTTCGTGATCTCAGAAAACAAATTGTAAAACTTGTTCCGGCTTGTTCTTCACATTATGTTGAGTGTTTAAAAGATCCAGATATTTATTATAATAAAGAAACTTTTGAAGTAGCATTAAAAACCACACATGATACTGAATGTCAAATAGCAGCGTCATTATTTGTAGCAAACTTAAAACCTACAATATGGGATTTTGACTGGAAGAGTTACCAGACAGCAGGAGAGTATTATTTAACTGATGAGCAAACCAGTGCATTGGAATGTATATGCAATAATAATATCATGATTTTAAATGGTTTTGCAGGATCAGGTAAAAGTGCTACTTCCGCAATGATCATTAAAATGCTAGAAGATAATAATATCTCATATACTTTGATGGCTCCAACAGGACGCGCTGCAAAAGTGTTGAGTGATTATACCGGTAAGCCAGCGGCTACAATTCATCGTGGCTTAGGTTATATGCCGAAGAATAGGTGGGGATATGATAGTGAATGCAAACTCCCATTTGATGTTGTTCTTGTAGATGAATTCTCTATGACAGATATATTTCTGTTCTTACATTTGTGTGACGCAATTGATTTTAGCAGAACGAAACTTATTGTTGTAGGTGATTCAGCGCAGCTTCCATCTGTTGGGCCGGGAAATCTACTTTATGATATGATCAATTCATTTGTTATACCTACAGTGACTTTGAATCAAATTTTCAGGTACGCTGAGGGTGGGTTAATGAAAGTTGCTACTGATGTTAGAAATATGAAACCATATTTATATGATTTGAGTAATGGTATGGTAAAATTTGGCAAGGATTATACTTTTATTAATGCTAATAATGAACAGGCAGTAAAATGTGCAATTGGATTATATCAGAAGCTTCTTTCTCAATATGTTCCTGAAGATATTCTTGTTCTATCTGCTTTCAATAAAGGTGATTGTGGTACTATTGCAATTAATAATGCAATCCAGAAAATTGCTAATCCAAACTATGGATCAGAAAAATGTATCAAATCTGGAGATACGACATATTACGTTGGTGATATAGTAATTCAGATCAAAAATAATTATGAAGCAGAAGTGGATATGGGGGATATGAATATAGAAAATGCTTCTCAAAATGATGAACCTTCTATAAATAACACATTTATTCCTAATGGTATGTTAGGAAAGATTATTGATATTTATGACGAAATTATTCCATATACAAATGAACATAAGACAGGCGCTATTATTGATTTTGATGGTGTCAGAGTAAAATATGAAAAATCAGAAATGTCAATGTTGCTGCTTGGATATGCAATTTCTATTCATAAAAGCCAAGGAGGAAGTGCTAAGGTGACGATTACACTTACACCATCTTGTCATGCTTATATGATGAATTCTAATTTATTATATGTGGCATTAACACGTACAAAAGAAAAATGCTTTCATATTGGAGATAAAGACACTGTAAACAGATCCATTAAAAAGAAAGAGAATTTTAAGAGGAACACTTTTTTATTAGATATATTAAAGAAGTTAAAAATTAAATTAAACAAAAAGGAGAGCAAATGAAGTCAGAATTATTTAAAAACGAATTAAAAACAATTACTTCAGATGATATTCGTGATTTTGCAAAAGTTGTTTTGGACGATGCCCCAGACTATTTTTTCAAAGTTGCGGCAAGTTCTACAGGTAAATATCACCCGGCATACGCGCTGGGTGATGGCGGTTTAATGCGTCATACAAAAGCAGTATTAAGGATTTACAATTATATCATCGGATTAGAACAGTACCAGAATCAGTTTGATGAGAGATGGATAGATCTTGGACGTGTTGCTTGTTTGGCACATGATATTCAAAAGTCTGGTACTGCAGAAATATATGAAGAAAAGGCAAAGGATGGAAAAAAGGTGTTTACTGTATTTAATCATCCGTTGTTGGCAGCAGAATATATTCGTAATTATAAAGGATTATATCTCGAAGATGATGAACTTGAGATTATTGCTGATGCTGTTTCGTCTCATATGGGACAATGGAACACAAGTGATAGAGAAAGTATTGTCTTACCAAAGCCAAAATCACAGTTAGATAAAATTGTACATGTAGCAGATTATTTGGCTTCCAGAAAAGACATTGATATTTCTTTTAAAGATGATACTGATGCATATGATTTACCGGATATCGAGACATACAAATGTCCGTATAAGAAACATAAGGACGAGTTACTGGTAGACGTTGCAAAGACAGATCCTGAATATCTGGAATGGTTATCTGAGAATGTCAATATGAGAGAACCTATGAAAACATTCGTAAATGAACTTTTAAAAAACAAAACAAATTAAATTAACTTTTGCTATTGACATCAGAAACCTATAGTGCTATTATAATGGCACAGGGAAAACAAATTAAATTAACTCAAGGAGATATGTAGACATGAAAGTAACCCTTACAGAAATGCACTCAATAAGAGATGCAATCAGAACAATGTACATGAGCAAAAGAACATGGAATGTAGAGATAGAGCAGCAGCTTAAAGAAATGGTAGATCATTGCACAGATCGTTATGGGAGGCCATTAGATCTGCCAGAGGATGATGAATTAAAAATTAAATTCGACAAAGAAGTAGCAAAACTTCTTAAATGGGGACAAAAGCATATCACAATGCTACGATTTGAAGATATTTCCGTTGTTGTAGAAGGTCTTCATAGAGGGGCAACTGATGATCTGGATTCCCACGCAAAGAGAATGGATAACAGGATTATTCGTAGCAGTACAAGGCTTGCAGATTACCATGAGGGAGAAGTTTCTGAATGGTACGAAGATAAAATTATCACATGGGATGAAGTATTAAAATATCTTGGTACGAAAATTCCTGGTGAGATTAGTTATTATGGTGATACTTATGTAAGGTCAAATAATGGTTTCATTAAAAAAGGATTAGAAAATAATAAAGATGTAAAACGTGGTTTATATCCACTGGCAATTCCCATGAATTTTACTTTCAAAATAAATATTACTGAATTAGCGCATATTTATGTTGAGAGAGGATCAAAAGATGGTGGCGCTCATGGAACAGCTGCACCGGAGCTTCAGATCATGATTGAAGATTTAATTAATCAGATTGAGTCTTGGTATCCGGGAATTAATAGAGAATTACTTTTAAAGATTGCGAGTAATAATGTATGAATGTATATTTTGCAAACGGAACTAATATTGTAGTTGGATGCGATAATGAAAAAGATAGTTATTATTTTTGCCAGAAAGATGGTAATGAGTGCTGCAAGAAAGATACTTGCAAAAGATTTCTTGATTCAGATGGCAATGTAAGCACAAGACTTTTTAAGATTATGTGTAATGATGAAAATCATCACATCTTATATATACCGGAAAGGAATGAAACAAATAATGCATAAAAAGTTAGTATTTTTATTTATTGGAAGAACCGCTTCTGGTAAATCATCGCTTGCAAGATATATATGCGAGACATTAGGACTTCGACAGGTAAAAAGCATTACAACAAGACTGCCGCGCAAAGATGAAATAACAGGATATGAAGATCATTACTTTGTATCTGAGAGTGAATTCGATGAAATTAAATTTAAAGAAGGCTTTGTAGCGTATACTGAAATTAACGGAATTAAATATGGCACTACATATAATGAAATTGTGAACTCAGATATTTATGTAATTGATCCGAACGGAGCAAAGTATTTGAAAGAACATTGCAAAGATGAATTTAAATTTATCGAGATTTATTTTTCTTCACCATTTGAATTAGCAAAAGACAGGTTCCTTAAAAGAGATGGATCAGAAGAAGAATTTTACTCCAGATATAACAGTGAAGATGAACAATTCACTAAATATGAAGAAGCTGAAGGGTATGACCACTTATTTGTGAATGATATGAGCTTTTCGAAAGCTTCAGAAGCATTACGTGACTTACTTAAGAGTGAAATGGAAAAGGAGAAATCGTTATGAATGTAGTTAAAAAGGATTTAACAGTTGAACCTTTTGACGATCAGAAAATTGTTGATGCCGTAAATAAGTCAGCATCACGAGTAATGGTCGAGTTAACAAATGATGATTATAAAAGAATCATAGATCTTGTTTGGGACGAGCTTATTGCTGATGATATAGATGAAAATACCACATGTACAGTAGAAGAATTACATAATGCAGTAGAATCCGCATTGGATGAATTTAATCCAAAGATTGCAAAGTCTTATAAAGATTATCGTAATTATAAGAAAGAATTTGTTCATATGATGGATGACGTTTTCACCAAGAGTCAGGCAATCCGTTATATTGGTGATAAGAGTAATGCCAATACAGATAGTGCGCTTGTAGCTACAAAGCGAAGCCTGATCTTTAATGAATTGAACAAAAACTTGTATAGAAAATTCTTCATGACAAGAGATGAATTACAGGCATGTAAGGACGGATATATTTATATTCATGATCAGTCTGCCAGACTTGATACTATTAACTGTTGCTTATTTAGAGTTGGAGAAGTTATGAAAGGCGGCTTCGAAATGGGAAATGTCTGGTATAACGAACCAAATTCTCTTGATACTGCGTTTGATGTTATGGGTGATATTATCCTGAGCACTGCTGCACAGCAGTATGGCGGATTCACAGTGCCGGAAGTAGACAAGATTTTGGAACCATATGCAGAAAAAAGTTATCAGAAATATTATAAAGAATTTTTTGAAGTTTTTGATTCCGATATTGATGGTGTTTATGTTGATGCTTTTTCAACATCAGAACATTTGATTGAAGAAAAAGCTTGTGAATATGCAACAAATAAAGTAAAACGTGATTTTGAACAGGGCTGGCAGGGAATTGAATATAAGTTAAATACTGTAGGATCATCAAGAGGTGATTATCCATTTGTAACAATGACGTTCGGTCTCTCAACCACAAAATTTGGTAAAATGGCTTCTATCACATTCTTAAATGTTCATAAAGAAGGCCAAGGTAAGGCCGGTAATAAAAAACCTGTGTTATTCCCCAAATTGGTATTTTTATATGATGAGAATTTACATGGACCAGGAAAGGTTAATGAAGATGTATTTAATGCAGGTATTGAATGTAGTATGAAAACAATGTATCCAGACTGGTTATCTCTAACAGGTGAAGGATATGTACCAAGTATGTACAAAAAATATGGTACGGTTGTTAGTCCAATGGGGTGTCGTGCATTCTTAAGCCCTTGGTATGAAAAAGGTGGAATAGAACCGGAGGATGAGAACGATAAAGCAATTTTTGAAGGACGTTTCAATCTTGGTGTTGTAAGCCTTCATCTTCCAATGATTTTGGCAAAAGCGCAGCGTGAAAGTAGAGATTTCTATGAAGTATTGGATTATTATCTTGAGATGATACGTAGCATTCATAAGAGAACATATGACTATATTGGTGAAATGAAAGCTAGTACGAATCCATTGGCATACTGTGAAGGTGGTTTCCTTAATGGTTATTTAAAACCAGATGAAAAAATACGTTCAATTCTTAAACCTATGACTTTATCATTTGGAATTACTGCTTTGAATGAATTGCAGGAACTTTATAATAAGAAGTCATTAGTTGAGGATGGTAAGTTTGCTGTAGATGTAATGAAATACATTAATAAAAAGATTACTCAATTTAAACATGAGGATGGATTATTATATGCGATTTATGGAACTCCAGCCGAGAGCCTTTGCGGGCTTCAGGTAGAACAATTCCGTAAAATGTATGGAATTGTGCCGGGAGTTTCAGACAGAGAATATGTGAGCAACAGTTTCCACTGTGGAGTGTGGGAAGATATTACACCGATTCAGAAGCAGGATTTAGAAAATAGATTCTGGGATCTGTTTAATGGAGGCAAAATTCAATATGTTCGGTATCCAATCAATTATAATCGTGAGGCCGTAGTTACATTAGTTAGAAGAGCCATGTCTTTGGGATATTATGAGGGAGTAAATCTTTCACTTGCCTATTGTGATGACTGTGGGCATGAGGAACTTGAAATGGATGTGTGTCCGGTCTGCGGTTCCAAGAATCTGACAAAGATTGACCGTATGAATGGATATTTGTCTTATAGTAGAGTCCATGGAGATACACGATTAAATAAAGCGAAGATGGTTGAAATCGCAGAGAGGAAATCAATGTAATGAATTATCACGATATTAAACATGATGACATGAACAATGGGCCAGGATTAAGAGTCACACTTTTTGTTTCCGGTTGTGATCATTATTGCAATGGCTGTCAAAACCCGGAAACATGGGACACCAAATCTGGAATTCCATTTGATAATACAGCAATAGAAGAGATTTTTAAACAGCTTGATAATGATTATATTTCTGGAATTACTTTTTCTGGAGGAGATCCGTTAAATGAAAATAACAGAGTTGAAGTTTGTAGTTTGATAAGTAAAATTAAATCAAGATATGGTAATTCTAAATCTATTTGGATTTATACTGGATACACTTGGAATGAAATTATAGAAGAAGCATTTCCTATTTTAACAGATATTTTGTTAAATACAAATGTAATTGTAGACGGTATGTTTCAGAAAGATTTGGCAGATGTAAATTATCATTGGGCTGGATCAACTAATCAAAGAGTAATTGATGTGCAGAGATCACTCGAAGAGAAAAAGATCGTTCTGTATAAAGATGGCATTAATAATGATTGATAAGCTATTAAAGCTTTGATATAAAAATTTAATTAAACAAAATACGGAGAAAAAGGAGAACTAAAAACATGGCAGAAATTACAATGAAATCAACAAAGGCAGAAATTATGGAAGCGTATAAGGCAGCAGTGGAGAAACTTGATACAAGAGACCGAATGATTGATGATCCTGCAAAAGAAGCAGCGAAAGCTAAAAAGGTAGAAGTTATCGAATCTGCAGATAAAACAGCTAAAGAAGATATTTTTAATCCAGAGATTATTAAGAAATACAATGATCTTACAGAAGCTATTGAAATTAAACAGCTTGAGTTAGATGAATTATATGGTATTGAGACAAAAGCAAATGCTATGGCAGCTATGATCAATGCTTATAAAGAGAAAAATGAAGAGTTAAAAGAGGCTCAGGCAGCGAAAGAAGCAGAGATTGAAGCTGAATTGGGTGAGAAAAAAGATACACTGAAAGCTGAAATTGAGACACTGAAGCAGCAGAAACAGGAAATTATTGATTCTGTCAATGCAGAAGCTAAAGCAAGAGAAAATGAAATTAAATTAACTCGTAGTCGTGAGGAAGATGAATATGCTTATAATCTGAAACGTAGTCGTAAAGCTGAAAATGATAAATGGGAAGATGAGAAAGCTGCTAGAGAAAAGATTTTGGAACTTAGAGAAACAGCAGCTCTTGAGAAAGAAACAGAACTGAATGCAAAAGCTGATCATGTAAAGGAATTAGAAGCAAAAGTCGAAGAGATTCCGACACTGATTGCAGCAGCAACAGAGGAAGGTATTAAAAAAGGTAAAGCCGATGCTGATAAATCAAATGCTTTTGAAGTTAGAGCACTTAAGAAAGATGCTGAATATCAGAAACAGCTTCTGGAAGATAAAAATGAAAGACTTGCAGAGGATCTGGCTAATGCGAGAGCAGAAAAAGTGGAATTACAGCAGAAACTTGACGATGCATATGCTCAGATGAGAGAACTTGCTGCTAAGACTGTAGAATCTACCGGTGGAGTTAAAATTCTGAACGGTCAGACTCAGCAGAATAATAAATGATAATTTAATTATACGGTATGCGTGAGAAAACGCATACCGTAGTAAGGAGAATTATATGAATCCGGTATTTATATTTTTAGTATTAGTTGGAGCTGTAATTTTATGGTTTCTATTATCTGCATTGTTTTATCCATTTGGTAGATTCTTACATAGGATCTGGAAAGATGCAGCAGATGAAATAAATAGAGAAGATCAAAACAAGGAGAAGAAAGATTAATGAAAAAAGGATTTTTAGGTAGTATTGGATTAGCAGTAATTATTGTAGCAGGATTAATTTGTGTAGCAAAGTGTACGGTAAGAGTGCCTGCTGGTTATGTAGCTGTAGAATACAAGATGAACGGTGGAATTTCAAAAGATACTCTTCCACAGGGATGGCATTTGATTTCACCTACAGTAAAAACATCTTTGTATTCTATCGGAATTGAACAGTCATATCTTACATCAGAAGATAAAGGTGACTCTCCAAAGGATGAGAGCTTTAAAACACCTACTGCTGATGGAAAACAGCTTCTTGTTGATTTGGAATTCTCTTATAAGTTCGATCAGGATCAAGTTGCTGATGTATTTACAAGATTTAAAGGTCAGTCCGGAGAAAGTGTAAAAAATACTTTCATTAAACCAAAGATGAAAGCGTGGACACAGGAAGTAACTGCTAAGTATCCGGTAACAGATGTATTTGGTGATAAACGCCAGGAACTGAATGAAGCACTTGACAAATACTTGAAAAAGAAATTTGAGCCATATGGAATTATCATTGATACTGTAAACTTTACTTCAATTTCTACAGATGATGAAACTCAGGCAGCTATTCAGAAGAAAGTCAATGCACAGCAGGAGCTTGAACTTGCAAATATTGAAGCCAAGACTGCAAAAGTACAGGCAGATAAAGATAAAGAAGTTGCTCTTATTGCAGCTGAACAGGATAAAGAGAAAGCTGCTATTGAAGCTGAACAGGCAAAAATCACTGCGGAAGGTAAGGCGGAAGCTACAAAAATTAAAGCGGATGCTGAAGCAGAAGCAAATAAAAAGATCGCTGAGTCACTTACTCCAGAACTTATTGAGAAACAGAAGATTGATAAGTGGAATGGTGATGTGCCGAAGGTACAAGGTGGAAATGCTGCAACAATTGTCGATGCAGGTGATTTAACATCAGGAACGGCAACTGTAAAAGGAGAATGATATGACGGGAATATTACTTATTATTATGTCATTATTGGCATTAGCTTTAAGTTGGATCGTAACATGTGGAATTATAAAATTAATCACATTATGTTTCGGGGTCGCTTTCAGCTGGTTGATTGCTACAGGAATTTGGCTTGTATTCTTATTACTTAAATCAGTATTTGGGAAATAAACTATGATTAGATGGAAAATAGAAAAATTTATTGTTGGCGATTATGTAAAATTAACCAACCTCCCTCAAGGTTACGAACGCCTTGAGGGAACTGTGGGAATCATCACGGACATTAATTGCGAATTATATACAGTATGTAATTCTGATTCTATGATTTTTGAAGTAGAAAAACAATATTTGACGCATTTATATAAATTAGAAGAGGAGAATGGACAAATGGCAAAATTAACAGGATATTATGCAGTAGCAGTAATTGAAGAAGTAACTTGTTGTTGTAAGAAAGACTATTATTATGCAGTTTTTGATGATGGTAATACATACAAAGCCGGGGACCAGGTTTTAGTAAGTGGTTGTAATAAAGATGTTCTGACTATTAAAGAAATTTTAACAGTACCGGAAGCAGAAGAAAAATGTAATAAAAATATTACTGCAGAAATTATTTGCAGAGTTGATACATCTGCATATGACCAGCGTGTTGAAAACAGAAAGAAAGCCGAGAAGCTTAAAAAGGATATGGATGCAGTGATTAAACAGATGGATGTAACAAAGAAATATGAAATGTATGCGGCCGAAAACCCAGAACTGGCGGCCTTGCTTGATCAGTATAAGGAGTTAACGAAATAATGATTAAAACGATATTAAAAAATATTGTATGTTTCATTATCAGTGGGATATGTATGAGCATTGTTCTGAATAATGTTGTTCCGGGTGGTTATTGGCCTTCTGCAATATCATTATTTATTTTAAGTGTTAACTACTTCATTTGGGGATCACGGACATGATTTGGGTAACCGGAGATACGCATGGGGATTGGATCCATAGAGTTAATATGGATTCTTTTCCCGAACAGCGTGAGATGTCGAAGGACGATTATGTGATAATTCTTGGAGATTTTGGGATATGGAGAGATTCACCGCAGCAAAGGTGGTACCTGAATTGGCTTGAAGAGAAACATTTCACAACACTCTTTATTGATGGTAATCATGAAAACTACGACATATTAGATTCTTATCCAGTAGAAGAATGGCATGGTGGTAAGGTGCATTTTATTAAACCATCGATAATTCATCTTATGAGAGGACAGGTGTTTGAGATAGACGATTTAAAATTCTTTACTTTTGGTGGAGCTGCCAGTCATGACATTTCAGATGGAGTATTAGAAATTGATGATCCAAGAGTAAAGGAATGGAGAGATGATCCGGATAAAATGTACCGAATCAATCATATTTCATGGTGGGAGCGAGAAATGCCAAATCAAGAAGAGATGGATGATGGAATAAAGAATCTGGCAGAACATAATAATAAGGTAGATTTTATCCTGACACATTGTACAGCTTCTTCTACAGCAGCATTATTATCACATGGATTATATAAGCCGGATAAGTTAACTAATTATCTGGAAGAAATAAGGTGCAATGTTGATTATAAACGTTGGTTGTGTGGACATTACCACGACAATAAAGCAATAACGACAAAAGATATAGTTCTATACGAACAGATTGTGAGGGTTGCATGATGGCAGATATGCCAGAACTTATGTCAGATAATATATATAAAGATAAAGTATCAAAAACAGAACAGTTATTGTTAGAGGCTGGGTACGAGGGGACGATATTTTTTACAAATCCATCTTATGAAGATGCATTTCTTGGTATTTCTTCTGATGATAGAGCAATATATGATTACGAAAAAATGGTTGAATCTTTAGTTAACCATGAGGATATGACAGAAGATGAGGCTAGAGAATTTATAGATTACAATGCGACGTTCTATATTGAAGGTGGACCAATTATTTTGTATAGACTGGAGGAATAGTAATGCCGGAACGTAACAGAGGATATTTGAGAGAACAAAGGTTAAAAAGTATTAAAAAGAGACGTAGATTAATCAAGGGCCAAAAATATTCCGGAAGATATCTTGGAGAATGGATTGATGAACCTGAATTTAAATCTGGTATATTAGCAAAAGGTCACAATGGTTGGCTTGGTCGAGGTGGCACTGCAGTAAAAACTAATACTCGTAAAGGACATGCTTCATATCGACATAAAGGTGCTTATGGTCCAGCAGATAACTATTCAAAACATGATAAGCAGCAAGTTGAAGATGGAGCACAACAAATTAAAGAATGGGAGAATAAAAATGAAAAAAGAGAAGAAGAAAGTTCTGATTGTAATTGATGTGCAGAATGATTTTGTGACAGGAGTTCTTGGAACACCGGAAGCTCAGGCTATTGTGCCGAATGTAAAAGAGAAATTTGATAAGTATAAAAATAATAACGATTATGTGATTTTTACAAAAGACACTCATGATTCAAATTACTTAGATACTGCTGAAGGTAAAAAGCTTCCGGAACATTGTATACATGGAACTCATGGTTGGGAAATTGTTGATGAGATTAATTATAAAGGTTTCAAAAATTTCAATAACTTTATGGTATGTTGTAAATCTACTTTTGGATTTGATGACTGGGATTGGGAAGAAACATTTGATATCGCAGATGATTCTTCTTTATTAGATATTGAAATTATTGGCATATGCACAGATATCTGTGTTATTACGAACGCTCTTTTGATTAAAACTTATTATCCAGAGGCAAAAATCACAGTGGATGCATCATGCTGCGCAGGATCAACACCGGAAAAGCATAAAGCGGCTCTTGATGTGATGGAAAGCTGCCAGATTAATGTAATCAATAGAAATTAAATTAACCAATGGAGGAAATTAAAATGATGAATAATTTTATGAATGGAATGTTTGGAAAAATTGGTAGTGGAATGTGCAAGTTATCCATGAGCGGTAATATTGCGGTAAAAACTTCTAATGGATATAAGAGTTACAATGTTAAATCCGGCAAGCTCACAAACTGTGGCAATTTCGTGTTTCCTGGAGTAGATGAAAATTTCTTTTTCGTTATTCCAACAAATAAGGTGGTTAAAGGAGATATTATCCTTGTAAATGGAAAACCTAAGTGCGTCATTGAAGCAGATAAAACAAAGATCACTGTAATCAATTATGAAGATTCTACAGTTGAAACAATTCTGCCGGAGCGCCATGTATTTATGGGCAATACTTATTTCTATGGGAAAATTGTATCTATGTTCGGAAGTAATCTTGGAAAAGATAAGAATAGTGCAAACAAAATCTTTAAATACATGATGATGTCTCAGATGATGAATGGAGCGGCCGGTACCGGAACTGGAACAGACAGTAATCCAATGAGTGCTATGATGCCATTTATGATGATGAATGGTGGTATGGGTGATGTATTTGACGGTATGTTTGATTTTGGCATGGATAATACAGACACAGAAGATAGTGAAGATGATGTAGAGGAGGATGAATAATTATGGGAAGCGGAAGTTGGACAACGACAAGTTTTGTAAATTATGCAACATCAAGAGGATACGAGACTGATACTAGAGGAACTATCACTTCTAACTATTCTAACCAGGAAATGTTTAAAGCAAAAAATATTGATGCATCACTCGATCCTAAAGGTGTTATTAGAGAATGTTGTGATAGTAAAGAACATCCAAATACATTTCCAGTTATTTTAGCTTTAGATGTTACCGGATCTATGGGGCAGGCAGCTGTTGAAATATCTAAAAGACTTAATAATATTATGACGAAATTATATGAACAAGTTGAAGATATTGAATTCATGGTAATGGGTATTGGAGATTTGTCATATGATAGCTGCCCAATACAGGCATCTCAGTTTGAATCCGATATTCGAATCGCAGAACAGCTTGAAAAAGTTTATTTTGAGTTTGGTGGTGGTGGTAATTCTTATGAATCTTATACTGCTGCATGGTATTTTGGTACCAGACATACCAAGCTTGATTGTTGGAACAGAGGTAAAAAAGGAATAATTATCACAATTGGTGACGAGAGACTCAATCCTTATCTTCCAATAAAAGACAATTATTATGGTCATGGATTGTCAAATGTTACAGGAGATTTGCTTCAAGCTGACGTAGAAACAAAAGATTTGTATCCAGAAGTGGCAGAAAAATTTGATGTCTATCACATCAATGTAAATCATCGTAGAGGGTATGACCAAGATGGAATTAAAAAGTCATTTTTAAAATATCTTGATGATAAACATTTCTGTACAATTAATGAGCTTGATGATATTGCAGATATAATTGTAAAAATTATTACTTCTGCAAATGAAAGTAACAATATCTCAGAAGCAGCACCATTAGTCCAGACAAAAACAGACGAATCAGGAGATATTGTTTGGTAAGGAGAATAACTTATGAAAGATATAAAAATTGTCATCGGGGCAAACTTTGGTGACGAGGGTAAGGGCAAATTAACAGATTATTATACTAAAAATGCAGATGACTGTATCGTTGTGTGTTCAAATGGCGGCGCTCAAAGAGGACACACAGTATTAAAATCAGATGGAACCCGACATGTCTTTCACCATTTCGGATCTGGAACGTTAAATGGAGCAGATACTTATTTACCGGAGGATTTTATTTTAAATCCTCTGGTATTTAGGGAAGAATGGGAAGAGTTGAAGAAATTAGGATGGGAACCTTATGTGTACGTTCATGAAAAATGTATGATTACGAATCCTCTTGATATGATGGCAAATCAAATTATTGAACGAAGTCGCGGTAATAATAAACACGGAAGTTGCGGAATGGGTATTTATAATACAATTCAACGTTGGGAAAAACATATTAATTCATATTTATTATCATGGTCATACTATATGGATATGTTCAAGCGCATGGGAATTACGTTATCTGAGCAGGAAGAAGAATTATTTAATCCTTTCAAAAATCCTGGGCTTCAAGACCATTACAATGAAGATTTTGATTTTATGATGTCGCACATACATGTCGTAAATGATGATCAATTACTTAATGGATACGATATCATAGTATTTGAAAATGGGCAGGGGCTTCTTTTAGATCAAAATAATACTGAATATTACCCACATCTTACTCCATCCAACACTGGTATTAAAAATCCTGCAAGAATTATAAAGTCTGTAAATTGGACTGATGAGATTAATATAGAAGCTTGTTATGTGACACGTACATATATGACTAGACATGGAGCCGGCGCATTCCCAACTGAGTGTAATAAGGAAGAAATTAATCCTGACATAAAAGATTTAACTAATGTTCCAAATCCGCATCAGGATACTTTAAGATATGGGAAGTTAAATATAGAAGAGTTACATAAAAGATGTCAAGCAGACATAAAGACCTCGGGGATTCCATGTCGGAAGACATTAGCAATGACTCATAGGAATGAATATTGCGAGTCTGATATATCTCTTTATGAAATACATAAAATATTCAAAGATAACTGGAAATTAAAATTGTTTGAACGTGAGGAGAATTAAATTGATTGAAGCTAAAAAATATATTATGGATTTGTCTCAACGTAAGCAATGCATGGATTTAGCATTATATAGTGATTTTGGAAAGGATTATCCTTATCAAATAACATTAGATGATTTAGCATTTGTAATGAATGAAATAATATACATTTTGCAACAATTAAATCTTACAGAAGAAGATCTTTTACAGTTAGAGAAAGAGTATAACAAAAGATATGATAGTAAAACTATTCATAAGCAAACTAACGAAATTACTTGGTAGAGAGGAGAACTAAATGATTAAATTAAACGGTGTAGAAATCAAACTTGACAAATATCCGGATGGAACATTCTTATTTAAGGATATTCCTCCTATTGGCGGATGGCACAGAGATAATATTGAATGGTTCTTTGAATCAATGGAAGAATTAACAGCAGTTGAATATATTACTAGATATTGTTGGGACCATAGAGTAGTACCTAATTTATATATGCCTTATATCCCAGATGCACGTATGGATCGAGTCAAGCATGAGAACGAATTATTTACTTTAAAATATTTTGCTCAGACTATTAATTCATTACATTTTGGAAGAGTAGAAGTTTTAGATCCGCATTCTGATGTATCTGCTGCATTATTTAATAAAGTACATATAGAATCCTCGAATCGAATGATTGAGGATACTGTTAAGAAGATTGCGAGTAATAATCTTATGATGTTTTATCCGGATGCGGGATCCATGAAAAGATATTCTTCAGCAGTACATCTTCCATATGCTTTCGGTATTAAGAATAGAGATTGGGAAACAGGAGAGATTAAAGGTTTAGATTTATCAGGTGAAATCAATCAACTGCCAGGTAAAGATATCCTTATTGTAGATGATATTTGTAGTAAAGGCGGAACTTTTTATTATAGTGCTAAAAAGCTGAAAGAGGCCGGTGTAGGTAAGATTTATCTTTATGTAACTCATTGTGAAAACACTATTTATGAAGGAGAGCTTCTGAAAAACAATGGACTGATTGAGAAGATTTATACGACAGATACGATCTTGACAAATCTGGAAAGTCCTAAGATTGAATTGATTGAGAGGTTTAGATAATGAATATTGGATATAAAATATTTATCTTATTTACAATGATTTTCTGCCACATTGTAGATGATTATTATTTACAAGGATGGTTGGCATCTGCAAAACAAAAATCATGGTGGGAAAAGAATTCACCAGGAAAAATATATAAATATGATTATTTAGCAGCGTTGTTTATGCATAGCTTTAGTTGGTCATTTATGATTATGTTACCACCAACAATTGCGCTTATGATTATTGGCGGTAAATGGAATCCTTTATTATTGGTTATGAATTTATTGATACATATGTTAGTAGATGATATGAAAGCCAATAAAAAGAAAATTAATTTAATTCAAGATCAGATAACTCATATGTTTCAGATTGCTTTTACTTGGGGCTGTTTGATAGGAAAGTTATAAGGGAGATAAAAATATGAAACCGATTATTAGTCCTTGGTTGATTTATTTTGCTAGTAGAGCAGATTCTTTGAAGATTCTTGTTGGATGTATTTTAGTATGCTGCATAATTGCGATATTTATAGCATTCATTGAGGGTGACATAGACTATGGATCTGTATTAACTCATAAAAGTTTTATGAAGAAATGTGCGATAGTATCTGTCATCAGCGCAGTTGCTTTGGCTATTACTCCAAGTACAGAAACAATATATACAATGGCGGTAGTAAATGAAATCACACCTGACAATATTCAAGTGGTTGGTAAAACGGGTAAGGATGTAGTGGATTACATTACAGATCAAATTAATAAAATTGTGAACGACAAAGAGGAGGATAAGAAATAATGAATACAATGGCAATTTTACTGTCAGACACGTACAAACAAATTCATAATAAAATCTATCCGAAAGGACTTACAAAACTTGTTTCCTACTGGACCCCACGAAGATCAATGCTTAAGAATCAGAATAAAATGGTTTTCTTTGGTTTACAGGCATTTATTGAAGAATATCTGATCGATTATTTTAATAAAAACTTTTTTGAATTAACAGCAGCAGAAGTTGAGCATACATATAAATACAGTATGGATATACAGTTAGGAAACAGTTATGACCTAAAGCCTATTATGAAACTTCATAAATTAGGTTATCTTCCAATTCAGATACGTGCTATCCCGGAGGGAACATTAGTACCAATGGGCATCCCATGCATCGAAATTACAAACACACATCCAGATTTTGCTTGGGTAGTACAGTGGATTGAATGTATCCTGCAGGTTGAACTCTGGAAACCATGTGCTCATGCAACAATTGGTCATATGTATAGAGAACTTGCAAACAACTACTATAAAATGACTTGTGATGACCTTTTAAGACCTGAAATGGCATGCTCAGACTTTGGTATGAGAGGAATGTCTTGTATGGAAGAGGCAGTAAGATGTTCATCTGCTTGGTTATTATCATTTGATAAGACAAGTACAATTCCGGCCATTGATTATATAGATACGTATTATGATGCTTGCTGTTGGACTAAAAGAATCGGAATTGGTGCTGTATCAACAGAACATTCAGTTATGGCTTCAAATTATGCAGTAGACGGTGATGAAATCACATTTGTAAAAAGATTACTTACGGAACTATATCCTAATTCATCTTTTAGCATGGTATCTGATACTTATGATTACTGGAACATGATTGATAATATTCTTCCAGCTTGTAAAGAAGAAATTATGCAGCATAATGGAAAGCTTCTGGTTCGTCCAGATTCTGGAGACATGGTAGAGATTGCTGTAAAGACAATTGAAAAGCTTTGGAATACATTCGGCGGAACAGTAAATAGCAAAGGATATAAAGTACTTGACTCTCACATTGGAATTATTTATGGGGACGGATGTACTCTTAACAATGTAAAGCAGGTATGGGAAGAACTTAAAGGAAAAGGATTTGCTGCAAACAATATCGTATTCGGAGTCGGAGCATTTTGCTTCTCATCAGTTGTAGAGCCTGATGGACATATGGTTGTTGTGACCAGAGACATGTTTGGTATCGCTATGAAAGCTACATATGGAATCGTTAACGGTGAACCAATTATGATTTATAAAGATCCCAAAACCGATACGAGTCATTTGAAAAAATCTCATAAAGGGTGTTGTTGTATATATCACGATGACAATGGAGAGTTGCAATGCATGGATGGATTTAATGATGTATTTTGTGACGGAGTATTAAGAACTGTATTTGTAGACGGAAAAGTTTGTAATAAAGAAACATTTGAAGACATTAGAGAAAGATTAAACGGAGGAAACGAAGATGAGTAAAATTACGGATTATTTATTAAAAGATGATGTAATTGTAGTAATGGATGTAGATGGAGTACTTGCTCCGTATGAGTTCTCTGAATTAAGTCATAGTATGACTGATGATGAATGGGATAGACTTGTAGCTTCCGGTGAGAATCCGTATAAAGATGTGCGTCCGATTAAATTAATGCAAGAGTTTATTCAGAAAAAAGGTATTGACAAAGTATATACTTGTTCAAAGAGTCCTTCTAGTGAGATCCCCGGCAAAAGAGCTTTTATCAAAAACAACTATGATTTACCTGATGACAATATCTATTTTGTTGCAAATAAAAATACAAAATTAATAATTCTTGAAGAATTACAAGCAAAGTTGCATTTAAAGCCATCTCAGATTGCAATTGTAGAAGATACAGTAAAAACTTTGGATTATATTCGTGCACATAGTGATTTTGTAACCGTACATGTTTCATCATTTATGGAGTAAAGAGGAGTAAAGAGAATGAATTTACAAAGTATTAGTAGATATATAAGTCTTATATTAAGACATAAGCCTGAAGTTATTGGTATTACTATAGATGAACATGGTTGGGCGAATGTAGAAGAATTGATTCAGGGTATCGCTAAAAACAATCCCGGATTCAACAAAGAAATTTTAGAGGAAATTGTACAGACTGACAATAAGCAGCGATATTCTTTCAATGATGACAAGACATTGATCAGAGCGAATCAGGGACATTCAATTCCGGTAGATGTAGAACTGGAAGAGAAAGAGCCACCTAAAATTCTTTATCATGGAACCGGCGAGAAATATATAGTGTCTATTAATCAAAATGGATTGATTCCTAAAAGTCGTTTATATGTTCATTTGTCAAAAGATGTTGAAACCGCCAAAGCTGTCGGCAAAAGACATGGTAAAGAAGTTGTTTATTCTATCAATAGTGAACAAATGTACAAAGATGGATACAAATTTTACTTATCTAAAAATGGAGTTTGGCTGACTAAAAGGGTTCCAAAGAAATATCTAATGAAGGAGGTATAAAAAATGAGTAGTACATATTTTACGGATTCAGTTTCAGATCTTTGTCAGGGGATTGTTGATAAAGTAGACACTTATGAAAAACGAATTAAATACTTAGAAGAAGAAAACAAGAAACTCAAAGATGAGCATTATAAAGATTCTGAAATGCAGAGAATGAAAACAGAGTTGGAAAAAGCAAAAGAGGATCTGTATAGAGGATTTCCAATTTCAGAAAAAGAACAAGAGAAAATCAGAGAGTGGGAATTAAAACATGATGCTGAGAAACATGGTTTGAAAACTATGGAACAGAGATTGAGAGCTGGGGGATGTTGTGGCGGAAGATATACATATAAATTTATTCCGACAAGTATTGGTACAGTAGGTGAAATAGTATGCTCTTGTGGCGAGAAATTTACATTCCAGGATTTTTTATAGGAGAAATCAAATGATTAAAATTATTGAAGGTAATATCGTTAATGCAAAGACAGATTTTATAATTCATCAGGTTAACTGCCAAGGAGAAATGAACACTGGAGTTGCTAAAGCATTAAGAGATTATGATGAAGGTATTTATAAACACTATAGAAAGTTTTGTGAATTCTGTAAGTTCGAGCCGGAAGAACTACTCGGAACGTGTGATGCATATTTATTGAAAGATAGAGGTCAAATTGTATTGTCTTTATTCGCACAAAATAAATATGGATATGATGGTAAACAGTATACAGATCTTGAAGCTTTTAGAGATGGTTTAAGATATATCTCGCAACATTTTGGAGTATGGCGTGAAAAAAATGGATTAGAAGGAAAAGATCTTTGTAGAACCTCAGTAGCACTTCCGTATAAGATTGGTTGTGGAAGAGGAGGAGCTGATTGGGAAGTGATTTATAAAATCATTGAAGATGAGCTTAAAGATTATGATGTAGAATTATGGAGATTTGATGAATGAACAGAAAAGATAATACATTAGAAGGAATAGGTGCATTTACAGTAATCATCCTTGCGATTTTCACTCTTGTTATTAGTCCGGCATTATCATTTATGTTTGCTTACATAGGTGGATGTATACTGAAATTTTTTGTAGGGGACGCATTGGTTAATGGACTAAATATCATATTTAATACAACTAGATTTACGAAACCAATGATCCCTGTTATTTGTGCAACAATTGCAACAATTGGTAAATATTTTAAAACAACAGTTGATATGTCAAGACATAAAGGACAGTAGGAGTTTTATATGAGAGAATATCATATTTATATGCAGCGTACAAAGTGTGTAGAAGGTCATTTTAAATGGATCATATATAAATGGCTCCCATGGGAATATGTAGGATATGTAGAAGGGACTAAAGAGCTGTATACATACTTTAAGTCAAAGTTCCCATACAGTATGAGAAGTATTAATTTTTATCATTCATTTAATTATTTTGATGATGAATATTTAAAAAT